TGTGAGATAAGAACTGTCATGGAAGACAGGGGATGGTGCTACGAATGCTCTTTTTGGCAAAACTTGTACGACAAACACAAAGACGATCCGGGATGGGTTAGGATAGACGGTGTAAGCTGGGTGCTTAAGCCTATGGCGGAAAACGTACCGAGCGGATGGAACAGCCTTGGATGTGGTGGAAGAAAAATGTATATCAATATCGAAGGGAAAGGCATTGTTACATCAAATAACTGCTGGTGTCAAGGTGATGTTTCGGACGCATTCAAGGATCTGATGCCTGATAATGCTACTTGGGCTACGAAGGAGGAATTTGACAAAGCTCCTGTAGTAGGATATATTGTAGAAGGTATTGGTTTAGTTTTCACAGATAGGGAAGGTCATGAAGTTAATGCTTAGAGACTTAGGTAATTATATACCTTTTTCATAACAAAAGAAACCGGTTCTCTATCATCTCTGACTGAGAACCGGTAAGAAAACAATTTCAGAAAAAATTAAACCTACATAATCTTTCAAGTAAGAACAAAAAACGTACAATCTACTCTTTGACGATGCTAATATAGCATATTGAAATCATACAAAAACAATACAAGTCTGATATTCTTCGTCTATTTGTAACTAACATCATCGTCTCCTTCCGAATCAGGAGTGGCGCCGATGAAGAACATCATTGACTTGTTGTTCGTCTGCTGCCACCAATTATAGGCGCGCGCTACGTCTTCCGGCGTCTTGATATTATACCATTGTTTGATAAACGTCTGTTTGGCGAGTTGTCTAAATAACTTAGACTCACCTTTGTATGTGCCAGATGTTACTTTATCAAGTGAATAATTCCTAAGATCGGTAAGATCCTTCAGCTTCCGTCCCATAACAAACGGGTCGTTAATGATATCTACAACGTTAAGCTCCATAATAAACGGCATCTGTGAAGCTATTTCGTTTATGGTTCTAAATCCGACATAGGATCCGAATTGAGTAAGCCAACTTTCTTCGTTTTCATCATCATCACGCCATCCGGCAAGAAGCATGGATACGGCTTGCATGATAAGGAACGTGCCGGCATAGACACTGAGGCGTTTGAGATTAGTTTTCTCTACCTCATTCATATTGTCTTTATTTTCGTTCCAGGCATCTATGATGTTTTTCATACCAGACTCGGAAGCCAGGCTAAATGTTTTGGCTATCATATTCTTTAACGTAATTGACAACCCTTCCTCTTCTTGCATTGTCTGGAAATTGAAGCCACGTCTTTTCCACAGACGTTGAGCCGCCAGCACCAGCCATCCTCGGTGGGCGGTCATGAACCTGGCTATCCAGTTGCGCGATGCGGCAGTTCGGTTTTCTTCATTCAAAGATCCGTTACATATCTGCGACAAGCTACGAACTTGATTTCTGGTTATAGCCATCTGGGTTTCAACTTCCTCAACAGTAACACCCGATCCTGGCTTTACAACCACCTTCCCATCCACGACGTCTACCATACTCCATAAAGTACGATCTTTTAATGCATTCCATTCTCTTTTTATGGTACTCTGTTCTTTATTACGTTCTTTTTCCATCTTGAAATCTTGGAACGTGTAGAACCGGCCTTTGTAATAACGAACATTGTCCATAGTAGCAATCATAACCTGCGGATCAAGAGGGTAGTTCAGGATTTCCATAAAAGCATACATAGGTGAACGCATTAAGGTCCTGGCCACTCTATTATATCCGGCACCATACATACGATTTCGGATATTGAATATCCCCATTCTCTCACCTATGACATATAATTTGCTTTTCCTATCTATGTCTCCGGTTTCTGCTATACAAGATGGAGCAAGGCGTGAAAATTCAGCCGATGCGTATTTAAGGGAATCTTTACTTATATACTGTCCTACGGCAGATTCCATGATGAGGTTGATATGACCTGTTAAGGCGCCGGTAGCTGCCACAAACGGGGACAGTGCCAAGTTCATGACCGACATAAATCTTTCAACAGCCATCATAATTCTTGTAAGGTCTACCGTATATCCTCCGATGTTCACCGTAAGTTTTTTGGTGTTCATCCTAATGCCATAATAATGATCGTTGAAGAAGTCCCTGAACATCTGATATGCTTGGGTTGCTTCAGCCTTCTTACCGCCCTCAAATTGTTTATTCAGTAACATCTGCTCCAGTCCTTGAGCGAGCTCTATAGACTTCTGCTTTTCGTTGTATAATGATGATTGCATCATAAGCATCGAATAAGAGTAACCAAAATCATGAGATACGTCATCTTGGTTCTCTAATTCATATATGTAGTATTTAGGTATGGACCGAACCCTATCTTCCGGATCATATACCTCACCCTGGCGTGTTTTACCATACAGGGAGTCATCTACGCGGTCAAGACATAAGTCGGATACGAAGTTCCTGACCGTACTTTTAAGGCTGATACCTAACCCTTCTATACGTTCTATATCTTGTTTGGATATCTGTGGAATAGCATACAGGTTCGGGCTCTGCTCTTTGTATAGATCAAGGGATTGTCTTTTTATTTCCTTGAGTTTTTGAATCATATTCCACTGCTCTACGTTTTTAGTAGCGACCTCATTACCATCAGCATCATATTTGATACCAAAGTCATTGAGATACGATTCATCACGATACAGGCTTTTCTTAGGCATGCGATGACCATACCCATGATCTTTTACATAATCAGGATTACGACCGCTATTTTCGGCTTCAGATTCAGCCACCCATGCCCTTGCAGGGTCGAAAGACAGGTACGATATGTCCATGCCATAATCTTGGGTGGATGTACCGTTTTGTACGTCCTTAACCATCTGCGCCACATCTATCTCACCTCGACCAATTTTGTCGATCATAGCCGCATATCCGGTAGGCGCCATGCGTTTATAGTATGAAAAGACCTGGCTCCTGGCAAATTCATTAACAATAGCATTAGCCTCTTCTATACCTGATTCTCTTGTGTTATTTAAAAACAAGCTGGCCATTTTAGCATTGACGGCATTCCTAAAATCTCTACCGTCTAATTCTTTGCTTATTCCAAGCTTTTCTGACAAGTAGTTGGTTTCAGATACGGTAAACAGATACCGGTTATCAGCAGCTTTGAATAACTTATCCCTTAAGGCTTGAATCCTTTTTGCTTTCTTCGCCGTAGTATGACGTTGTACGAACTTCCATTCCACTTCCTTGGAGTCAGCAAGAGCATTTAAATAAGACTGATTTACTTCGTTTTCAGCCTTACTGCTTTTAGTAAGGTACTTATCAATATCTTCAAGACCCACCATCTTAGCATAATCTATTAAGATAGCGTAATCGGCTTCAATAGCTTCAGATGCGGCCCTAAAAGCATCTCTTTCAGATGAGGTAAATGTCGCTTCATTAATTTCTCCGATATCAGCCACATCGCGATTGTTTCCGATTATTTCCTTTATAATAGCCTTATTTTTTTCTATATCTTTTACAATCGAATCCACGTCAGTTGCATCTCTATCACTTGTCGTAGAACTAATGATGTCTTGTGCCATTTTAAGATACGAAGCCTTGTTATTTGATTCGGTACGCGCCGATTGTTCTGATTCTACGTCATTCCAAAACCGATCATTGAACGACAGGTGCCCCCCCAACATAAGTGTCTTCAGCGCAGCTTCTCCTCCTGACTCGTTCTGAATCGTTCTCAATTTTTGCAAAAACGATTCTGATACGACATTAGTGACATTATTTGATTCCTTTCTCCAAACTTCATTTATAGCTTGTATTTCTTTAGCCATCTTAAGTTGGTCGCCGGTTTTTTCCACTCTCCTGGTTCCTACATATATGTATTCTGAAGCTGCTTCCTTACGTTGTTTACGAAGCAGTCCTTCTTCTTCGTAGTTACTACTCTTATAGTAAGCAACCTCATCAAAATTACCATTGCTATCAATAAAAGGCTGCCTCAATATCCGCTTCTGCCGAGAAAGAGCATTAAGGTATTCTTTGGTTGTTTGAGAAACTGGATACCCTAATTCCTCTTCAGCCTTTTTATATATGGATTCCATTCTTGTGGCATAACTTTCGCTAAATTCCAGTTCCGAATTTTCAGCATCCCATTTTTCCATCTGTTCCGTATAGATTTTTTCTTGTTCGATAGTAAAAATATCGGTATTAACCCTATCGGACGACGGTTTAAATTTAGCGTTCTCAGTAACCGTATTTCCGTCCTTGTCAACTACTTCTCTTTTAAATACGTAATTACGGTTATTGTCAACCACATCACCAATTTCTTCTTCTGATATCTCTATGTTCATGGCGGTCGCAAACGCTCGCATCTGCGCCAGCTTCTTATTACGATCGTATTTAGCCATATCAAGAGCACTACGAAGGTAATTAGAAGTTTTTCCGTCTACTTTCTGAAGCAGTTTTTCAAATTCAGATTTGTTAAAACCATGCTTTTTCGCATATGCCAGGAAATCGGATATGGCGGGCTGGGCATTCACCATCGCATTGTAATTGTCTTTGGCAATCATAGCTCCAAGAGCGTTATTGAACGGACTGGAAGAATGCTCTAATATACCAAACCACCTACTTATCCAAGAAACATCGTGTTGAACCTTGTCGAAAAATTCTTTTACTCTCTTTACCTTATCTGCCGGCACATGAAGTTCGTTCATTAACTTATCAAGCAACGTACTTTCATCAAGGTCTTGTACTGATTTAATATCAGACTGAATACCATTGATGTCGGCAATGACGGTGTTGATCCTATTTGTATAATCCTGCTTTTCACGTTCATCAAATTCGGTACTTCTGTTACGGATATATCCTCGAAGATCGTTCATGATCGGAAGAACCTGATTGTTGATAATATCTACGTTCTTTCGATCATTGGTATTGAAGTGAAGCTTGCCGTCTTTGGTATCACCATGAAGGATGGTGTTCACCACATTGCTTAAGTATCTGACCTGAGCTTCGGCTGTGGAGATCATGCTGTTCATGGCAGCCGCCATCTCATTCTTGTCTATTTCGGTCTCTACCTTATTTATCTTATCTTCTATGGTCTTAAGCTGGGCAAGGGTCATAGACGTAGTTACAGCCCTATCAGAGCTTATCTGACGTAAGTCTCTTAACGTTTTTCTCAATGCCCGGATCTTAGACTCAAGAAACTTGTTCTTCTTCATAGAAGAAAGGGAATATAATGTAAAATCATTATCCTTCAAAAGAGAAGTATCAAATCCTTTATCTATGTCGGTAATAGCAAGATCACGAATATTTTTAATAACGTTATTCAAATCTTGTCTTTGGGTTGATAAAGCTGATTTAAGCCAGCTTACGATTCCAGAGAAAAGCTGCCGGACGCGCCCCAGGAAGGAGGTGGGCTCTACCGGCGCCTGTGCTGTGCCGGCCTGCATCTCCCTGGCGAGGATCTTTCCAAGAATTTCTCTCCTAACAGCATTATCAAGCTCAGCTCCTTCATACGCTTTACCGTATGTATTATAATACTGACCTGCATACTGGTTCCACTCTTCCGTACCTTCTACATCTTGCAGAACAGCCTCAACAGCATTCTGATCTCTGTATGCCTCTACAAGAAAGTGGGCTGTTTCTTCTACTAAATCAGATAAAGTAGCATCTTCACCAACTGCTATTACATTATTGGCAATATCCGCCAATGCCTTAGCAGAAGGTTCGTGCCCGTATTTGGTTTGGTACTTCTCTATATAATCGGTCATACCTATGACACTAACGCCAAGAGTTTTCAGTATCTCGACAATAGAATTTCGTTGATCACGTTCCTGCCTGCTATAATCTGATACGATCTTAGCTTTAGTATCAGCATAAAGATCGTTGTCTTCTAATATGAATGAAACTACAAGCGCATCAAAATGATCGTACTTGGCGTCCAATTCATTGTATCTTCCTGACTTAAGATCGTTCTTTATCTGCTCTTTGCTAACCCTTTCCGTTCCTCCGGTGGCGAGCCTCATAGTTACATTACTATTATCCAACGAGCTTATGGTTATCATACCTTGGTCGTTCATGGAAACATCGGAACCAAAATGATTACGGAGCTCGGTGTATGATAAGGCTGAATTGAAAAGTCTAATTTGTCCTGTATGACCTTCTCCTGTAAGATAATAGCTTCTTGTTTCCGGATCGAATATCTTAGATCCTGACAAAAGACCTTTCTTTATAAGGTAGTTAATTATACCACCTTTTGTTGATAAAGAAGTAGAAGCAGAAGCGGTCATGACCGGTATAAAAGATTTGGGATTATTAAGAACATACTTTCCAGCCTTGTAAGTAATGTCTGCCACGCCATCCACGGTAGATTCTTGAACGGTGCCTGATAAGAATCCTATTCTAATATCATTTCCGCCAGAGCGAAGAGCTTCTCCGTAATCTTCAAATAATTGACTACGATCGTTCATGAAAAACAAACGAGGCTCTCCGGTCTGATACGTTACACCCACAGGATTAGAATCTGTCTGTGGTAGCTCTTCTGGGCTAAATATCTTAAGACCGTCTTTTATAACCATATAATTAACACCCTTATCCTGTACCATAGATACGGGAGTGAAGTCCGAAGATATAGCATCTTGTAGATACTGCCCTGCGTCTATTCCCGGTCCTTCCGGTACGGAAATACTTGACGGGACCATAGCATCTACCAACATAATATTATCACCCAGATCTTGGCTGTAAAATCCAAAGCCCGATTCTTGGATTTCATAAGGTGCATCTGATTTTGACACAAGAACAGGATTACTCATCTTAGAAGCCTTATCCAGTACCCTTTCTCTATAGGCTTCTGGGATAAGATCGATGTTGGATTTTACCTTATTATAAGCCTGTTTGTTGATAGGCACTCTCTTTCTCCAGTCGCCAAAAGCCTTTAAGAACTTGTTGGAAAATACGGTTTTAAAAACAGTAGTAGCCCGTTCCTTGTTCTCCATAAGGGGAATAGATGCTATTTTATCAAACAACATAGACCTGTCCCCTGATCTGGTAGAGACAGAAACAACTTTCTTTTTATTATCTCTTTTAATAATACACGTTGATACCATGATAAAACATTTTTGTTATGAGACAAAGGTAGTTAAAAATCAAGCATATCATAAAAAATAAAGCCATCTAACTTCTCAGTCTGATGGCTTAAAAATGATATGAAAAAAAATTATAATCTGACGAAAAATCGTCAAGTTCAGCTTATATGTAATGCATGTACCCATCTCGGTGAATAAACCTTCCCGATTCAAAGCGCTCAATATCTTCAGGGCAAATAGAGCCTGAATCTTCTCTCCTGGCTTCAAACCAAAGCCCTGGCTTGCGAAGTCGGCAAGTTATGATATAATTGAAGCAATTGTGCGTAAAATGGAAAACAGATCCTACAGGGAAATACCTATCAGCTTGAAATACGATTCTTTTTCGTTTAGTATCAAACGTGATATCCCCTACTATCTTAGCCACGTAATAGCTTCTGCCATTTAACGTTTCATCTGTTTGTGGTATCCAATAATAACCTCTTGCCATGCCACAAATATATAAAAAAAGTCGGACAAGATACATGTCCGACTTTATATTACTTTGATTCGTTTTCAAACCGCTTTATAAGAGAAGCAATATCATCACCACAAACAAACATCATTCGACGTTCTTCTTTTGGTTTATGAGACACTGGGATGGTTTTGTTTATCTTAATCTGATTCGCCAGACCTCTGCCTAAACGAATATCAACTTTTTTACCTTTCATGAATTATTTGTTTAAAAAGACCAATTCCATCTATTATAATATGACCACTTTGCATACGACCATTATTAGGATTGTGTAGAAAATTGAAACCACTTTCTTTTTCCTGTCTTTCAAAAGAACTGATATCCTTTCCTCTACGGGCTCTTTCAAAAGCTTTCTTGAACAACTTGCCTCTAAAGGTCTTGACGAGGATCTTGGTAGCGTTATTGCCGGCTTTTACCATTGCTTTCCTTGCCTGGTCCTCCGAGACAAAACTGCTTCGGAAAATATACGATGCTGCTGTTTGTATGTCCTGCTTGGTAATCATATGATAAACATTTCTTTCAGAATACTGATCTTTATTCCGTATATCAATTTCATCTTATCTCTATCATATACGTCAAAAAAGGATTCACTGGGGTCCTTTGGATTTACGTTCAATTGAATTATGCAATTACCAGTATAACCCTTAAGCCTATAATTATCGGAGTATATATTCTGCATGATTTCAAATGTCTCAATTAAATTTTCAACAAGTGCTCTGTTAAATGAAAAAGATTCTTTACCATCACCTTTAAATGTGATATGATCTAAATCCCTGTTGTCAAATTCATACTTTAATTGATTGCCGTCCATCATATCATAAAATATTGACTTTCTGATTATAAATCCCATATTGTTTTATTTTTTAGTTAATACAAATCTTCTGAATACAATTGTTCTCTAATAGCACTCCTATCTACTACCATTTCCTGATTATTGTTTCTAACAAGTTCAGATGCTTCTTCTCTTGTTAAAAACCGATTCTTGCTCGTCAAAAATCCTTGAACACTGCGGTTTTTATGAGCAATACCATAAGCTGCAAACTGAGAAATGATAGAACAATGTCTCAATCCACAAAATACGGTTCCGGATGGTATGTTTACTGGACCGTGAGGCTTGTTCTTGTGATCTTGAACCCATATAGCTGCGCATACAACAATTTCCTTATCACACATAATTTACATATTTAAAATACCGTTTTTACCAATATGCTTCTTCTCTTCTTCAGTAGGCCATTCTTTCTTGAACTTACCATGCCACGTTCCAGGAACTACCACCACTTCGTCTCCCTTACTATATTCAATAGCGGCACATTCAGAACAAAGAGGCTTGCCTTCATATCCCTTTAGCGACTTATCGTAAATACGATTCTTACAAGGTCTTATAAGAGCCCAATAACAGGATGTGGCTGTATTATCTATACAGCCACATTTTGAACAAACAAACAAACTCATCCCGCAATCTCCCAGTCATTAGACATAATATCATGTTCGGTTGGATTCCAATTTGATGCTACTTTTTGACCTGTATCTATCATCAATATATTTACGTCAAACATACAGATATACTTTTTACCCCAATCGATTCTTTTTATCTTACGACCTAATTTAAGCCGTTCTAAAGCCTGTTCGAATGTCATGCCATGACGAGGCAGTTTGAGATACTTTTCAAGTCTGTCGGAGGCTTCATTTGGTGTATGGCCATCGTATTCGAAAGCGGTTTCTCTTTCAGGAACATCAAACAAATCCCAGTATTTGCTTTCATAGTGATTAGATACCTGACCGGTAGGTAGGATCGCCATCACAATAAACCAATCATCAGAACCGAAGCATTTTTCTCCGTCGCTGTGTCTCCTTGATTTGCAAACTTCAACCTGTCCGCTTCTGGCTAATAGATTAAAGAAGGCAGCGTTATACAACATGCGATACCGATACAATTCATTGAAAGTGTGGTATCCGTCAGAGACTTCTCCCACGTCTACAGGCTTCTTGTTTTGAATACTACCCAAAATATTCTCTATATAGAGCTGTATTTTATACATACCCATTTCGGTGTGGCCGTATTTGTTCAAGATATTATTGACATCGTATTGTATATTAAAATCTTTTTCAAATTCTACTTCAGGATGATTAGGATAGTAGTAATCTACTGATGCTTCTAACACAGACTTGATATGCTCTACTATCCTCGTGGCATCATCATGTTTTAAGAAATTCTTGAATCCCTCAACGAATTTAATATCTTCTTCGATTGTTGATTCGAACTCTTCTTTTGTCATTACTCTAACCACATCTTTAAAATCTTTTAATTCCATGATTTGTTTTAAATTAATTGTTACTATACTTTCTTTATCCTACAATACAAACCCCACAAAAACTCAGCGGAGAAACTATCCCATACATTATTCTTCTGCCAAAGTTCTACTTTGTTAACAAACCAAGACCATGTGGGACCCTCATATGAAGAATCAGATGATGATCCCAATCCGATTTTCTCCATTTCATTCGCCACATCAGAATAAGGATCTAAATCGACTCCCCTAATCATGTTAATAACATCATCCTTGTCTAACGTAAATTGAAACCGCTCCTTGTTAGTAGGCGGATCTTGATTCAATTTACCAGTCGCAAGCCATTCTCCATCATGATACAATTCGGCAAGTTTCTTTACCTTATTTTTAAGAAAAGAATACTCTTGTGTGACTTCTATAAAATCAGCTTCGTTAGCTTCACCCTCTATGAAGATAACGGTTTTGCTTCCAGGTCTATGATCGTCTAAGCTTGCCGGGATTCCCAATATCGTCCATCCTTTAAACTCAGCTATCTTAAAACGCATGACATCAAACACCTTATAGAAATCATCACAATCTACAGATTCTATTACCTTAACATCCTCTTCCGTAAATTTACCTCGTATTGGAATAACGTGATGACCGGGGCAGCCATCGGTTCCGAAATATGCGATTCTAACCACGATATTTACAATATTTTAATTTATTTTGCTAAAACATTCATATAACATGGCACATCTACCACATCTCTTCTACGAAGTCCCTTATCAAAATAAGAAACTATATAAGTGTTTTTACCTTCATGATCAGGTCTTGGATCAAAGCATTCAAAAACGAATCTTGTTCTACCTTCAAGATGACCAAACATGAAAACAAATTCGCCACCGTATCTTTTATTAGCCAATTCTTCTACAGTCATAATCTGTCCCCTCCTAATCCTGAATTGATGCTAACGTACTTAACACTGACACCATTTCCACGTCCAAGCTGTCCCCAGCCGGGCGATGGCGTTCCCTTAGCCGGAGCAGGGACAGCCCTAAGCCGAGGCCAGTCCTGATTTTGCCTCATGGCTTCAGCCTCTTTGTAATACCGGTTACACAGTTCTTGATCTTCGTAACCAACGTAATCTTCCTTATTTTCCATATAGAATACTTTTTCAACAAAAGTACGACATTCATGAATTAATTAGATTTAAAATAAAACAATATGAATTAAAATAAAAACCCGATACGTTAAAATCGCATCGGGCCTGGTATTGAAAAAAATAGGTTCAGATCTTGGGTAAAGATTCGAGCCAATTTTTAACATCTTTATATTTAGGGTCTTTGTCTATTCTATCTTTCAGTTCATGCAATGCTGAGTCCATAACCGTATTCGGTACGCCAATCAACTCTCCTATTAAATACAATGGGGTTTTATTCGATTTAGATTCGTGTGCTATATTCATATCCAAAAAAAAGTTATGTGAAACAAACCGGCCACGGGTATTCTATTGCCCGCCGACCGGTATAACATTTTTATTCCTTTTTTTCCAAACGGGAAAAACGGGAATGCGGGAATCATATTTTTTACTATGGCTCCCGCACCACCGGAAGGACCTGGATCTGGATCTCAGGTCAGATCCTTCCAGTTTATTTTTTCGCCGAGGTAATCTTGCACGGCAAGCCATCTTATAAAGGCTACTCCTTCGGGAGCATCCGGATCATCCAAATACATTAACGTAGCTTTCACCAACTCGTTCTCACATTTGAAGACCTTCGGAAAACCATCCGAATAGTACATTGCAAAGACATATTGGACATCGCCCCATGTCGCTTTATCCGGCTTCTTCGCTCCGCACTTTTCAAAAATATCTTTTATTTCCGGCTGCTTCCAGATCCTCTTGGATCCATCGACGTTGACCATCTTCTTTACCGCCTCATCAGCGAGAGCATTAGAAAAATGGTAGCCGTAAGTATCTACATATTTCTGATAAGCTGGATCCTCTGCGTCTGCTCCTCAATAAGAACGACCTCTGCCACGTCCGCGACCTCTGCGCATCTGAGGCCCGTCACCGTAGTATCTGTCGTCTCCATAGTAATCGGTCGGGTAGGATTCGTAACCCATCCTCCGGTATTCCCGGTCCTCCATTTCATGACGACGTTCGCGCTCTTCGAGCCTTCTTTCCCTTTCTTCCAGCTCGTTTTCGCGTTCTTCCATTTCCTTCATCTTCTCATGCATACCGTAATGATCATAAGGAGGAAGGAACCCATGTCCGTACTCCATGTACGTCCCATCAGAACGACGGCTTCTGCCTCTGCCTCCACCTCGCCTATCTTCTATCTCATCATATCCAGGATATTCTCTGTGTCCTGAATTTAAATCATATACTATCATATTATACTTATTTCAAACGTTCTACAATTAACTTCTTTAAATCTTCGAATGAATCAGTAAGGTCATTCACCTTATTTTCTATACCAGCTATTTTACGATCCTGCTCTCTCGTTTGTTTGAATGCCGGATTGATATCTTCTAATATAGATTCACAAGCCTCTATCTTGGCACGATGGGTATCTACGCTGTCTATTATGTCTTGACTGGTGCTTTTTATAGCATTCAGTTCGTTCATAATCGGATCTATGCTGGTAGATAATGTTATACCCATAGCCTTAGCCACATTCTGGGATTCCGGAACCGTATAGGTCTTGGTTTCGCCAGTGAGCTCTACCGTCAGATCCACCACGCGGGTCTGCATCGCCTGATACTGACCCGGCTGAGGAGGAAGATACCTGGGTTCGGATACGGCTACTACCTTTCCCAATTCGTATTTAGGTACTGTATTAGTATCAAGGGTATGTACCTGAAACCCTTTCTTCAAATCTGAAAACATGATCAAAATATTATTTAGGTGAAAATAGGGTGATGATCTCCATCACCCTACTGAAATCATTTACCTGCTTTAACTTCAGACGCCTGGGCTGCCGCTACTGGAACACAGCAATCCATTAATCTTAACACGCCACGAACTTTATTGAAGTACAGAAGGCGTTCTGTGCCATTTACCATAGCAGCACCCGTTACAGCTACGTTAATAGGGTTCACGACATTCACTCCCGTAACCGAGCAACAGGTGTCGGCTCCTACTGTTGAAACTGTGCTGTTTGCCGGGACCGCAATCTGTACCGGTAGAGCACTTCCGGCTGTGGGGACTACTTGCCTTATCTTAAGAAGGATAAGACCCTCACACGGAAGGGCGATCCAAGCCCGTGGGTTAATACCGAAGATTGTATTTGTCGTACTGACAATAACATTCTTCGTAACCACCTCATACAACGATCCTATTTTAGAAACACAAGCCATATTAGCCTCCTTTCTTAATAAAATCAGACAGCAGCGTTGTTATTGCAACATCCGTTGTTACATCCACATCCGTTATTGTAGCAACCTCCTCCGAATACCTGTCCCCAAGAATAAGCCTGGTAAGGAGAACAAGAGGGGTAGGCTGGGACGGCCGTCGGGCGTAATTGACCAACGATATTCTGGGTTTGTTGCTGAGATAATGCCGAAGCTGTCAAAGCCGCTTTTTCTTCACGAAGTTGAGCAATAGTGTTCTGCATCTCCCTCATTTCCAACTGACAGAATTTGTCGTTGATCATAACGGTTTGAGCATCAAGTTTCGCAGACAAGATATTGAATTGGCTTGTAGCTTGCTCACGATTGTTAGCCAGACCTTGGTTGAGACCGTTCTGCAAGATATTGGTTTGTTCCAACGTGCGAAGCTGGTTGTCAAAACCTTGCTGAGTAATCATTCCCTGAGTCTGGCAAGTGCTTTGATTGATCAACGAACTCAGATTGCAGCAGCAAGAGCTGATTTGATTTCCTATTTCACAACCTTGTTGTTGAACTGCGTTGATAACAGCCTGAGAAGTCATACCTACCTGACCAGCTACTTTATCAATAGCACCCTGTACGTTGCAGATAGCACTCTGAAGTTGAGTAGTAGAACAGTTCAAAGCAGAAGCGATCTGATCTATAGCGCTACGATTACCTTGAATTGCCTGCATCAGAAGCTCACGACCGTAATCGTTATTCAACTGAGCGGGTAAACCATTGGCGCAACAATCACCACCATTTCCAAAACCGTTACCGAAGCCGCGTCCACCCCACAGCCAGAACAAAACAATTATCCAGAGCCACCAACCGTTAGCCCCACCGAAACCGTCCTGGTTATTACGACCGTTCATCAAAGCCGCCACCAGATTCGGATCCATTTTATTACCACCTATCAAATTAGCAAACATGCCGGGAATCATTGAAAGAAGACCGTTAGTGGCTGCACCACCACCGTTAGCCCCGGCTCCATCTAAAAGGACGATTTTATCACCACCCATAATTTATAGTATTTAATTGTTAAACATACGTGCATGAAGCACGTAACAAAGATCATGATTGTAGAGTGGAATACAGGTGTGTTTATTTCCTATAGAAGAGAAGTATTTTCAGCAAAAACGGAAGTATAATACACAATAATTAATTTTCCCCATTTAAGGTGAAAAACTGATAATCAGAAACTTACGCTTTTCCCATTTTGGGTAAAGCGCTGTAAATCAAACCAGGGCCCGCATCACTGCGAGCCCTGATCTCTAAACTAATACCATGAAAAAACTTAAATCTAAAAACTAAAGAATACACAAATGTATGAAAATGTACGCTTTTCACAAAGAATCTGTATCCTGTTCTTTTGTGTGATTCAAGACATGGGATATAGTTCTGATACTTAATCCGGTTTGATTTCGTATCAGATTATAAATATAGGATTTTGAAACTACAGTTCTTAATTGACCTAAATCATTCATAATGTTTTTATACATAAGATGAATGCTGTTGTTACGTTTGATGGTACTGATTCTCATTTCCTACTGTTATTAGTTACGTTCGGTTCTTACTTTTTCCTTATTTCCATAATCCCTTCCTGAAACTAATATTGCAAACTTAACAAAAATAATTCATAAACAATGAAAATCTAACTTTTCTTGTATGTTATTGATATACGTGCATATATAAGAAAAGTGAGACTTTCACAAGCCTCACTTCCCAAATTATAACTATGAAAAAACTATATATATATACAAAAATTACCTGCATTCCAATTTGTTAAGATCATCCAATTCAGACTTGCTTACGGTCATGTCTTGCGTCAAGCCAGATCTGTTTTGGTATGGAGCGTAATTAGTTTCTACCGTCTTAGCCTTCTGAGTAGAATCGTATTTCACCTCCGATTCGGTTCCTGTCAGATTTTGGTAGATAGAGCCGGAACTACTCTCGCTTACTTTAGACCATATCTTATTACCTACTCTTATAAAATTATCATAAATACCTTCTGCTGTTATAACACCATCTTGCTCTACGATATTAGAACCCGATTTTTCTTTTAACAAATACGGGTGCCTGGTGTAAAAATAGTGTTCAAAATCATTCCCAGCATACGAAGGGTCATACCTCTCCAAATAAAACAATTCTGATAAAGAAGGGTCGGTACTGGTCATGCTATAATCAAACAACATCAACCTGTCTTTTCCAGATAAAGATAATTCTATTGATTTCAAAATATCAGGATCATCAGAAATAAGACCCAAAGATGGACCAGGTTTGAAGTCAAGATACTTATAGGCATTATCATATAATTTTGTTTTATGGAGTTTGTTGTCAAGGTAAGATTGGTATAAATCGAATAAGGATAATGGGTTTTCGCTATCTTGTTTTTTGTTCATGTATCGACTATACTCCCGATCCACATCCACGTAAGGAACGTCAAGTACCGCCGGGTGTCCAAACGCCATCCTGGTCATTATCATGTCCTCTGTGTTCTGAGAATCCATGAACGATCTGACGTATTTTTTAATGGAATCCATGAGCGTATTATTATCTACGTTCCGTACTTTCTCTTTATCCAAAACGCCGTTCTTAAAACAAGATTCAGGATATATTTTAGTAGAAAAATGAGTTAGGTTGTGCTTGGCTAACACTGTTGATATTTGATACATCTCGTTAAGATCATCTTTGCTGATCCTTTGATATAGATTATCTCCTACCTTAAGCAATGAATGTTTCTCAAATGCCTCTACTGGGTCTATATCGGATTCAGAATAAACGATATTCAAATTATCCATATACTCCGGCAATAATCCAAAATAATAGTCTGTACTATCACCAAGAACATCATCGATAGAAGATGCCAGCGTTGGAGCATAATTTACATCATTATGCCTGGCCACATAAATATCAAGATCCAGCATCAAATTATCTATCTTATTCAAAGATTCTTCTGTGCCATCATAAGTTTCCGATGTCCCTATTATATCTATGCCAAACCACGTACAAGCCTCTTCTATATCCCATATCATGCTTCTTAAATCGGATTCGGTGTCGGCATTAACCCTATGTAAATAAGCTGATATACGAGCTCTTAGGAACTCTATTTTGCCAGGATTGTAATAAGACAGATCTTGTAGCTTAGATAAGGATCTTCTCTTGCCTTCTACCACATCATCCCCTTCTATGTTTATTACCGGAATCTTATTCGTAGATGAGAACTCATCAAACATAGATTCGGCAAATTCTTTATCAGAAACGAATTTCTCAACCAGTTCAGGGTATGAGTTTCTCAACGATTCAAAAGCAGATGAAAATTCAGAAAAGTTTTTTATGCCGGCTACTGTTTTGCCCATAGCCCAATAAAGCTCAGAAGGATTATATGGTACTTTTTTACCAAATTGGTTAAACACTCCCTCCTTGTAAACAATAGGACCATACTGATAGTCAACAGACATAAAATAATTATCCTTTTCCCTATCATGTTCGTTAATAGAAGAATCTATTAACTTTCTCATGGAAGTCGAAACCTCGTTTAAAACAGAAGGATCGGATAAAATACGACTTATTTCTGTTTCATCATACAAACCGGATCTCCTTAATTTCTGCTCATTCAGTATCAAACTGCCATCTACATAAAAATCGAAGAGGATAGCATTAGACAATGAAGACGCATTGAAAAAATAATGAGTAGACAAAAGGAAATCCCTTACATCCTTAATGTCCTGAGCCGTTAAAGGATCAGCAAAATAAGTCTGACGCTTCATATACGACAGCACGTCTTCTAAAAGAGGTTCGCCATTGGGATCGGTATTAAACATCTCCCCTGGAGCCGGGTTGTTCCAATGACCGTAATACGACAAAAAACCAGGAGTGTAAGCCTTAGCCCATACCTGAAGGGCCCGCTCGCTGTTTCCTAATACTTTTAAAGCACTTTCGTAAAGAACGGAAGGCTCCCCGTTAGGAGCCTTAACCCGTTTTATTTCATTTTCCTTTTTTTCTATCTGACATTTGACACCCATTGTAATTAACCTTTTTGCAAAGTTAATTATAAAACCGACTTATACAATGACGGATCCCAAATTCCTTCTATATAAATCTCCGGAAAACTCAAACTGCCATCACGAAGAGTGGTGACTTCCAAGCTGGGAATGTTGAAAACAGTACTGGTATCACCAAACTCACCATTCAACTTGATAGCATTTCCGCTGTTATTAGCCTCATAATAAAAATAACAATAATTTTCATTAATGCTTGGATCATATTCGTACCAATATGTTAGATCTTGTATATGATCTTCTATGTTACCAATTTTGTTTTCACCTAATATAAAAATACCATTATTGCTATGATTATAAACCATAGATTCATAACCACCATGATTCCAATTACTATTAAACATTATGTAACTAACATCAGAATCATGATCTTTTAATACAGGTCCTATATGTATATGAATTTTATTAAACTGACATACATAAGGTCTTTTTCCTCCAAGCCTTTTTATATCTTCATTGGATAACTTATTATAACATCCTCCCACGAAATTATCCGCAGCATTAAAAATCTCCTTCTCATACTCAACACTCCTTATTTAACTCATTTATCGAATCCGAATTATCAGAACCTTCTACGAGATTCTTATTCCTATCTATCTCTTCCTGACTCATGTTACTCATCATATTTTGTATTTTTCTACCAGATTGAGATAAAGAGCGGATGAATGCACTGGAACTTATCTTAACTCCAAGATCCGGTTTTGCCCTAAACGCTTCACCGGTACTGATATTATACAAATCATATACACCTGAGTTCATATAGAATTTATATATCCAGTTTCCACCAGCTTTTTTGTACCCTAATTTGGTTAACTCGACTACACTCATACCAAATTTAATGCCATTACGACCCATTATCTTCTCAGGTATCTGTTCTACCTTAGCCGGAACAGATGTATATGCTTCATCACCGCCGTACAGAAAATAAGGGGTTGTTACCCTTGATATGTGAGTAAGCGGTTCTTCGGATATACGAGGTTCGTCTTTTTCTATTTCTCCTTTTGTAGATCCAGGTAATTCGACATTTCCTTCAACTTCGACATTTGTTCTGGATTGTCCTTTGCCTTCTCCATCTCCCTTTTTATCGCCATCTTCCTCAGTGCGTACTGCACCGCCTTCTGCACTTCCTTCTTTTCCATCATTTAAAATATTATCTGATTCTGACTCTATAGACTCCACAACAGCATCATACTCTGGTATGCCGCTAAGGAAATCTGCTACGTTATTCAAAAACTCTATTTTTTCCTCGTTTGTCATATCAAGGCTTTCCACGGGCCTCCATATGGCAGGCAAGTTGTTTGATTTTATTGCAGTAGAAACATCTTCTACAGTTTTATTATCCACCGTAGGCAAAACTTTAGAAACCAAACTATTGATATCAGATTCCATTTTTTCTACTTCCTCTTTTGTGCCATATTCTTTTAGGGTATCCATGCCATTGACTCTAAGAGAATAATTTAAAGCCTTACTTGGAACAAAATTAATATATTTCAAAAAGTTTTTCAACTCTGATATAATTTGTTCATCAGATCTTGTACCAACATAATCAACCACCACCTGATCTGTTTGAGAACGAAGCCAAGAAATGTATTCTTCTAAAGTCTTACCACCTTTACTGGAAGGAGTGGATATTTTATCACCTACTGTTCCTTTAGGTTCTAATCCCATTTCCTCCTTAAGGCTTTTAGGATTACCTCTCTCACGAAGAAACCTCAAATCACCCCCTACAATCTTCCTTGCTATAAAATCAAAAATATTAGCATAAGGCGGCAATCCCTCTTTTTCTATATGAGATTCTATTTCGTTTAACATAAGAGAGAAGTTTTTCCTGGAGGTACGCTTCTTGCCAGGTAAAGACTGCGCATCTTGTGCCGCAGGAGCCGGCTGAGCTAATGGCGCCGTCTGAGTCTCCCGGGCAGCCCCTTCCTCTGGCATTTCCTCTTCATAAACATCCACGTATTCTTTAGAAGTAACGGTCTTACCCTCATCAGAGAAAGGAAGATCATCCTCTATAAGTGATTTAGGTCTGGAAGATGATTTACCAAACTGAATCCTGATCTTAGGAGCGACAAACATCTCACCTTCGAAATCTATTCCAGATTCTACTTCAGACGTCACAATGTCTTTCACATTCCTGCTTTCATCTTCTACCCATTTAACAACATCAGGAACCGTAGATAATTTTTCTATAGCCTCACGAGCTTTTCTAAGCCCTGAAATAGGATTCAAATACGATACTTGATACGAAGCCGGATCAAGGCCTAACTTGGTTAGATACGCATTAAGATCTTGTATATCATCTTGACCCATCTGTAGCAATTCAGAATCACCGGATTCAAGCAGCATATCTATAAAAGACATCCATTTCCGCCCTTCCTCTGATTCCACAGAACGCAGGCTAACTGGGAAAAGATAATTAAGACCGTTTTTACCTTTGATGACAACTACCGGAACTCTTACATTTTTGTAATTATTCCCCTTGTCATTTAATATAGAATAAGCAAATGGGAAGCCTGTGTATTTAGATCCGTTCTTAAGCACGACTTTGCCATTTAATACATATCCGACATCAGATACTTTTTCAGCACCTTTTTCGGTAATAGGGAGATTTTCTACCTGGCCATATCCTTGACCGTTCACCTTCATGTTAAACACCGGTCTTCCGGGAAGGGTCTGGGCAACAACATGCGTGCCGACGCCGATGGTAGCCGACCGGCCGGCGTCCTTCTTCCACTTGTTAAAAGCCGTTCTTCTTATCTTACTTATACCATCTATGCCTCCTGTGTCAGCTTTTACAACAGAAACGAATCTGTTTCCACTCATGACCTTGATAACCATATTGGACACCAGTTTATTCTCAGCAGATTCTATTCTTTTTTTATCGCCGGACTGAACAGCATCATTGTATTCGGCAAAAAGAGACTGATTATAGGTATCATTTACATCTATTTCGAGATTAACCTTATCTCCTTTTTTCAAAGAAGATAATGCTTCCTGATCTATTTTATCTACCTCATTATCTCCGAATCCGACACCCGTTCTGTACGGAACCAACTCATCTGAATCAAGACGCTTATAAACCAAAGAATAGGAATTACCCACGTCCTGAATAGACACATCTGTGTAGCGATTAAGAACACGAGCCGATTCTTTGTCTATAGACCATCTCGCATGATAAGGAAGTTCTATCACGGTAGCCGTTTCTCCACCTATGTTAAGGAAATACCTTTTAGTTCCATTAGCGTTCGTTTCAGAACTTATTTGAATAGGAACCAATGATTTTATTGAAGATATAAATTTATCGGCTCTAAGACCTGCAATTTCATACCTTTCATTGCCGTCATTGGAGATTCTTCTCACCATCAACGTCTCTGGATTCTGGGCGCTATCTATATTGGCTCCTGGCGTATTATCGGATTCATCTAACTCATTTACAAGAGAATCTATATTAGCATCATCTTCCCCAAAATTACTCAACGTAGATTCAGAGATACGACCTTTGTCAATAATCCTGTTTTGTTCAACATAAGGAAGGAGATCCGTGATGTTTCCAACCTGGCCAAGATCTTCTATGGTAAATACCGAATCAGCAAGCTTATCTTCGTCAACTTTCTCCCCTTTGTCCCGTCTGTTCATTATATCCACATACGAAGAAATAGCATCATCAAGTTCCTGCCTTTGATCTGGTTCCAAATTTGATTTAGCCATATCAATAATGATCTTATTGTCCTCATACACAGATCGAGGTTCAGTAAGTCTCTTAACTTTATCCGATAAATCTTTTATCATCTTAGCCGGACTATCACCAAGATATGATATATAATCATCAATATCCTGTTTATACTTTTCATATATCTCCTTCTCCCTTGGAGATAAAAGATCTTGATTACCTGTATATATCTTATCTACGATACGTTCTCTAACCTCTATAGGTGCAGACAAAAGATCTTTCATTGCCAACTCATAATCAAAATCAGACAATATATCCTCTTTCGGCTTCTGAGTTATACCATCGTTTAGATGACCAAATACTTTCATGGTAAATGCTTCATCTAAATTTATTTCTCCATTATTCAGAAGTTCATCTATTTTTTCATCCAAACTGACATTATTACCCTCTGTCTGATAAAAACGATCACTTTCTATAGATTCAGTATTAGAAGATACCATATCATTTAAGAACTTAGAAAATAAAGAAAAATCATGTCTCATGAATTTCTTATCCTGTATGGAGTTCATAAATGACCGTAAAACCTTATATTGGGTAATGGCTTGCTGATATTTCACAACCATATTTCTTAAATCCTCTGCTTCTTTCTTTCCTTTATTATTCTCAATATAAGTACTTAAAGAAGCTACGGAGTCATAAGCCTTCAATATATCTTCAGCAGTTATCGTTTCAGATTTAAACAACTCAAGAGCTAATACTCCAGGATCAAAAGAATAAAATACTTCTTTATAACTACTAAGAAGTTCTTCTGACAACCTTCTATATTCCTTATTAAGATTATCGTATTTAATAGTTTTTTGTTTTATAGCCTCTGCTTCGGTATCATTGCCATCCTCTACTCTTCTCGGAGTTGTAGCCAACCTCTCTATTTCAGCATTCAGATCATTGATCTCATTACGCAATTCCCTTAACTGATTAGCTGTATCAAAAGCTTGACTTGATAATGAATAAAACGTATTTATATCATCAAACAAATTATTGTCATTTACATAATCAGCAATATCATTTGATGCTTCCATTGCTATATCCTCTGCATCCAACCCCTTAAAAACAGCATTAGCAACATTAGATCGATAAAGATCAGATGAAGTCTCAGCAGTAATAGCCTCAGCAAAAGAAGAAGCTTTTTTATAATTGGCTAACTTCTTATCAAAATCTTTTATAATATCTTCCTTATATTTTTTGACAGTTTCTTCATCTACTTTCATTTCAGAAGCCAACTCACTTTCGTCAAGGCTTTTAACCATTGACCTGAAATTGTTAGCCGTATCCTCTAACATTCCCATTCTGTCAGATAATTCAAATTTAGAATAATAATCTGATTCAGGATCATTCATTTGAGCATTAAATTCGGCTAAATTTCGCATAGAGTCTTTTACAGATTGAGAAGTAAAAGCATTATTACTATTAAATTTCTCAACATCAGTATTAATAGTACGTTCTTTATTTCTCCTTTCATATAAACCAAAAGCACCATTTCTGGCTCCAAATAAACCACCAATCAGGGATCCTATACCAATCTCTTTCAATCCTTCTTTGGTTGTAAATTGTTCAGCTATGGCCTTAGAAAAAGAATCAACTATAGAAGACGTAGCATCAAGATACGTCTTATCATATCTTGATCTAATAAAATCTTCCCCCATGCGCTGAGCAACACCTTGCATGCCTTCCTCCCATACGCCTTCAGATATGGGCCTTTTAGACACATTCCAGACAGTAGCTAAGGATTTCTGGAATAAATTTGCTTTTAATGTCTGTAACCTTCCAGCATCACCCGCTACCTTCTTAGTTCCTAATCCAAACAAATAACGATCTATAAAACTCTTTGATCCTCCATATGTATCTGATACACCCTTTAATCCAGGTATGTATTTAGAAGCAAAACCAGTGTCTACTCCAAGATATTTTCCCAGAAGGAGATAATTGGATAATCCAACTATACCCATATTGGCTAAAAATATGCTGTTTGCTGTATCGGAAATAGAACTCTTAAATTCAGCCATCTCGGACTGATTAGGATTCCGACCATACATATTTTTAAAATATTCTTTGTATTTACTTTCAGAGTCTTTCATGAAGGACTGAGCTTCCACAGCAGACTCCCAGCCGGCTCCCACGAACGTATTTACTCCTACCTTGGCCATATTGCCGATAGCTCTGCCGTACATCGCTCCTGCTCTATACGCTCCAAAAGCGGATTTTACAGCACTTGCTGCAATCTTAGATGCTGCCATCTTGCCGGCCACTTTCATCCCTACTTTAGCGCCAACAGCTCCAAGACTTGACACGCCCATCCCACCTGTAAGGTAGGCAGACAGAATAGCTCCTGTCGTAAACGATAGACCATTTCCAATAACATCATTAAAAATAAAATTTGCAGTTCCAAGACTCTGCAAAAATCCCATATCACGCTCTTCTCTTGTATAATAATGAGGAAGAGAGTGGTTTATTCTTTCATCTATATCATTTATGGTCCGTGTAAAATCATTGTCAAATGCAGAAGATAACGTACCAGTCTTTATAAGATTATACGCAGCCGGGATAATACCTACTACTCCTGATACACCATATAATGCTGTTTTTGTTACAAGCTTTCCTATGCCATTAACAGCCTTATTCCAAGTAGTTTGCCTTCTTCCGTAATAATCTTCATTATCCCTTCCTGGCATATAACTTTTAAACTTTGCAAGACCGATGTTTCCATCGGATAAAAAGTCATATGCTTCATCTAACTTAATAGTTCTTCCTTTACCAAATACACCAAAATCAGCAGCAGATGACTGTTGATTACCAGCTATAACCTCACCATAAGACGTTTGTTTACCAGAATAAGTATTCCTTGATTTATCTTGAATAGATTTTATCATGGAATTTAACTTATTATAAGATTCCTCTTTCTTCTTTCTTGGGTCATCTCCACCATTCAGAGCCGATTTTAATCCAGAAAAAGATGTGTCTACATCAAAAGAAGTATCTATTCCGCTAATATCAGATCCTTTTTCTGAATCATCATCAGGATTTATGGCTGATACTGGGGGAGTGTATGATCCTACTTTCATCCTCTCCATCTCTCTTTTTGCTCCCTCAATAAGAGAAGATTCTTCTTCATATCGCGTAGGAACTCCGGCATTATACCCTCTTAATCCAGTAGATGGTAAGAACCCTGATTTCTCCACCAATGTCTGTTCCTTATTTTCCATATATTATTCCCTATTTACACTATTCAACAACTTCATCAACTTGCCGTTTTTATTCAAAGACGTAGGTAAATCACCCCTTTCTTTTGCCGCCACCATATCCTTAATCTCTTCTGTTATGGCTGCCACAACAAAATCAACTATTTTTTTCTGAGGCGCAACAGCAAGTTCTTTAGACACATTATCCGCAAACCATACATTAGGAGTATCAAACGAATCTATTAACTCAGGTTTACCATTCTCCATAAGATAAAGCCTTGTCTCATATCCATAACCGTAACTTGTCTTAGGATCATAACCTTCAACCTTTACACCAAGCTTTCCACTGTTATCCAATATATCTTTAGCTGCATTAAGAAGCCAAACCTTTTGTTCTGGCATATCATCTAAATTATTACCAGATTCATTTATCATATCTGATAACACTTTCATCATTGAAGATACAGAAGCATAAGCGGGTGATATATCTGAATTTTCAAGCATCTTCGGATACCACATATTGGTATCACTTCCAAATGTAGGTCTTATAATACCACTTTCATATCCACCTATATCGACGGAAGGAGTATTAATACCAGGATCTATGCCATTATTTATCAACTCTGTTTCAGATACCTCAACAATATCTATTTCCTCTCTTTCACCAGTATGATTAGCAACCAAACTGTAAGTCTTCTCTCCATTGTCGGCTATTCCCGATTCTGTCAAAGAAAATGATTCAATAGTTGCCGATGATGATTTAGATTTACCAACAGGATGCTCTGCCATTTTTTTAGTAAATAGATCCCTGAGAACACCCATCTCTCTATAACCAGCCTCCTTGGAGGTTAATTTGGTTGAATACGTTACTGTGTTAGGTGAATACAGTTCGAGATATTCTTTACGTATCTCATTTATACCATCATCTTGAACCTTAGTTATTTGATTGGCTATATTAATATCGCTTACTACATCACCTCCAACGCTCTCCATTCCGCTAATAGAATACAGTGTATTAAAAAACACCTTTTCTTCACCATCCGAGAAACTATTTTTTACATCATCGTATTTTTTTAAGAAATACCTGCCACTTTTGCTATCCCTCTCAAATACTTTAGATAAATCAATGCCATCATTTTTCACCCTCTTTCTTATAGTAGCTATATCAGCAGGCGAGAATCCTTTTTCATAATATCTTACTCCAGATTCTACATCGCCGACTGTACCTCTATTTTTTCTTAAAATATCATTAAGGGATAACGCTGTAGCATAGGCTATATATTCTTCGGGTTTACCTCCTTCCTTCTGCGCGATCGCATTTGCTATTTCAGATACAATATTATCATAAATCTTATTCTCCTTCTTAATTCTATCATTCTCTATATCCATCTTGTCTACAGCGCTATTAAGCTGCATATAAGCATCTGTGGCAGCTTTTCTCTCTGCCACAGGTAGCTTGTCAAACATATCATTAGAGAGACCTCCATTGTCCTTTATATACTTAAGAAGTTTTTCTTCATCCATAAGATACTTGTATCCTGATGTTTCATCCGTCATATTTCTTGATATGGCAGCTTGAATATTTTTCATGTTTTCAGCACCAAGGGCTGTAGATAGTCTACTTCCGGATGTTACAAGATCTGTATATGCCTTATTAAACTTCTTATGAGTTTCTTCTGATATGCTAATATTTTTAGTTTCGATAGGATTAGCTGAAATAGTTCCACCAGAGTTTGTGCCAACGCCCACCTGCATGGCTCGGCTTCCAGCTCTGCCGCCTGCCGCTCCTGCACCAGAGGACATAAGTTTTGCTATTCTGGCTTCATTAAGCCTATTCTGCATCTTCAGACGTTCTTCGTCTAATCCAAATCTGGCTTCATCCTTATTCTTACCATATTCAAACTCTGCAATATCCCTATTTCTTTCATATTCAAATTCTATCTTCCATTTTTCGAAATTCAAATTAGCTAATCTTTCCCTCTGATTATATTCTTTGGTTTTCCAGTAAAGCTCGTCGGCTTTGATTATGAAAGACGAATTATCATAAGCATATGAAGCAGCAGCATTATTAATAAAATTATTTTCAATAACCTTCATCGCTCCAAGATACGGATCGTAAGCCCTTTCATCCATTCTGCTAAATTCAGATTTCATGGAAGCTATTTCAGATTTGGCTCTCTTTATTTCATTTTCAACCATTTCTTTCTTTGCAGGATCAGAACCCAAACCGGAAAGATCGGCAGTAAGAGCATCAACATACCTCTGCTTATCACTTATCTGCTTATTCATAAAACCAAGAACAGAATCATACGAATATAAAGAGGGATTAGAGTCTACCATGTAAATAGCCTCCACCTGCATCTGCTGCCTTGCTTTATCTGATAACCCTGACAATGCAAAAGAAGCTATCTGTTCAGGAGTAAGCATATCCTTAGTTACTTCTTGTACTGCCCCGGTAGGATGACCATCCTTGTCAAGAATAGGAATCTGAACTTTAGCTCCTTTATGAAGCTTGCTTATAAAATCTATCCTATCTTTTAATTCCTTATTATAATCAGTATAAGGAGTATATTGAAGAGGAGCAAGACGGGAACCAGCCTTTCCATCATTCACCCATTCATTATACGGCTTTAAAGCCGCATAAGCATTCGCAGCAGAATAAAGTTCTGGATTATTTATTTGTAAATCAGATAGCATTTTATGCATTCTCCTGCCTTCTTTTGTGCCGGCAATCGCGTTAATGACCGTATCATCCAACACCGAACTGATCTCTCCTTGTATGGCTCTCGTAACACCATCAGAAGAAAGATCCACGCCTTTGAATTTTTGATTGATGTTAGCAATCACACCTGACATCTTATCTTCCATATAAGCGCGGGCTTCAGGCTTATCTATCTCTTGACCCATAAGATAATCTACCTGGGTATAGATCTTTTCACGAGCAGCATCAACCTTCTGCTGTTTGTACATCATGACGTCCTTAACAAGATCTATGTTGTAAGGACTAACATACGGGGCATATTGCCTTAAAATACTATATTGTGAAGCCATCAGCTATTTCTCCTTCTCTTTTTATATTTATCTTCTTCATCATCCTCCAAGCTCTTCAAATAAGGTGTAGAATAATCACCCATATTCATCACATCCTGATTGCCTTGAACGTAAATAATTTGACCACTTGGAAGCATTCTCATATTCGGGGCTATGGAAGCTATGGTATTCAACGATGTACGAACATTAAACTTATTCTGTATCTCGCTGTTTATACTATCATAATAACGAGCAAGATTTTCATCCCTTATAGCCATAGCTTTCAACAACCCAGATTCATAACGTTGCCTTTCTGCTATGTTCTTATCATCTGTCTGAACATAAGCCATTTCATTAAACCTATCAGCTTCGTTTATTTGCCTTGCGTTATTGAAATTTACTTCATTAACATACTTGGCTATATTGCTTCCAGCTATGGCGTTCATATTAGCCAGAATAGCAGCCCGCTGGGAGTCGGGCACGTCACCTGCTGCGTCTAACTGAGCCGATGTCGCACGGTTGAGCTCGTTGATATACTGATCAGCAGATTGAAGAACCGGGTCTATTCTCGGAGCCTGATGTCTTTCCAGGCCTTCTATCTCCAAGCCAGTGTCAAGGGTTCTTAGCATTTCCGGGAAGATAGGACCGAACGCCGCCGGTCTGCCCTGTCCTTTAGGTCCGTTGTCTTCAACCACCTCCTCTGTATCGGTGTCGGTTGCAGTCGCAGGCGTACTTGCTTTCGGTTTTACCTCTATCCTTCCAGGAGATCCAATCTTAGGCGGTGTAAGGTCTGGTGCTATGGGACCGGCCTCAATAGGCTTCATTTCTGGTTTAACAGACTCAAGAACGAAGTCTATTTCCGGCATTAACCCACTATCTCTTAAAGCAACAAACTTATTATAATCGGAGCCCAGAATCTTCTTAGCGGCATCAGATTTATCACCAAATAAGTCAACATAATTCTTTATCCCTTTTTCGTTTAACAATCTTTTTTGCTCTGCCGAAACAACGTCCAATCCATAATAAGAACGGGTGGCTGTTGTCTGACCAAACTTATCATCTACGGCAAATGAATTATAAGCCTGATTACCTCCGTAGCTTCCGGCATCCTGGCCCCAGAATCCGTACTCATCTCTGAATTTCTTGGCTGCATCAGCATTCGTGATAGCACCTACATCAGCTAACGCCCACAATGCATTTAATTGCCTGTTGTATCCTTTCTGGAAACCTTCTGTATCAAAATCACCATCCGTATTGTACTTGTTAGCCCATCGGTTTATGTCGAGCAAATTAGATACCGCCTTATCATTTACCCTGCCGTATCCTAAATTGCTTCTATGTTGGAGATTCTGGTTGGCATTGACACTGGAATCAGGATTAAGAATCTGCTCACGACCACTAACATCAGATACAGTCATATTAAGAGTTCGTCCAAATAACTGATTGATAAGCTTATTGTAGCCGATAGCATTCTTTCTAAGTTCCTCCAGCTCCTTCTGAGTAGGTCCACCTTCAGCCATTTTCCTGGTTTGCTTAACATACTCGTCATATATCCAGTTCTTAGCATCTGATTCTGCAATATTAAAAGCCTTAGCTTGTTTCTTTACCTGATTCAGATCAACAACCCCGCCATCCCTGAAAAAAGCATCCATCTTCTCGTTACGCTTAGATTCTTCCTGTTTGCCATAAACGATTTCAGCGAAAGAACGAAATTGTGCTTCAAGCTCGTCTATCTCTTTCTGGTTTTCATTGACGTACTTGGAAAGAATAGAAGCATTAAGATTAGATGTGTTTTTGTCTTTTACATCTTCATTTTTCTCTAATCTCTTATATACACGCTCCTGATCTTCGTACTTATCAGACAAACCAATCTTCTTCTTATATCGATCAAGGAGTGTAGCATACGTATCTTTTGACGTTGCCTTAATACCATAATTTTCTCTAACGTAAGAGGCAAACTCATCATCTATCTTACGATAATCGGAAACAATATAAGCCTCTGGCAAATCAACCGGAGTGCCACCATTTTCATGTCTGTTCCCTTTGGCTTCCATAGGCCCTACGGAGTCAGGAGTCAGCACGTACTCGCCTTTCTCTATCTCTACATTCGCAGCATCTTCCATAGACTTGGGAAGAGGATAAATATATTCGCCGGTCATATCAGACGTATCCATCTTCTGACCGTTACCTAAATTCACGCCACCACCTTCACGTTCCCACTTGATGAATTGCTGACGACGCTCCTTGGCAAGTTTTTCCCTCGCTGCCTGCTCGTCTCTGCTGGCTGCATACGCAGCAGATGAAGCTCCCATGATATTACGGGTAAGACCTAATCCTAAACTAACACCAGACAAGGCAGCTTGAGCCACATTAGCACCGACCTTATTACCGGCTCTTATCCGGCCAAGACTTGTACCGAACATTTGAGCTCTTCCGGTTAGATCGGGTGAATAATATGGGGTAGTCATAGGATCAAGAGGATTACCATCTTGGGAACGTTTTTCTTTAGAGGAATCAGCATCAACACCACCTACATTCATTGTATTATCAACGACTGATTTCTCTACGTTTTTAACCATACCCCTATTATCAGCGAGATATCCTGCATATCCTGCATCATTGTTTTCAAAAAACGGATCGGATGTAGGCATACTACTAAATGGATTTATCTCCCCCTCCTCTGTTTCTAAAATCACATCAGAAGGCATATATATATTCTGAATATCAGATTCACCCCATTTATTAACAGGCGTTCCATAATCAAGAATAGACTGAGTAGAGGATACATTAATATCCTGTTTCTTATCCTGAACACTACCGCCAGGAGCGAATATCGGACGATTTTTTATGATTCGTAATTTCATACTATCTTTTTTCACAAAGATAAGAGAAACGAACGAGAAAATCCAACGTTATGGGATACGTTTAAAAATCAATCATGTACGGCAGACAAACCGCCCGAATCAGGGTCGTACTTAAGACCGCATGCCCGGCGATAGTTCTTAAGCGCTCTCTTGTACAAAAACAGCACTGTCTTGGAAACTATTTTCTTCATAGATTTGGTTAAAACCTCTTCTGTTGAAACAGACATCAGACAGCTATTCAAAAACGACCTGACATTGGAACCGAACAAGATCTTCACCATTTTTCTAAACGTTCTAAAAAGATATGATGCAGAAAGAGACTTTAACCCATTGCGAACCAGTCTCTTATTCAAATACGAAACAGCCTTTTCAGATAGACAGAGCCTATTCTTTCCTTCGCTATCTACCTCTGACGAGAACCACGAATATAAAGTGGTAGGATGTTTCTTAAGGTGATTGATGAAGGAAGTCATTATCCCTTCTTTTAAAGCCCTTTTGTGGGCTACGCATGCAGCAATCTTCTCTTCTCTTTTCAAAGAGCTGTCAAGGCATCTAAACACCGTCCTATCGTCTCCGATGAAATACTGAGGACGTTCTTCCTTAAACTTAGCCCGATATGCAGCATATCCTTCCTTACGGAGCATATCTATCTGAGACCGGATATAGAACCTTACGCACTTTTCTTCAGCCTCTTGCACGCTTTTAAGATAAGGAACTGACTTTCTCCCATATCGGAGATAGTCGTAAACCATAGCCTCAATAAAGTCATTGTACGGAAAGAATCTTCCAAAGCCAAAGTTCCAAACTATGAAACATCGCACTCTATCTTTCCAGTAATCAGATATGAGAAAGTTGCTACAATATCTCAACTTCCTGTCTTTCTGATAGAAATGATGAGTATGCTTGTCATAAAATAGATTAAAATATCTCAAATTGCCTAAACACTGACCGGATGGACGGCGTACTACATTGTACCCTAAGTTGCTGAAGCTATTGTATATAACTTCTATCGGAGAGACCTGCTCTTTCTTGAAGAGCTTGTCGTGTAACTTGTGAGGATTCATTATTTCAGTTATTTTTGTTTCCATTTTGTTGTTTAGTGCAAATATATGATTTTACATAAAAAGAAGAAAATGCACTGCCTTGTATCCGGTTTGAGAGAAATAGGATACAAGGTTTTTTATTTTATGACGGTTTGGATAAGAGACAGGAAAACGGTTCTGAACGTAACCTCCTGACCTTCAGGGGTGGGACAACAAATCTTGAATTAAAACTACGCCTATAAATAGTCTCCGTTTTCCTTAATATTAAGACCATTTTCAATGATCTTACTCATTATATTATTTATATTATTTTATATACTTTACCATTTATTCATATAATTGTTTACAGTGAATGAACTTAACGACCGAAGGGAGTTAAGTGAGTGAACGGATTGACAAATTACTTTTTCCGTCATTGTATTGTTCGCCTAATTGTGTTAAAAGATTGAGTATCGTGACCGAAGGGAACGATGCGAAAGAACTTATAATATTTAAAAACGACTGAACCTATCGACTGAAGGGAGATAGGTGATGGAGTGACGTTAATAGTTATATTAGGTAGCCAGTGGAGAATTAGGCAGGCTGGTAGGCGAGACGGGCTCCCATGCCCGTCAGGACAGTGGAGGTACATAGGTCTGTTCTGTTAAACCAAGGCGATGATAGTTCCATCCTTCACGAAATCGCACAAAAAAAGCCGGATTATCTTGATATCGTTCTTCAACCTTCGGTATCCGCATAACGAGTCTCAAATCCGGCTTCGCTTTATTAATATGAGGAAAAAACACAATCTTGTTCTAATTATCGGTGACGCCTTTAATGCGAAGTTGTATATTGGGAAGCACGGCATTAATCAAAGCCATTTTCTTATCCTCTTCGCTTTCTTTTTGATGCTGTTTATACATCATGCTGTAATCACTGTCATCACCATCCTTTTTCCCGTCTAACGTCAGTAAATGATTTACGATGTCCTTACCATACGTTTCAGTCCATGTACGGAATCTCTCTTCCTCGGACTGTCTCTCCTGGGACGGGACTTCCGGGTTAGGGAGGGCGGCTGCCACTTCTACCTCTGGAAGTGTTACCGATGCTGCTGTTTCAGCAGCATCTCCGAATCCCATTTGACCATACGAAGATACGGAATTTTCTTCAATTTCCAAACCAAGATTTTTTGCAACTTCCATAGCATAGTTATAACGGTCATCATTTCTTATAACACTCTTATGAGGGCGTCCTGCTCCCTGGTTCCAAGCTACTACAGCATCTTTAAGGTTATCGGCGTTCATGAAGTCCTGCCGGCTGTAGTTGTAATACCCTGGTCCTTCTTTTCCTTTTCTTGTGTATAAGAAATTAGAATATCCGGTCTTTCCTTCGTATTCGTCAGCTAAGAACTCAAGTTGGTCTTTGAATGTTGGTGTAGAATGACCTTTCTTTTTGGCGTGCTTGAACAATTTATCCATGCGCTCATTATGCCATTGCTGTATGCCGTATGATGTTCTGTTGTCTCCGTATATGTCATCTTTAAGACCGGATTCAGCCATTAGGTTACCTATGATGGCAAGCGCCTGTATCTTGGACATGCCGCGCTTATTAGTAAAGTATTCATATGCTTCACGCTGCTTGCCAACTACGCCACCTTCTTTTTTGATGTTGGTATTGTATCTCTTTCCATTCCATGTAAATTCCTTAAGACCTCTTTTCCTGGCTTCTTTAAAGGCTTCGCCTCTTGTAGTGGAAATCGGGTCTTGTAATTCAAGATCGTTTTTTATACCAAGAATGGCATTAATAATATTATCATCCTTTTTATCATCATCATCTAATTTATCAACATTATTCGAAACGTAAGATTGGCTTATTAAATTTGATACGCTTTTTCTATTTTTATAAGTTCCTTCTTTATCTGATGGAGCTTCAAAAGCATACACAAGTGGATACGAATAATCCGTATCTGGATCTTCTGACATAAATTCGCTTACTGCATGAATGGCTTTATTGTATTTAGTATCCTTTATACTATACATCCCATCATCTTGAACATGATCATAAAATCTGTCTATCATGTAATTGATATATCCACGCTTATCCCCCTTAAATCGCTCTTTATCTTTCTCAAACTCTTTGGGTGGATATCTTTTATCGGATTCTTGGAAAAGTCCCTTAAACCCTCCATAATCAGATACGGCATAGGGATTACCACCAGATTCTTCAATAATATTTCCAAGTACGGCTTCTATCTGGCGTTGATTGAAACCTTTATCATATAAAGCATCATAGATCATATTCATTCCATCTACGTCCATAGTGCGGTGCGTACCCTTACCCACGCGCTTCATATTTTCATATTTGGATTTGAATAAATCCCAATCTATTTCCGGCTTAGAAGAATCCCCTCCTTGTTTTTTAGATCTTATCTTCATTTTTTTATCCAGATCATTCTTGGAATCAATGGCGGATTTCAACAAAACCTTGTTTGGATCATTCTCTTCATATGGATTCTTATCTTCTACATAATCCAGAATATCAAACGGGTATCCTATTGTATCAAGAATCTTAGTAACAATCCCGACACCAAGAGGTTGATCGCTTCTATAAAAATCATACTTATCTTTTACGACCATCCTACCTCTATCATCACGGTACATAGTGAAACTTGATAAGCCTGATAAATCATTTAAATCGCCGTAAGCATCTGGTATAAAATTGTATTCGTTAAATACCTGATGTTCTCCAGTTCTGGCTTTTTTTAATAGATCTATTCCCTCTTCCACCATTCCAAGTTTCCTACTTGTTACATCCCTTAACTCCTCCAAATCAGATACGTCCTTGCCTGCAACTTTTCCATCAATTATCTTATTATCTAAGGAATCAAGCTCCCTTCCATATTTTTTAGCCATTTTCTCCCACCCACCATTTATCCTGTCAGATATAATGGATTTGATATTGTCTGGTATTCTGACAATCCCATTTTCTTCTTTCAGATTATTTGGTTGGTTTAAGAATCTAAACCAAAGATTCTGACTAAAATCATCTACATTGGCTTTCGGAACATCTTGACCAAAAAATTCCATTATTTTGGTTTTTAATCCTCTTTCATTAGCATACACGTCAGGTGTTATATTAGATGCCAGATATTCTCTAAGTTTTACAAACGGACCAATTTTACTCCATAATGTTTTTGGTTGTTTGTCTCTTACATAATTTTTAGTCTTCTTTGCCATTTTTTTCTTCCTCCTTCTTAAATTTGTGGTAAGCACCACAAACCTTATCAACTAACCATCCCATCAGACAGGCGGCATGCTCATCTCCTCCGACTTCAAAACCGTAATCCATATTAAGATACTTACAATAAATAGAAAGACCGTGCAGGCATTCGTGTCCTATGGTTCTAACATCCATATCAGACAGCGAATGAAATAAGAAACATATTTCTTTCCTGTGATTGGTTCGGTTTCCTACGAAAATAGTTCTGCCACCATAATCATCAGTCCACCCCTCCCAGCTCTGATCTTCTACTTCCAGGTTGGCGAACGTCTTAACTATATACTCTTCATCTGCTCCAAGCAATACCCTTACATTATAGGGGTATATATCATTTTCTGGAGTAACAGGCACATCAAGATATGTTTTAACATACCCCGATCCGCCCCCTCCACCACCTCTTTCAGGGCCTGACGATGCACCAGAGCCACCGCCACCAACAATGAATACATCAACAAATTTACAACCAGCTGGCACCATCCATGTACCGGATGATTTTAACTCTTCCACAACTTCTACCAATTCTCTCTTTCCCATCATCACCCTTCTCCTCATCTCTCACCTCCTTTCATTATACTCTCATGACAATTATCCCATGTTCTTTTTTTTCAGTGATAGACCTGTGGCTTTTCCGGCTGGCGGTTCGACGCTTGTTTCCTCCGATTGCCAGCCGGATAAAATCACTTATGAAAAAGTTGGAGTTTACCCCCCCCTATGCTAACTTTCCTTCTCATATTATCTATTTTTAATCTTATCTTCAGAAATCAACCACTGGAATATGATTTTCCGGTTGCTAATTACTTTCTTTATCCTCATCAGCATCCAACTTCCTCTTAATCTATCCAGCCATGATCGTCTGAAATTAAGAGCATCAGGATTAACTGACTTATTTATATCGTTATCGTCCTTGATCCAAATAGGGGTCTCTGACCGGTCATCGTCAACCCTGTTGAAGAAGTCATTTAACTTATGTCTTCTATATACCTCAGTATCCAGGACCTCGGTATGGTCGCCTACGATCTTCGGATACGATATACGTTGCGCTAAATTATTCTTTTCTTCTGGAACAAGACGAATTTCACCTGAGTTGTTTGTGTCGTTGTAGATAGTTATCGTATCCAAACCCACTTTCCTGTCAAGTGTGTAATTCACATCATCGACGTATTTCCTTGCGTCAAGCTCATACTCAACAGAAGCCAGCGTAGAACCGTTATATTTCTCTTTTATCGGCACTTCTAATATAAATGGATATGTTGTGCCGTAGAATGTTTGGAAGCTCTTATTCGTCAGCAAATGACTCCATAAACCACCTTCTTCATCTGATGCCGGGAAGTTTATTCCTGTCTGGAAATATTGTTGCTGTTCTATATAATAGTCAGGACAGAACGAATAATAAGAAATCCATTCTTGCTTCAGACACGAATATCCGATAGTGAACGACACGTCCTTGAAATATTGTTCGTCCTTTAAAGATATTTCCTTATCGTTTGACAGCACCTCTGTTTCATTGTATAAGAACCTTCCACCATCATATTTATAATATGCCGGGTTCTTAACAGGTATATAATCTTTTTTCGTGATAAGTACCCTCTTATACCTGTTATCCCATCCAAGAGACAGACCAAGACCGATAAATTTATTGTCTGTATCTTCTTCTGTCATCTCTGTACCGGTTAAGATATTAGTTATTCCGTATCTAAGAATCTTAAAAGGAAGATGACGCTTGAGCCAATGCCTGATACCTACACTAAGTTCCTTGAGATTACGTCCGTTCGGATCGGTCATAAATACCTGTGCTCTTTTAGTATCTACCCAGAAGTGACCAAATTCTGAACTAATTATTTCAGTGCTCTGTGTTCCAGAATAACCAAGGTCGGTCGTGTTGTACTCCAGAGGCCGGGACGCAAACAGACCGCCGGTGCCCATCTCGGCCTGCCCTGGGGAGGTGCGCTCCTTGATTACGTCTATGGCGTTATGGAGTGAAACCTGGTCCTCGAACCTGACAAGAATCTGATTAGACTCGATACGCTTCATGTGAATAAGCTTCCCGTTGCTGGTTGGGAACTCATGATAGTCCATAGGTTTGTATGTCAGCCACGGATCTGTTTGACTGTTTTCAGATACGTCAGCCCTACTCCATATAACACCATTAGGTCGCTGGTAAGCACAATCATAAAAACGACGTTCGTATGTCGCCGGCAATACATTAGGTGTCAACGTCATTCTTGATGAGTAGATAGGACTTATCTTGTAATCATTGTCCCTATGGATAGACACGTTCTTTTCTTGTGTCCACCAAGCAAAATCACCATGAGCCGGATAAAACCATTCATGAGGCTCTACTCCTTCTAATCGGAAATTGCAGTTTATTTCCGATTCTACAAGGAATTGAGGAATACCATAAGACCACAGATAAAATCTACCATCCACATATTTCTTAGCCTCATTTTCACCATTTAAATTATACAAACTTTTTCTATTTGGATAAAAAGAATACGTTCCTTTGCTTGATGATGTCCAGCTATTAAAACGTTCGTTGTCAGTATGCTCAAGCATATCTTCTCCAGTATCGTAATTAACGAAATACTTAGGGAATCCAACATTCCGGTAATCATTGTAAGCAAATGGTATCATATCCCCTATACCAAAAGCAGTATTATAAAAAAATGGGAATTTTCGCTTCATGGAAAACCTCGATATGTAGGTGTCACCGCCAAACAAAGGTTGCTTCCCTCCTTGGAAGAATCCACACCCTCCTACTGATATCCATTTTATATCTTCTATAGCTCCATACTGATCGGGCCTGTATCGCATAAGCTTCATATACGGAGAACAGATATAAGACAACATCTTCGTCCTTTCAAAAGACTCTTTAGATCCGGCATCAGAAGCCATGATAACAGGGTCATGGATACGACTTGTATCATATACCTGGGCCTGCATAGGATACGATACAAGATACTTTGAATTTAAGATGCTTGTATCAGGATCCTTTTCTCCCGGATCTCCAAAAGATAAGAACATGGAAGATTCCCTATCTATGTTATTTATAAACAAAAAATCTTTTGAAGCGTTTTGGTTATCATCATCCACATCTTCTCCAGTAACCCAAGATGATGTTGTAGACGGGTCGGATATGGGGTACATACCTGATTTAAGACTCTTGGTGTTAGCCAATCCCCTTAATCTGTTTTGTTCGTATGGAGCCGTATCATCGAAGCCCATCATGCTATTGTAGTAACCTACAGACGTGTAGTAAAAAGCATGGTTTCTTCTTGGGCCATTGTTTATGAATGTCGTGAGCCAATCATATCTGTACTTACCATACAATACCGGTCTTTTAGCAAGCGTATCAGATATGGTGGCAATCATTGAAGCGAATATCATTGCCATATTGATATTACCTATCACACCTACATACGCAGACGTAGAACGGTTCATAAGCTCTTCCGCTATCTGAGAAGCTATGGTGGCCGTAGATTCGATGTTAGCCAACGTAGCCGCCATCTTATATGATTGTTTCCCTAATATCGTCCATTTGGGATGATCTTCAACCTCATCAAAGTTTCCTACAGACATTCCCCTTATAAAACCTTCTATAGCCACCTCCGTAGGGGTTTCAGGCTTATTGAAATAAATATCAGGAGAACTAAATGCATACCACACGTTTCCTTTTCTGAAAAATGGGTGGGTTATAAACGATACCCTTTTTTCAGTTGCGTAATTAAAAGAGTCATCCGATAAATCATTATACGGATAATTAGGATACAGATTAAGATTCGAGTTTTGACCTGAATACCTGTACATGTCGTAAGCTATTCCGGTAGCTATAACAGAACGATTAAGGCGTCTGTCACCTCTATATATCTCATAGCCTGTAACCATATCTCGCTGCTCTTTGGTTATCAATCCGGAATCTACAGCAAAATCAAGGAAGACGTTAATCATATCCTCGTCTACTAATATTCCTATAGGATAAATATCAGAAGGAACATCATAAGACCTAACATCCCGATTCATGAAAAGCATATGATCGTTGTCCGGGAACTTATAATGCCGGATAGGTTGTTGACAAAAGACGGTACTGGTATCTACCGTACCATATTTATGACCTTTAAAAGACATCATTCCCTTATCATCCGTAGAAGGGGAACCGTAGTATTCAGTAAGCTTGGATACGATATTGTCGTAAGCTTTCTTGGAATTGCCTTCATAGCCATGATCACTTATCTTAACCTTACTACTGTCATACAGTTCAAAATTAGCAGGATACTTCTCAGACGATTCCCAGTAAGCGAAATCACCGTACTTGTATTTCCTTGGAGCGCAGTTTATGGGACGATCCCCGCATATCGTACACTGGCTGGCGTATTCTACTGTGGCCCTTAACGATATTTCTTTTGCCCGTACATTTATCCGGTCTATTTCCTTTTCTCTGATACCAAAAATATAGGGGTATATAGTTTTACCAAGGACGTAAGATGTGCCTACCAAACCTCTTGACGGATTCTTACTGTTCTTCTCTTCTCCATCGTCTTTAACCTCACAGAAATCAATTTGTCGGACAGTAAAAATCCAAGGGCATGATACGATAGGGCAGTCTATGGCTACATACAATCCATCAGGGTACTTATCGAAGAAAGATTCGCCTATGTGCCCAAAGTAAGGACGGGATGCTCCAACAATAACATAATTATCGCCTTCATCCATAATCTTCTCCCAATCAAAGTTGAGATCATCCTTATCTATCTTCCTATTGCTTCCTTTGTATCTTGGATCTAATGATTTCCAAAAAGAAAGACGGACATATTGTGTGGACACAGCATCCATAAGACCATCTATTTTACCCAAAGATTCCAGATAAAGAACTTTGTCCTTGGCCGGGAAATCAGGATCATCCCATTCTTTAGGTCTTGTAATATGAAGGAAACGGGCGTTACGAAGCACGCATTTCGTAAACCTCCATACCAACAACTCTGATGTAAACATCGTAGAACCTTTAACATCTTCAGGAATAAGAGCACCTACGTTATTGTCAGCTAAATTAGCATAAGAATCCCAGGTCCATCCATCTCCGTAATCTCCTTCTGGAACGTAACCGGTATCAAGGAAATTATATGAATAATCATCTATCTTCTTCTCTATCTCAGGCCAGGTGTCCCTTATCAGGGCTCCAGGCGCTATCCTTGACCTGTAGGCGTCGTTGTGTATAGTGCTCGAAGAACGTCCGGCACGCCAATCTGGAAGACATCTTCCATTAAAACAAACCTTCCCCTCTTCATCTTCTTTATCGTTATTCCACACATCATTCATAAGAAGGTATGCTCCAAGAAGTGTAGAAGATGACTGGAATGAGTTATAATCGCTTCTGGCAACAGTAGGATTAAGACAAGGCTCTTCTATAAAACATCCGCAAGTACACGGCATAGAATCCAGAACATAAATAGCTTCGGCTATAGACTGTAATATAACAGACGGTTGTAACAGAGAATCATATACAGCACACGCCTTAGTCCCATCATCTCCCGACCAGAATCCAGCCCAATGACCGCCATCTTCGTCATCGGCAAAGAAATACTTGTCCATGAACTCTATCATTTGTTCCTGTAGTTCCCAGTTAAATAACACAGAATATTTATCCTGCTTTTCACCGCCGGTAGTATATAGGTAGTCGGTGGATACGTGCTCCATATCCTCAAGCTCCTTATACGTATATTCTTCACGGAAACCCACAATACGATCTACCGGAGCCGTAATAAGCGAATACTGGCGATGCGCATCAGTACACTCGGCTCCAAACTCAGGAGCCTCGATACCATCTATAGCTTCTTTTTGTTCCTCCGTATTATGATCGTCAGGTTCTCCGTAGCTGTTGAATATATCGCATATTTCGTTGGCAGCAGCATTATTAGGTTCTTCTGTAGCGGTATTACATGCGATGTCTTTTATATTAGATGAAAAATAATTAATCACCTCATCTATTATAATCTGACTTCTGAATGTAAAACTAACGTTCGTATAAGTTTTAAAATCATTTTGCAATGTTATAGTTTGACCGATAGTAGCCGGATTCTTACATTCTTCTTGTCCGGTTTCTTCATCATCAAAATCCTTCGGATCTCCTGCCGTATTATAATACTGCCACTTGAATTTACGCTCTTGCCCTGAACAAGGTGGAGCATATTGGTTTATGGACTTATATACCCTATCGGTATCCTTATTTTCTATTTCTGCCGCAGCATCTTTATAAGGGGGAGGTATTAACACAAATGCCGGAGTTTTATAACCGTTGGAGCACTTAAAAGAAATAGCAAACGGATACACTTCATTTCTCATATACCCCACATACAATGAACAGGCATTACCATCCTTATACAGATCTTCGTGGGCTACCGATGCCTGCCATTGAAGGAAGTGTCCCATGAGGGAAACTACAGGCTGTAAATTCCATTCTTTTTCCGCCGTAAGACCATATTGAAGAAGACGATTCCCGACAGCCACAATCCCCCTTGATGTGTTATACACAGGTTTTTTCAAGGATATGTGTTCGAATGTAGTACGTTTGTTATTAAGATCCGAATAATACAATATAGTCTTTTCTGATACAGGATGAATACCTTCTACAAAGTAATCAACAACCGGTTGAGTTTCTCCGTTGTATCCTACTGTATTTTGAATGATAACAACCTTAAAATATTCAACTTGACGATCTATGTTAGATACGACGAATCTAATACCTAAATTAGTACGTTCTCCCCATTTGCCATCTTTTTGAGTAATATACTGTTCATCGAATATAGGTACAGGATTAGTAGGATTAGAATAACTTCCAAGCTCGTTTCCAAACTCGTCACAAGGAGCCACAGTAGCCTGATAGACGCCTGAGCGCAGGCTGCCCCCGTACTCTATCTGAGCCGGCTCTATGCACATGGGTTTGAGTAGCGGAAACACCCTAAGTTTCTCACATGCCAGAAAACAACCATTCTCCTGCATGAACTTTTTCCTATCGTATTCTTTATCGCATATCTTATACCCATGATAATGATACCATATATCACCTTCATCATCAGGAGTCAGAGCCTTGTCTACAATAACATACCTGGGAGGATTATAATCGTCAGTCCAGTAAATACATTTCCCACATTTCTCTGTCTTTATTTCTATGGTTTTTATAGGATGATAGATAGAGAACTTAAGGCGCGGATCTTGCTCGTTGTCTTCCAGCAAGGTCTTCATGCCAGAACACAACGACTCCGATCCTTCTACCATAGATTCTATATCGGAATCGGATAAGATACTTGTATCGGATTCAGGCTTGAAATAAGTTATCTTAGATACGCCTGTTTCAGGATTTGTTATAAAAAAATAGATATTGCCCGAAGTAAGATCATTCTTGTAACCAATAACCTTAAACCCATCGAAATCAATGCATTTAAGATTACTGTGCTCGTTAGATCTCATCCCAACATTACCATCCTCGGATTCGATGTTGGCATTCAAGGCAAACGTATAATGCTGATCCGTAAGACTCGACGGATGCAGATCTCGGTTCATACCTGTTTGAGGAACCGCTATGTTTCTGTTATCTTCTGCTGCCATTTTATAACTGTTTGTCACAAAGATAGCAAAAGAGATTTAATCATGGATTTCTAAAGTAGGTGAAGAAAAGAAATACATTTTCAGTCTCCTACTTTATCGACCACACCTACATAAAAATCGGGGATAGGATTATCATTGAAATTTCTTATTTGAATATCAATATAATTATAGAAATAATTATCAACTGGATCCATTATCGTCACATTACTTTCTAAAACCCCGTCTTTGTATGAATACAGTTCCTCATGTTCGGAATCAATGTAAAAAATATATCTTGGTAAATCCTGGGTATTAACTGTTAGATGATTATTAAACAAACTGCATTTAGAATGATCAGCAGACAGAAGTAACAATAGAAATGTATATGCAGATTTATCTCTTATTATAATATCACAATTAGATGATACATTAGACAAAACCTTGGATAAATCAAATTCTCCAAAACTTATCTTGAATTTCTTTCTTCTTATTGGAGTTATATATACTGGACTATTAACTACAATATTATTCCATTTAAATTGACTCCCTTCCATTACAGGAGAGAAACAATTACCCATCACCATATTAACATTTTCAAATCTTCGTCTCATAACATCTACTTACGATTTATATCTTCTACCCCTAATCAAAACAGTACCATCACCACCGTCACCTTCTGATCCACCACCGCCACCATAACCACCGCCACCATTTACTCCACTTCCTTTACCTTCTTCATAGTCAGATACTCCTGCTTTTCCATATATTTCACCTCCACCACCTCCACCACCAGCAGCATTCCGTTTACCTGAAGATTCCCCAAAATCTCGAGTCGTATGACCTTGTCCTATACCTCCTTCATGAGCGCTGCCGTTTGATCCATTACCACCATCCGAACCGCCATTACCTCCTATAGAACCTCCTCCACCGCTACCTGAACCGCCATCTGAACGCCATGGACCATTTTCGTATCCATCCATACTCCCTCCATAAGCTCTATAATTCGAGTTTAGAAATTGCGAGTATCCGCCATCATTAGGTGGAGTACTATTAGAACTTCTACTACTTCCTTTGCCAACTCTTATTGAAATTGACTGACCCGGTATAACAGGGATAGCATCACCATCTCTCCATCCGGATGTATCTTTTTTAAAGGTTTTTGTATATCCTCCAGCTCCTCCTGTATCTGAATATCCTCTATTGCCTCCGCATCCACCACCGACAAGAAACACATCAACCTCCCTACATCCAGATGGAACCGTCCATGTATAATTTCCTGCCGGATAAAACCTTATGATAAAGTCTTCAAGTTCCCTATTTTTTTGCAATAAACGACGTCTCATAACATACTAAGGATTATCCCCCCCCCTATATATAATAACTTACTGTAAATCATATAATTATATTTAACATACATAATCAAACAAATACAAAGAAAGAATCATTAGAATAAAGACTGGTATCCTGCGCGTATGTCATACAATCAACATCCTCATCTGCGTTTTGTATAAGGTCACTCTTGCCGTCATAATTGTTAGAAAACATAAAAACATATTTTTTATTGTTTATCTGAAACCTATATATAATGCCATGTTGTTCACTTGGAGCAGGAGTTGGATTAAATTTGATAAATATAGCATTACTTCTCTTTTCTATAACCTCAAAAGAAACTGTACTCTGAGTATGAATGTTAAAACATGATCCTTGCCTAAGCTGATTCAAGACATTATTCACCTTATCTGGGCTAATTGTATCTGATTCATCTTTACTCATTAAATCAAGTACCTCAAAACGATTATCATGATCGGTATCGATTTCAACACAATGATAAATAGCTCCATTACCAGATCTCTGTTCCTCAAAATATCTTCTCCTACTCATGATAATACTCCTTCCCGTAATATTTCAAGAAGCTAAATCCTTTCGACTCCTTCCTCAAAACATCATGCTTATTCCAATACTTTTCTAAGTCGAAAGCCTCTCTTTCGAATACGATATTATGATATGCCTTATCGTGATTGCGATATATGCACAACCTAATCAGGTACTCAATTAAATACCATGAATAGTATAAAAATATCGGAATAAGAGACAGCCACAGCATCCACCATCCTATATTACCGAATAAGAGACACAATCCTATTGTAAGCAAAGACACGAACATGCCAAAATCAAATAACGTATGATACTGATTGCAATGTGCCTCCTCATGATATTCGGCTCTCAATGATATAGCATCACGTTCGGTAAATACGGCTCCAAATAACATAATTGTTTTGTAGCCGTCAATGAACGTAAATAACTTAGCTATTTTTGATTTATAATATATTTTCATTGCCAAAAAATATTTTATACCAATTACATAAAGTCAAAAACTCAATAGGAGAATTAACTTCATCCCATTCCCATTCCTTAAGGTAGGACTCTAAGCTGCTTCTATCAACGTCTTCACATCCATGAAGAAAAACCAGATGAGGCATAAATAGCTCTCCCCCTTCCAAAGATTTATTAAACTTATTAACCAACCTCTTTCTAAACTTAGTACCGTACCATGATTTTTCATTTGTGGATCCAAGACAATAATAAGAATTGTTTTTAACTTTAATACCAAACCATTTGCATATATATGGATGATATACTCTATCTGCTAAGAATATAAATGGTTTATACCATAGGCAATGCCAGAATGTACTGCACTTGCCACCAAACTTCTTAAAAGCCCATCTGAACCCTCCAGAGAAGTACCAATTGTTAGCCCCTCTCTTAACCTTAACTTTGTATTTAAGATTCTTATTCCGGTTACTAACCCTATCCCACGGCTTAACCTTATCAGTGTCCATATCAGGAAGAAATGTCCAATGATGAAGCAAGGCACTGTAATAAGGATTGTATATCTTGTGTCTGTTTCTAATAACGTACTCAAAAATATCGTATCCTGCTTGCCTGGCTTCTTCAAATCCTTTTTCTGATAAGAAAGCTAATATCGGAGCCAGATTCCAAATCTGATCTTGTGAAGTGAATGGGGAGAAGCATGGATCTTCGTCTTTTAACTCTATACCATTAGTGTACCCGGAACTTATTTTGGAAAGACCGAATTTGCTTGCATCTTCGCTATGGATATCGTCTCTTAAGAAAAATCCTTTTTCGAATTTGAAATAAATACCTTTATTGTTATTAAAAAATAGATCATAAGTAGTATCGGCAAGACGAGTAAGTACCTGTATGGCATTACGAACATCATCTTCTGTCTTGTTACCAAGAACCATTTCCGTGTATAGGAACTGGAGATACTGAGCCAGGTTAATGGTTCCGTCTCCCACCCAGCCTACCCCGTTCTTCACCGACGACAGTGGGATGCACGAGGCCTGCTCTGTGTAGCTGGAATCATAAACGAAATCCCTATAGAAGACTTCTTTTATCTTATCGTATTTACTCCACAGATCTTCCATGCCATTACCCTATTACGATCACACAATCTCGTTTTTCTTTATTGTAGACCATCGTACCCATCTTAGTGTACAAACCTTTTATATTTTGGTAATTGGTTTCCCCGTGAGCTGAAACGTTGGTAGTAATGCTGTCGGAGTAAACTTCTTCGCCGCCTTCGTTAATGAAGTTAAATCCTTGTTTAACCATCTCTCCTCCAAGGTAGGCTGTAAAAGACACAACGACATTTCCTCGCCCTCTATTCCCATACCAATTACCATAGATATCGGCATTGATATTAGGTTCCGACTCGTCCATGCCCGGCGCTGATAGCAAGGTCTTCATCTTAATAAGTGCCCCTTCGAGTCCTGACTGCATGTTATCACCACCATAAATAAGGTAATCACCTACCTGTTGTTGGGTAGTAGCCCACTGCTTACTCCATCCAACGTACTTGTTATCCACATTTGATATGCCTGTATTGGTAAAACCGGTTGCAGTATCAAAATCGGAACCGTCTTCTGATTCCCATCCGTATCTAAGAACAAGATAATCGAACTCAGGAATTACAACGACCTGCTCGCCGGCAGCTTGTGTGATTGTAACGCTCTTACTCTCTCCACCAGCCGTTACCTTAGCTACGCCTCTACGATCTTCAGCTACTGGATTAGGGCCGGCTGTGAAGATAATATTTGCCGGTCCTACGCCTCTCATTTTGTCGGCAGTTACTATTTCGCTTGCACTAACTTCTAACATCTTATTTATTTTTTAATATTTCGAATACGTATATCCAACTCGACAAAAATACTATCGGGCAATACATTGTCTCTACCAAACTCGCATCTCCTTTAAATTGCCTGATTGACCAAACAATCATGGATGCAATAACGCCAGACAAGTATATAAATAGAACTACTTCTGTCATACCAATTTAAGTATATTGTCAATTACAGGATATGCCTTAGTATATATCTCAAACTCGGCACGACGCCTCCTAAGAGGTTCGTACATGCCTTTTAATGTCATACCCATCATCTTAAGTTCGGTCTTAGCATTTTTCAGCTTAACCAAATCTTGCTGTGCATACAACTTGAACAAATCGGCTGCCCCTTGTGCCTCCCCATTATACATCAGCTCCTCAAAGAATCTCATCTTCACAAAATTATCTACATAATCCAATACCAGACCTTGAGGCGTATCTGGTATAATTATATTAGATTCTCCGTCAAATGGAAGAGACCGGTACTGCATGTAAATAGACCCATCGAAATTAGCATACAGGAATCCGTTTACGATATTTATCTCATACGGACTATCCTTTATTGCTTTATTCCGGCATCTACTCAAACAAGAATCACGAAGCATAGGCTTAGCAAGACCTAACATTACCGGCCGGTCATAATAGCAACGAACTTCATGATCGCGATCATGAACATTGATATAAAATTTTTCAACTATCACTTTCTCGCATTCGTCTTTACAACATTCATCGCAAGAACACCACCTATAACTTCTTTCGGTACGTTCTTTCCAGGCTATTGTATTTTGAAGTTCTGGTATCACCGTATCACCTTCCGGCACCTCATATCCTTTAAAATCGCATTTAAAAGCCAGAATAAGATCAAAGTAATCACCAGGCATACGGGCCTGCCCTCGCTTGACATCCACTACCGCTTCTTTGCGCATAGTAATATCGCCTCCAAACTTCTTCAGGGCAATTTCTACCCATTTGTAGATGGATACCTCATCTATCAGATCACGCTTGTCAAATGATCTTAAAGACGATTTTAACTCTATGATATAATTTTCGACTGTCATCTCTTAAAAAAAATGGAGGACAGGAAACAAACCTGACCTCCACAAAGATATGAATAATATGTATAACGCCCTATTTTGTGTTTTCAAAAGTTAGGATCTTCAAACTTGCCGTACTTCAAGAAAAGGCTCCTACACTTTTCCTTTATCCCCTTAAGTGTGACTTCATATCCAGCACCAGTCATGTAGATGGTTTGCTGATTAACTCTTTCCCCAGAATACTTATCCACAAAATAAGATCGATAAACACCAAATTTGTTTTTAACAATGTCACTGTATAACTCCCATCTACCCTGCCCATTCCTGAACATGAACTTGACTTCCTCAAGAAACAAACGGAGATTCTTTTCGGCGATGATGATTCCATTCTGCTCAAGCTTCTTCGCCACATCTCTAATCAACCACATGTTTTCATGATCAACTTTCTTGAACGACTCCGCAAACTCCACATCGGGACGCTGCTCTTCTATGGTCTTTATCGCCTGCTGTCTCTCCGCCTCTGCTTGCGCTCTCTCGGCTATGGCTCTATTTTTAGCATCAATCTCGTCAGCTAATGCTCTTAATGCAGATGGATAGTCTTTCGGTGTTATAGAATAGGAACCCGTTTTTCTTATAGAGGGGAGAACCTCGGATGTTACCCATCGTTTAAACTTCTTTGCCGATTCTAATTTTGATGACAAAACAAGAGAATATAACCCAGATTCATTGATTACACGTATGCTGTCTAACTCATTGATTTCCAAGGGAGCCCAAAACGAGCCCCTCTGAAAATCAGACAGTTGCAAAAGAATGGTATCTTCTTCATCAACATGTCTTTTTATTGGATTTTTAGGCGTAGCATAGCCAAGTGATCGAGCTACATCTATAGCCACGAACCACACATCTCCATTTGGATCTACTATGGTTCTAATATCTCCAAATTCTGAATTTTTAAAGATTGTTACGCTCCCGTTTGTTTCCGTTTCGCTGGATTTTTGCGTCAAAATAATGTTACTGTTCTTCGCATTGTTTTGAAAATTGTTTACCTTTGTTCCCATAATAGGAATTGTTTTTTTTGTATCCGCCTGCTTGAGAAAGTAGACGGATATGCAAAAGTAGCGATTATCCTGTATCTACAAAGGGTGATCGCTACTTTTTTTCTACGACTTTCTGTGTCCTAATTCTTTATCTTCGAAAACTCTCTTAATCTGGAAATCTTTAAACACTCTTCTTTTAGCAAGTATTTCATTGTACATAAATCGATATCTTCGTCCTTTATTCATTTTAACCCTTAACTTCTTTTTCAAGCTATCTTGTATTACAAAATGGTAATATCTTTTAGAGTCTGCGAAATCCATAGCCAGATGGTTGTAGAGGTAGCCGTTGGTGCCGAGCCTGCTCACGATGTCCAGGTCCCGCCTGACGGTAAAGCGCTGGCCCGGTATAAGCACATGGCATAAGTAGCCCACGTTATCTACGTAAACACCAGCATCAGCTTCCACATAATGCTCTGATACGGTTTTCCATATAATAGACAACAGCCTTAAAACCTCTCCTCTATCTCTTATCATGCCTTTCTTAAAACCATTCTTTCTCTTCATAAGACGATGGTAGTAGGCTGCAAAATACGGTGATTGTATTGATGTTCTTTTCATGTTACTAAGTTATATAAAAATGGGTCTTGGTTTCACAACTAAGACCCAAATAAAGATAAATAATATTTTATTATTGAACAATTTGACTTTTCTGATTGGAATCAAGATTCGGATTTTCATCAATAGGAATCTGTAGCCTGAATGCTACTTCCTTTATCGTCTCTGCCACTACATACTCAATCAGCTTAATAGGGCAAATAAATTCGTATTCCCATTCAGATTCGCACCCTTTAGGTGTAGGATCGCAGGCCATTAACTCCAGCGCCTTCTTTCTTCTTGTTGTAAAGAACTCTACGTTAATAAGCTCTATATGAAAATCCGGTATATAAATATAGTCGTTTTCTACATAATAAAAAGGACGACGTTCTTTAACGTATTTAGCATACGGTCTTTTTTGTTCATTGCGATACGACTTTATTTCAGCGAACTTAAAAAATATAGTGTTATCTACGTTAGTCACCTTAGTAATAGCCGGTCTAAGGGCAGAATAAAGAAGTCCTGGAAGCTTATGCTTTGAACGCATAAGTGTATTACACAACGCAAATTCGGCATCGCAGCAAACTATTTTATCAACTTCAATCATCTCCAGGCAAGTAACGTAAGTTAGGAGCCGGTGGTCGCCAAGTAACGTTCCGTCATCCCATCTCTGTGCTGTATAAGATTCGGCTTTAGTTCTACCGATATTCAATATCCATCTCCGACTAACATGCGAATCTTTGTCAAGGGCATGAATACCGTTTACAACTCTTGATACAAATTCACCATTGGTAATCATGCTCCCCTCCTTTCTTTTGCTCTTGATTCTCTTGATTTAGCATTCAAGATCCTCATATAAATCTCTCTTTCACTCATGCTGGATATGGTTTTTATGGCCTCATCCAACATAACTTTCGTATATAAAGGTTTAGGGAATCCCTTTATCTTAACCGGATCAGGAACCAACTTAGCCTTACGATATTCATAAAATCTTTTAGAAGTTACATTAAGATAAGAAACAGCCTCTTCTCCGGTATAGTACTTAGCCGGATTAGCAAGCTGCGTCCATGTCTCAAGATCGTTGGCTGTAAGATGATCGCATTCCCCGCTTAAAAACATCTCCTTTATCTTATCGCATACCGCCGCACCGCTTTTACGCAGCGTCTCTGTCAGAATTTCTTTCATTTTCAAAACATCCTGTTTTAAACCTTAAAACAATAGAGGCAATGATTATCAAAAGAGTAACAGCCATAACAGACCACACTACGATATTGTGTTCAATAGGCATCTCAATATTAACCGTAACCCATTCTACACAGATATTAAAAATCATACTATAGATCAATAACCTATGCCATATACCAAACCTGAACATTCTTGAAAAAGCCAAGAGAAATAGGTCCCATGATAGAGAATGACCTAATATCGGATACAGCCAATTAGTGATACTAAAAGGATAAAACTCATCAAAAATGCTGGCTAACATAATAACCTGCATCAACACAGGATAATACTTCACAAACGTCACACAGACATTCCTCTGTCCTTTGCTAATAAACTTGTTGCTCATAATATGTTGTTGTTATGTTATTAAAATGGGGAAGGCGATCAGCACCTTCCCCTGGTTTTCAATCACTTTTTAGTGCTCGTCTTCTTTCTTTTCATCTTACCGCCAACACTACCGCCTTGACGCATTTTGGGTTTGTCCTTTTTATCAACTTCCCCACCCTGACGAGCTTTCTTTTTACAAGCCATGATACTAAAAATTTAAAATTGAATGATGTGCAATATTAATCATTTTTATTCTAATAGACAATACTTAAAACACAATATTATAATCTAAAATATTCAAGGGGAGAGAACTAAATTCCCTCCCCTTGCTAATTATGCTGGATTAAGATCCATTTGAGAATAAACGTATTTCAAAGTACCTCTTTCATCACCACACTCAGCTCCATTTACGATAAAGTTGTAAGAAGCAGGATATTCATTATATACATTGAAAATACCACCTTTCTTGGAGATATTTTGTTTTTCATACTTCCTAACAGTAGCGGTCTTATACACTTTGCCTTCGTAAGACACGTTTATAGTTCGTATATACCATGTAGTATCTCCATTCTCATCTCCAGAATGAACATATCCTGCCAATATACCACCCATTACAGCCCCGAAATACGAACAAGAGCTTCCGGATTGTTTTCTCTGGGTTATTGTTCCGATGCTTATAGTAGCTCCAGATATCTCACGATAATCAGCATCCACCACCTTAATATCACAGGTGTAGATTCGGATATTTCCATTTTCATCACCAGTCCATTCGAATCCGGCAATACACTTACCGGCGCCAGGATTATAAGAAACATTATTCTTCCTATATGTAGCCCAAGAGCCGTTTTTCAATGTAATATGCGCCGGAACAGGTTTAGCCTCTGCCTTTCCTTCTTGGTTGACTGTTATGTTAACAGTCTTCCCAGACTCATTTTGCTTCAATGTCACAGTGCCACTTCTGGAAGATGAAGAGCTGTTTGCGGATGAGATTATTACAAATGAATAATCATAGCCTGACAAAACAGAACAATTTACTCCTGACGGTTTTTCTGTAACTTCTGTAACCCAACTTGGCTTAGATGATACAGTGTATCCTATCTTACTTCCATTCTTTTTACTTTTTAATTGAATACATAAATATGAGTTATTTGCACCTCCATTTGCATCGGCATTCCAAGTGCTTTGGTTGGTACTAAATTCGTAAGTAACTGCAACATCTTGTGTGATGCTAAGAGTAACAGTCTTTCCAGATTCATTTTGAACAAAAACAATGTCACCAGATCTGGAAGAAGATGTTGTATTGGCAGATAATGTCACCACGGCCTTCATGCTTTCAGATGTCTGGTCTCTGTAATCAACAGAACACCAAGAAGGTTTCGATTTAACAGAATATCCTATATATAAATCATTCTTAGTACTTATGATAACTTCTTCAATATTCTGAGATTCTCCAGTTACAGACCTTGACTTGCTCGTTCTTCCATCATGGAACTGAAATTCATATGGAGCATATCCGCAACTTCCAATAACATACTCTTCTTTAGTATCAGAATTTCCGCAATCATCGTAACGAATAAACTTAGTTTTGGTTCCATTACATCCATTTTCTTGCCAAGAACCGTAAGATCCGCAATTACAGCAATTTCTACAACTTACAGAATATTGACGATCTATGCTACCAGAGCAACTATCACGATAAGCATTGTACTGAGTATGACCTACGCAGTCTCCTGTTCCATAGTAAGACCAGTCAGTACAAGACTCTCTACCTCCATTAACCCATCTTGTGTCGTTATAAGAAGAAGAGCATGGATTGGTGTCACGTTGTTGCTTCTGAGACGTACACCCGTTACAACGGGTGCTTCCGGTATCCGACCAAGAAGGTGTTGTGCTATCAGGCAAGCAATCAGCATTCTTATTAGCTACTGCCTGACCTTGGGAATTTACAGCATCTTGAGCCTTCTTATTAGCATCAGCTTGACTGATATTGGACGTAAATGGACCACCCACCTGATCTTGGGTTACGGTAACAGACGAACCATGCTGACAGCTTCCGCAATTGTTTCTGGTGAAGACCTTACTTGCCTTACCGGTCCAAGTACAAGTGCCCTGTGCGTCAGCAAGAGCCTGACCTTGGGCCTCAACGGCAGCCTGAGCCTTACTATTTGCGTCTTCTTGACTTACGGTAGACGTAAAAGGACCACCGGTTACATCATCTTGGTCTATAGTAACCTCAGATCCGACACCTCCATCAGCACACTGTTTTGTAAATTGCTTGCTATATGTTCCGGTCCAGGTACATACCTTATCTCCACCTTCTACCCAGCGTTCATCTGCTCCACCATAACATTCGTTGGTATTGACTTGCTTCTTATAAGATTTGCCTCCTTCACATTTGGTTTCAAGTGGTTCAGAATCTACCCATACAGGATCGGTGTTGTCCATTTCGCATGTCCCGTTCTTGTTAACATAAGCCTGACCTTGGGCTTCTACGGCTTCCTGAGCCAGCCTATTTGCCTCTTCCTGACTTTCATTGGAATAGAACGGTCCGCCTACCATATCTTGTGTTACACTCATCGGAACACCATGATGACATGATCCGCAATTGTCTTTTGTAAACTGCTTGCTATATACGCCTACAAACCTACATTTACCTTTTTGGTTAGCAATAGCCTGTCCTTGAGCTTTAACAGCTTCCTTAGCCTTATTATCAGCATCCTCTTGACTTACGAAAGAAGTAAAAGGATTGCCTTCAACATCAGCTTCACTTACCTCTACTTCTGTTCCTGAATCCGGTATTTCACAGTCGTTCTTTTGGAACGTTTCTGAGTAATGACCGGTCCAGCTACAAACTTTGTTCCCACCATCTACCCAACGTTCTTGATTGTGGGTTTCAGAACATTCGTTGGTATCATGTTGCTTTTTCTGAGACTTACCTTCATTACATCTAAGTTCTTCCGGAACAACGTCTTCCCATACAGGATCGGTGCTAAGTGGCGTACAGTTGCCGTTTTTATTAACATAGGCCTGGCCTCCTTCTTCTACGATCCTACGAGCTTCTGCGTCTGCCGCATCCTGGCTTTCTGTAGACGTAACAGGACTACCATTAACCATTTCGGCCGTAACCTCCATTTCTACACCCTTATGGCAAGCTTCACATTCAGGAACGAATCTCTTGCTGTAATGACCGGTATAGACCGTCATATTCTCACAATTACCCTTACTGTTAGCAATAGCCTGTCCTTGTTCTTTGACAGCAGCTTTAGCCTTGTTATTAGCATCATCTTGACTCACGGTGGATGTAAATGGGGCGCCCACTACATCTTGTTCGGTTACGGTAATCTTAGACCCTACCTGACCTTCATTACAATCGTTTTTGGTAAATTCTTCACTGTATTTACCAGTCCACGTGCAATGTCCGTCCCGGTTGGCTATGGCCTGGCCCTGCTGCTCGACGGCAGCCTGAGCGAGCGCGTTAGCCGCCTCCTGGCTTTCGTATGAAGTAAAAGGACCACCGGTTACATCATCTTGGTCTACTGTTACCTGCGAACCTACGCCTTCTCCGTCGCAATTGTCTTTTGTGAATACCTTGCTATATACACCAACAAATTGGTTTTTATCTATGCAAGTGCCTTTCTTATTTGCAAGATCCTGTTTCTGTTCTTCCATAGCAGCCTGAGCGAGCGCGTTAGCCGCCTCCTGGCTTTCCCTTGATACAAAAGCATCTGGATATCCGGCAAGATCCTTTTCAGTCAAATCAACGAAGCTTCCGGTCTGAGATTCGGCATCACAATCATTTTTCTGAACACGAGCCGAAGCCTTTCCTATAAAATAATTAGGATCCTCAATGCATTCACCATTAAGGTTGGCTTGTTCTTGGCCGTTTCTCTCTATATCATCAAGAGCTTTCTTATCAGCATCTTCTTGACTTACGTCTGATGTGTATTTACCGGCTTCTACTGTGTAAGTGTAAGGTGCTCCGATAAACCCATCTTCGCAGTCATTCTTATAAAATACTTTCGACTTCTCTACGTTATACCATAAATTGGTTTCACAGGTGCCATGCTCATTAGCATACCCTGGACCTTCAGCTTCCAAGGCTTCCAAAGCCTTCTGATTAGCATCTTCCTTAGAAACAGAAGAAGAGAAACGGCCGGCTTCTACAACGTACTCTACCATAGATCCAACTTCAGTTACCTCACAATCTGTCTTTTGGAACATTTTGGATTTCCTGTCGTTGTACCATTTTATGGTATTGCAAGTGCCATGAGAATTAGCATAGTCTTGACCTTTGGCATTCAACTCGGCTTCAGCCTTACGGTCAGCATCCTCTTGGCTTATGAAAGAAGAGAACTGCCCGGCTTCGATCGTCATCGTAACCAAACTTCCTTCTTCGGTATCAGGATCGCAGTCGTTCTTTCTAAACGACTTTGATTTCTTGACATTGTACCATAATATGGTTATACAACGACCATGCTCATTAACCCAGTTCTGACCATTTTGCTCAATGTCTCTCATAGCCTTGTCATCAGCATCAGACTGAGATATGATAGACGTGTATTTTCCGGCCTCAACAACGTACTCAAGCTCTTCCCCTTTCTCTGTCTCAGGATTACATCCTTCTTTTGTGAAAAGAGCCGACTGCCTTTTATTTCTATAAACTACCTGTTCTTTTTTTTTATGAACTACCGTACATTCTTCAGATACGCTACCATCCCTGGAAGACACCCTTATCTTGACACTTCTGTTGGCACCAGTATCATTTTCATCAAAGTAAATATTAACCTTACTGTTAAGACTGCCTTCTTTCTTATCTATGTTCGCCCAACAATTACCTACTTTCATTCGCTAATCCTCCATCTTAAATTTTCAGGATTTGTACTTACGTTGATTACCTCCGGTGATCCATCTGAATCAAGATCAACAACATCCTTGTCCAGGTAGATTTCCTCCTTATCCACAGACTCGCATTCAACTATTTCAATAACATAATCTTTTATATTACTTTCTATACTTAACTGCGTGCTTGTTTCACTACCCTCAATTTGTTCAAATTCCTTATCCAATTTAATGTAAGGAACGACATTTACAGGCTGATAAATAGGAATCAGTACACCATTTATAGTTATGTTCTCATTAACTTCATTCCCATCCTCATTACCAGGCATGGAAACAATCATCGAAACCTGGAACGTGTCTTCAAGACCCGGATCACCAGGGAAACCATAATCAAGCCTAATATCATTGACATCAATATTTAGACCAGAAGCGGTGGTAAATGCCTTTATAACACCCTTTATACCACTATCTCCTGTAATAAGGGCATTGATAGAAGCGGCGTTGGTAGTAATAAGGATCTGCTTATCTCCACCAGATATAGGGAACTCCAGCCTACTAACCGACACTTCTGTGATCTTAATACCTTTTTGCTTGAAAGTAATGGCTTTCATGCTTTCGGTATCGGACTTCTTCACAATTCGGATAGTGATCCTATCTTCCCTTCCTTTCCAAGATGGAGCATCGAAATTCATTTTATCACGACCGACACCTTCCTTCTTATCTGAGGTAAGCCAAGAACCATCATCCATCTTATATATTCTTTCTTTGCTCATAATAACCCTCCTTCATTAAAGTGTCAGTTCCCATTCAACGCCATCATCTACCACAACCTGTACCGTAGCCGTACCGCCTGTGGCTTCAAATGTTATGTCAGTAGGAATAACATCAAATATCTCTTGTACGCCAACACATCCTAAGCCGCAGATAATATCCTTAAACCATTCCTCTTTAGCGTATTTTTTAAGAACTTCTTTAAAGAACTCACGAAGCCAATCTGAATCAATAGATTCCTTAAGTATGGTTTCTATTATTTCCTTAAGCCAAGATTCGTGCATTTCCTCTTTCAGAATCTCTTTAATAAGCTCGACAATGGTTTCTTTATCTAACTTATCAGAAGGCACAGAGCCATCAACGAGATTACCCCCACATATAAATCCTTTGCATTTTTCTGCCATTTCTTATCCTCCTAAATTAACAATGGAACCCATAAGAACTATTTGCTTCTTCTCGGTACACAACCCTCACTTCAGCAAGTTCATCCTGTTGACACATATCCCGGCAGAACCTAACAGTACGACCCTGGACTTTATACATATCAGAAGGTACGACACCCCCGCAATAAGATACAAGCAAAATCTCTGCCGGATCTTTCTTTAGAACCACATGAGAAGTACCGTCAAACACTTCTGTATTGACAGATCCACTTACGTTAATAGCCCTTGAAACGTATTTAGCTAAATTAGCTAAAGCTCCGTCTAAAGGCATACCATGATACAAACCAGCTTCTTCTATAGTTTCTCCATCATAGAATATGTTAGAAGAAGGAATATTGCAATGATGCGGGCGTTCGCACCCACCATGACTGCCAAAACAACCGTTACCTGTTATTGCCATTGTTACTCAAAATATTTATTTTTTGTTTTAAAAATTCCATTTCCCTATCCTGGTATTCCATACGGCATATCATTGCATTGATTAAAGCCGTAAGATCAGATTTCTGAGCCAGACTGAAGTAGCCAGCGTTGATGCCGTCAGCGCAGTACACGCAGTTCGTGCATGTATATCCGTCCGGGCATGGCACCGGCGTCTCGTCCACATGTGGAACATATACGTGTTTACCACTTAAGTCCTTACCAATTTGTGCACTCTTTTCCATTTTGTAACTGTTTTTCAAGTTGTTCAACCCTTTGTTTTAGAAGCGTATTTTCTTCAACCATCCTATCCAAAAACTTATCTATGTTTTCGAAAACCAGTTCTATATTATGCATAACCTCATTATAAGGCATACCTGGAGTTAATTTGGATATGAATGTCTTGCATCCTGTATAATGAATGCAATGATCGCTTAAATGACCATACGGGCAATCGCATTCTTTTGGAAGAATTTCGCAATTGTCCGTACAGTCATTACACGGATCAGACCCGATACAGATATTAGATCTCAGAATATCAGGTCTGTCATCTTTACAAGTGTTACAATTCATGACTTTCTTTTTTTTGGTGCAAGATAATAATTTTCATTCACACCATCACAATAAGAAGTCAATCAATGTATTCCAAGCGGTTAGTGCTGCCTTTAAAAACGTATCCGCATCTGTTTTCTATCTCTACATCGGTAATAGGGAGAATAGCATCTTTGCCATAAGTAAGTTCACATTTTGAAATAAAATTTACTATACCTTGATAATTACCATGAAATTCCCTTGCGAGTTTCCTGCCAGTAGGAATCCCTTCTTTATTGGTTTCAGGAATACCTATCAAGCACTTTATCCAGTTTGGTTCATTCTTGTTATTGCTTCGTATTTCGTAGTTCACGATATCAAATACAATACCTTCAAGGTTCTTGACATCGATGCTGTCCGCATCCATTTTCTTATCAATACGAATCGTGCTTGTTAAATCTCGTAATTTCATGATATTTTCTATTTTTGACATTAATGAATAACTGTCACAGTGTTTTAAAAGACCGAAGTAAGAAGACCAGCTTTCATTTGTAATACACTTCTTCGCGTCTTTGGCTACCCTCTTCCTTATTGTCACATAACCTTTATTGTGTTCAGATACGCCTTTGTTATTACGGTGGAAAACATACCCGCAAAAATCAAGAGGTCTATCCATGTCTGTTTTAATACAAGTATGCCTTTTAGATCTTATCTTAAGCTCATACCACCAATAATTCTTAATCCTCCATTTGGCAGTATTAGCATCCTCCTTAGTATAGAAAGCAAGGAAATTATCGTCGGCATATCTCAATGAAAAAGGAGCTATTCTCTTTGCGAGATCATCAAAATCTTTCATAAGGAGATGATGAATGAAAGGGCTTGTAGGGGTTCCTATAGGTAACTCTCCAGATACGAAACTTACGTCTATTACAAAATCTATAAACTTTTTATTTGAAATAAAGTTCTTAAGTACTTTTCTAAATACTTTGTCTTTTACATGGTTATAACATTTACGTTGATCTATAACCAGGCAATACTTCAAATCAAGTCTATCATAATAAACATGCTTTATCTTTTTAATAAGAGACCTTGATTTAGACGATGCTGTTATGCCAAATCCCGGCTTACAATTAAGACCATTCATATTATCCTTCTCATAATACAAAGGACCTAACTTTACTAAAACAAGATGCTGATAGATTCTGGTGGTAAGATCCGGGCTGTTTATTTCACGAACCTTACCATTCTTGTTTTCTTTTACAAGTTTGCGATATTTGATTTTGCTAACATAAGTACCATCTAAATACCATTCATACAATTTTAACGAATTACCATCAAAATCAGAATTAAAATTAACAACATTATTCTTTTTAGAATGGTTTTTAAATGCCGCTTCGCATGCTTCTCTAATATCATCCAAACTTACATCTATATAGTTTGAAACTGATTTCAGTTGTGGGCTAATGACGGGCTTACGACCGTCGCGCATCTCTATCATATTTTTATCATATAACCTCATACGCTTGTCTTTTATTGATTATCCACTCCTGGGAAAGATTAAAAAGAATATACCCAATTTTTTAGCCCACACAGGGCAAGGCCGCAATTGTTGCGATTCGTATTAGAAGTGGCGTTATTCGCATTCAGATTACGAGGCGAGCAATTGCCATTGTTCGCATTACCGCCGAAACGAGCAGCCAATTCTTTTTAACCTTTTTCTCAACCGTTATTTGCTATTTCAGAGGTCAGATCCCAATGTAAGACTTGTTAGCAGACTAACGGATTTCATTGAATAAATTTTTATTGTTTATAATGTTAACTATCTCTGTTGTCTAATGACATTGCAAATGTATGTATAATATTTTATAGCTACAAAACAATTTGTATTAAATATTTTAAATTTTTTGTTTTGTAGCTATAAAATATTATATTAACAAGATACGGCTGCGCCGTGATATAGTATATAAGGCTGCGCCTTATCGCTGCGCTTATGATGGCTGCGCCATCAATGGGTTACACCCATCAAACCTGCGGTTGACTGACGTCTAATAACAACTGGGCAAGGCCGCAATAGTAGGGATACGTATTAGAAGTGGCGAAATTCGCAGCCAGATTACGAGGCGAGCAATAGCCATAGTACGCAGAACCGCCGAAACGAGCAGCCACTCTGGACTTTATACCAACAGATAAAGCCCAGTAGCAATTATCCCATGTATAAAAACATTCTCCTGTTCCGATACTTCCCCCTTTTTTATCCTTCCATCCGGTATAAGGAATACGGTGTAAAGCAAAACTATCTCCTAAATTCTGGGTAGTTGCTATCTTTTTATATTTAGATTCAAAATTAAAAACCTCACCATTATTTATAGTAGACCTTTTCTCATATGTCCATTTCTTTTGATCTGGCTCTATATAAATATCAATAGTATTACCTATTCGAGTGACATTAGGATCATTTAAACAAGTCCCTACCTGTTCGTATCCTCCTCCACAATACCTAAAGACATCTCCAGACAAATTCATGCCATCATACAAAGACATCCTTAAAATAACTTCCAAATCAAATTCTGCCGGTTCGTCATTTTCGTTTAAGGCTGATATAGTGCCGGTCATTTCCTTAAATACAATAACATTCATATGACCTTCAGCCATACTCTTGGCTCCCTGGACGTTCTTATACCAGTATTTTCCTCCATAAAAATCAAACTCTGATCCTTCTTCTACGCCTGTCTCGAATGCAAAAGAAGCCGCCATCTGGCTTTCCATGCACTGTTCTTTAGGATACTCTGAATTTATGAGGTAAGAGAAGTGAACTTTTTTAGTAGGTTCATAATGGATAATAGAAGAACTGTTGTTCCATGTGGCATACATCCATGTATCTTCTCCTTTTTTACGGTATTTCAATCCTCCGTATTTATGGTAATTAACATCATTACCTACCCCGGAGTTACTTGATATCCCTGATCCAAAAGTATCTGGATTAGCTAAGTATTTAGTACCGTACAGCATTTCAAGGTATATGATATAAGCATTCAAGGTCAAAAAACCACCTTCAGAAAAAGGATAAGAAGATTCAGGATCTACGTTATTAACCCTCGAATACTTAGCTATATTGATTTGATTTACGTCATTGGCTCTCGGATAAGTTCTTCCGTTTAAAAACATTGTGCAGGCGTTACCAACTCCGGCTCCTGATTTACAATTTGTTTCTCCTTCATACAAGAAAAAGAAAGATCTTGCCTTGGAGTCTACTGTACATACAGGTCCAGGAGATAAAGCTGTGGGAGGCAGCACAGGGCACGTCTGGCGAAGGTCAAGTCCGTCCAGCATAGGAACCGTGTCTGCGTCGTACACACCAGACCATATTTTCCCGCTTTTGCCAACTACCTTATCAACTACATACAGACTCTTGCTACATCCTAAGAATATGCTATAATTCTTTGAAGTAGTCTCCCAAGGTCTTAAAATCCTTACCTCTGATCCTGATACATTATAAAGTTTTTGACCAATACCATACTCTTCGTAAAAAGCCTTGGCGTCAAATGCTCCGGCATCACAATACTTATTTTTATGACCGTTATCCAAATACAGTTCCACATCGCATTCGGCTCTCATTTCCTCGGTTATACCCACCGTAGGAGCAAAATCTCCGTTTTCAAATCTAAGGAGATTATTCTTACGAAGCTTCCCGACCGGACGCACTTTGTCTCCGGTATTTTGAGTCATGTCTATAAGGTAAAAATCCCAAGAAGGGAGAAGGCTTTTGTCGCCAACTGATTCCGTGGCTTCTGGAGGAAGTTGGTCCTCAGCCCAAGCGGATGCCGATCCTGAAGCACCTTCTTTAAGAACATTGAAAGTATTACCATCAGACAAAACAAAAGGCTCATATTCCTCCCCTTTCTTCGATAAAAACTTTTCCCTTTTACCAACTTGATTAACGACGATGTTCTTCTTAGCCTTATTCCCTTCATCGGAAATAGTGTAATTCAAAGTCGTATCAAGACCTTCATTTATTTCAGAAAACACCGACACCAGTTTATCATTCTCACCTTCTGTCGGATTAAATTTTACGTTGCTCATTTTCAAAAATCAAATTTGCATTCATCAACAACAGGCTCGCATTTGGTATTTTCATTAACCCATTTCATGCCCTCTTCTTCCAGTATCTTCTTAGCCTTTTCATTGGCATCATCAACGCTAATGAAAGACGTTACGGTACCGGCGTATATCCTCCTGTATTTCTCAGGAGCCTTCCATCCTTCCTTACAACGTTTACTAAACCAACCATGTTGATCTTCGTTGTAATAAACGGTTTTACATACTCCAGATTCGTTAGCGGCAGCCTGCCCTTCTTGATCAAGAATCTTCGCAGCTTCGTAGTTGGCTATTTCGGTACTGAACTTAGACCATACACGTCCGGCCTCTACCACGTGATGTGTGGGTTGTTCTTGTTTTTGACCATCAGGACAATCATTTTTAAAGAAATATCCTTCCTGTCTTGTGTTATAATATACCTCGCAACATCCACCTACTTTATTAGCATACAACGGACCTTCTTTCTCCGCAAACTCTTCCGCTTTCCTATCTGCATCATCCTGGCTTATATCCGAACAAAATTCAGCCTCATGAACGATAAACGTTTCTTCAGAACCAAGATCTTCCGGACAGTCCGATTTCTTGAAAGCTTTTCTGTATTCTTTGTTGTAATACATCTTTTTCATGACAAGATCTTATTAAGTTCTTCTTTGAATTTCTGAATCTCGTCCGGGCACAACCCGCATTCCCCTTCACATACGATTCTTTTCATACGATCTATTTTAAGAACCGTATCTATATCAGGTTTTATACCTACCTTATACTTATGATATTGTAAATACTGATCAGCCTTACATGCTATAAAACGATCAGCACACTCACATAAGTAAGATGAAGGGAAAAGAATTTGCTGTGTACTTCCGGTAGCTGCCATATCATTTCACGGTAAAATACCTGGCGTATTCTTTATTTATGTATTCAGAATAAGTAGCAAGATCATCCGGATCCGGGCACTCGTTCTTCAAATTAACAATCCAGCCTCTTACCAGCTTTTGAATATCAGCATACCTTTTACTTACACCTCCTACAAACCTGAACTTACGATGAAGGTCTATGATTTTCTTGTCCAATACAGCAAGTTCATCGTATTTCTGAATACAAGCCGCATTAGAATCAGCTTTAGGTGTCGTATTCGACTGAGGCTTTATAGCCCTATTTCTATTAACAGAAGTAATATTACTTCTTCCACATCCACATCCCATAACTTATTTATATTTAATTAATTACATTTTGCAACCACAATTTTCACAATTATTGAGAACGTAAATCAATTTAGATGCTTTTTCGTATAATTGTTTTACGTTTTCAAAATTCCCTAATCTCATATTAGCTTCAGCCGCAGCCAGCAGAAACTCTATTTCTTTTATTTTGTCAATAACGTCATCATCCTCATGATCGCATAACACAGTTGACCTGGCCCATATCTTGTCTATGTTAAGACGGATCAGATCTGTTTTTAAATACTTTCTATTAAATGAATAAGAGGAAGGACTGCCTTTTATGGTAATATCGTATATACCATCTTTCAGGTTTTCAAAATCATTTCCGCGACCTGGATTTATGCCAAGGGTCTTACTGTTGAATACATTCAACTGATTCTTACCAAGATAATAAACATACTTATTTTCATCTTCAGGTGGTACGATCTCTATAATAGCCGGTCTGTCTGCAAGTATCCCCCATTCCGACTGATCGGCTATGCGAAGCGTTTTGGGGTTGTTGGTGCTTATAACCTCAAAATCAAGATGGATGTTGTTCATACTCTCCTCCCATCCCATTCTGGTAAGGGAATCATCGTATCTGGCTGTTATATCAGCTCCCTCTACCTCAGTGCTATTAACACGTACCTCGGTACCATTTATCTTGACTCCTACTATTTGGGCCACCAACGACTTAGCCATACCAAACATAGGAACAATAATTTCCCCATTATAATCAGTTCCTTCATTTGGACACTGTACTACTTCCGTCTTGTACAGGCCATCATTTCTTCTGGCTACTATTCTAATAACCATCTGATTTTCCACATCATAGTCGGTCATTACTATCCTGACATAGAAAATGTTATTTCTTATCTGTGGTAAAATATCGATATAGTTCATACCTTATCTTTTTCTACAAAGATAAGTAAATGTGGTGATAAAAGTTTAAACTATTGGACATTAAATAAAAGGTGAGGTGATTGTCACCATATCCGATAATAGATTCCAGCGCCTAAGTAGGGGGAGAAGCCCTCGCGCCCGACCCCATACCCTGCCGTCAGTCCTATGCCCCAGCGCCGGCTCTTTTCGTATATTATTTCTTTTTTGTGGTAGATGATCATAGTGTCCAAATTAGGTCTGTATCCGCTTATAACAGCCCGATAATCATCTGTGTTGTATGTTTTTCTTTGTATAGGAATATTGATATAAACAGTGTCTTTTATCGTATCTTTTTCAACTATAGCATCCATAGGGAAAGGTATTTCTACCTCCCCTACGTCAACTATATACTGAGGAACAGGAACAGGTTGGATAATGGTATCTATTACCGTATCTATTTCTATATCGTGTATTATTTCTTTCTTCTTACATGTTTTACCAAACAAGAAAGATATAAAACACAGTAGAATAACTCCTAACACATGCCCTACCCTCATTTTTTGCAAACACATTTCTTACCCTCCTTTTTATTATCTAAAAGATCTTGTATTTCACCATTTTTTATACCTTCTTTTAACTCCTCTCCGAATGGAACTTTTTGCCACCAACTTACTTTACTAAAGAAGTACTTAACGCCTTTTACTATCATCAAATCAGGTGCAAGGTCGCCGAGGCGCTTGAATGCCATTCCACCGTATAATATTAAGGCAAATATTGTAATCCACTGAAGAAGCATGTCTATAAACTCTGGGGATTTATGCCCTCCCATAGACATAATAAGATCCATTCCGGATATGGTAAACAACCCGAAAGAGCAGGCCGCGAACTCAAGAAGGATTTTCAAAACTCCCATTTCGCTTATGCATGTCAATATCTTAAAAGGCCTCTTTCTCTTTCTTCGGATATAGCAGTGTTTGATACTTTTTATAGTAGCTAACAAAAGATTTATAGCTAATATAAACAATATAGAATATATAAGGTGGTGAATCTCCTGGAAATTCATCCACAATGCTGATAATCCGGAAATGAGAAAAGCCCAGAAACTTTCTAAATTTATCCTTCCTACAAATCTGTAAGCCATATTAGAACATAGTTACTTTCTTGCTACTTCCAAGAGAGTCATATACGTCAATATGGACCCAATTGGTACCTGATTCTAATCTAATAGGACAAGGAAGTAGATCCTGCGACTGAATTATTTTATTCCTTGTCTCTTCTGCCGTCATACCCTTGGCATCAAAATCAATGGCTGCCCCAAGCATATGAGGACTGATATACAAAGACCCTGATACGGTCTTGGATTTTACTATATCCGAGATATTGTTCCTAAACCCACGCTCATCAAACCTTCCACCCGACTTCCAGGTATTAACCGTCATCGGAGTTTTCAAAATGTCTTTCCTTAAAACCAGTATCGTGTGAAGCAATTCAGTTCTTAAATACCTCCAGCAAAGATCTTTGTCTCTACCGTATTCTTTAGGACCAACTAATTCAACAATACTAAAATACTGACTCAATTCTTTTATAATATCTTTTCTTTCCATAACTTAACCTTTTTCACAAAGATAACCAGAACCTTACCGATATGAAAAATAAGTAGAGTCTGGATTAAAGAAAACCCCTGCATAAATAAATATACAGGGGTTATCCATAACATCAACAACAAATTACGACCTAAACAACCCTTACATATCCGGCTGATACAAGATCAGAAAGGTTCTCGTAAGCCAAAGGGATGCCTGAATCTCTTATGCAAAGATACTTAATTTCTTTGTCAATGTAATACTTTCCATTCTCTAAAATAGAATTATATACCCAAGGAATAGGATCGTCTATCGTACCTAAATGCTTTTCCTGAACAACCATATACAGGCTTTCGGCTCCACCTCCCTGACCAGGAACCCAGTCGGCTTGGAGATTGTGATTTTGCCTTACTTCAAACAGGGTCCAATCCAAATCCGAAGGTTTGTTTTTGCTACGGAAACGCTGCCCTTTTACAACAGCAGTGCCCATAGGAAGACCTTTGTCGCCATAAACTCCATCCTTGTCCCAGATAGGGTACAACCCCTTTATCTTAAGAGCAAGATTCTGGTCAGTGTTTTCCAACATAGCCGGCGTGTTGATCATCGCCCTCATGTACATGGCTGTAGCCTTCTCCGGATCATTAGCTTCAAGGATCTTATTTTTTTCTATGATCTGATCCTTTGTTCTTACCAACTTCTCAGGATAGCCTTCATCTACTTTCATAGACTCAACTTCACTCCTGTCGGTTTTAGAAGCTATTTCCTTTTCTATGGCAGCAGTACGATCGTTGCACTCAGATTCATATACATGCATTTCATTCATTGCCGTATTAGCAATATCAAGCTCGTATTCTGAATCTGCTACGGATACGGTATATATCCCGCTTCCTTTTGCTACGTCAATATCGTTTTTAACCTTCTGTCTCATGCTGCTGTTATACCATATCTGTTTACCATCCAAACTATAAGAACGAACGGCATCAGAATAAGCATATTCCCTGGCCTCAGAAACTTTCTTGTCCTTAGCCTTGGCAAGCAACTCCTCTTCAGTTGGTCCAGGGGGCTCCGGGTCAAGCTGCATGGCAATAACTTCTTTCACACTCGCATCCGGATTGTCTTGATGGAATTTTTCTTGATCGGAGTCAAGTTGAACCCATTTACCATCTAAGAAATCTTGGTAAGAATACCCTACTTCGTAAGAAGAGGAATCCAACTCGTATCCTTCCCAGTAAAAACCTTTTACGTTTTTATTTACATAAAGCATACTCTATCCTTTCTATTAAGCTTGTTCACCCACTCTGATAACCAACTTATCATTGATATACCAGATACTTAATTCTATAAAACTATTTTTAGGTACTATTACGCTATCGCCTGACATGCTCTGGAACAGGCCAGAGGTAGGAAGCGGCTGCGTAATGTCATTGCCGGTGGTGTTGTTGACCCGCACCTGCCATTCCCGTCCAACATCCTCAGCAGATACGGTCATAGACAGGCTCGTAGCAGAAGCTACGTTGGCTATGATATTATGAGTGTCTTTAGGAAGATTAACCAATGTCGTAACAACCCTGGGAGCTTTAGACATAAACCTTAGATAAGACATCATAGTATTAGACAACGTAACCATATTGCTCAATACCTTATAAGCCTTATCTTGAGTAACAGTATATGTTCCTACCTGAATCTCTATATCAGACTCAGATGTACCTTCTCCAGTATTGGTATCTGAAAATGAAACAAATACAATTTTTAATTCAAAAACACCTCCAAGATCTTTACCTGATAAGAAATAATCCAAAGAATAATAATTACCAGCTAACTTTCCTAACGTAATTTTATTATTGTAAGCATCCAGAACCTTCCCAAACGAAGCTTCATCAAGTGTTCCTGAATTACCTGAAAACATAGATAGATCAAGATAAGTCGAATCTACTCCGGTACTTACCATACCAAGCGATTCAAGCACCTTGCCACCACCTTCTTCAGTAACCAAAATATATTCGTTATACACTTTTTTGGTTTCTGTAGATGCCACATCATCTTTTACAAGATACATGACATTATCCTTCGCCTCTTCAACAGTAGGATGTTTGCTAACAATCTGCTTCTTCCACCCTGCTGCCGATACAGCATCATCTATATACTTCTTGTTTACATAATCGCCCCATGTCATGTTACTAAGAAGAGTCTTGCTACCATCTTGACTTCCGGCAGGGGGAGCCGGGATGAGGCCTCCCTTGCCCGACTCCGAACCTGTTCCAGGAGCAGCCTGCACCACATTTTCAAGTCTGGAATCAACCTCCTGACCTTCGAATTTACTGTTATAACCTACTTCTGCCATATTTATTTTTTGTTAATTTTATCCAACAATTTCTTGATCTGGTCTACGATGTCCATCACCGCGCCAACCTTGTTTTTTACGTCCTCAACCTTCTGATCAATCTTAGAATCCAAAGCCTTTAAACGGTCTTCGTTTTTACGATACACTAAATACAGGGCTAAACCGATGATTGCTATCGTAAGGATATTAGCCAAAACGCATCCGATTATTATCTAAAACATGATGATTATATGGTAGATAACGCTACCACACGCTTTAATTATTCAACTTTTTACAAATATAGCAATTATCCCAACCATAACAAAATCAAAGACGATCGTCATTAACATCAGACACCCATTCTTTAGATGAAAGAACAGATTCAAACTCAGAAGAAGGGCTGTCATATACCGGATACGGGTATTGAGGCTCGTCATCAGCCTGCATGTCTAAAGACTTAAATAGAAGGTCATAATGATCTACATGTAAAATAACTTTAGAACCGTCTACGCTCGCTCTTGGGCTGTCTATTCCTAATTCACGTCTCTTTTCTTCAGATACGGAATCATATACTTCTTTTGGTATGATAATAAACTTCATATTATTTTGCTTTTAGGGTTTGTAAATAGTTGTATGCTTTGATACATTCGTCTTTGGAAAGAATCTGATCGTTATATATGCCTAAGTTCTTAAAAGCCATTTGAGTATATATTGTACTGTTATAACCGATTGACAAATCCTTACTACTACTTGTGATAGGTTGTTCTTCACTAAGTAGCATTTCCGACCAATCATCAAAATATACACGTCCATCTGAACAAATAGCCTTTAAAGATTTAGTGTTTAAAGATGAACTTTTTTCTGTGTTATTTATAAATAACTTCAATCCATTATTTTCATTAAACAAATAGAAAGATGGAGGCTTTATTAAGCCTGCAACCTTTCTTTCATCAATTATAAACCTCCATTCCCCAACAACCGTAAAATCCTTACCCATTTCAAAAGCTGACGAAGTTATCTTATCATCCACCCCATCAGTAACCAGGTACCCTTCGTATTCGGGGATTTGCTCGATGGTAATATTGCATTCACCAGTAAACCCAACAGAACCTATTCCAACTATCACTTTACCATCTTTTTGTGGAATATTATAATCACTACGATATATGCCATCTTTATCAATCACATATGCATCTGTTACATTTTTTCTACCCAAAAATATTTTTTGACCATCAACTAACCCCGTGACTTTAAATATTATTGTTGTTGACGAACTATTATAACTATATAAAATATCTGTATTATAATTTGTAGAAGAACCGGTTATTTTCGAATTTGTTATAGTAACAGAATATCCATTTTTTACTATATCGCCTCTATCTGCAACATGACTCCAATTAGTAAATTTTTGTATATTGTACAACCCATACCCACTATTCCCACTAAATGCAAAATTCGACAGTACAAGATCATTACCATTGCCCGTAATGTTGGCAATAGTAGCACGATCTTCGTCCTCGTTGGTTTTGCCTACCACTGTCCATGCTTGGTCGGGAAAGAGCCAGGGATATTGCTTCTTATACCAATCAAGAACCTTTTCATCGTCTTCATCGGTAGAGTAGTATCCGTTACAGATTGTTTGACCGGCAATAGCGGCTTTGGCAAAAGATGCATAAGTTGCATTCTTCCATAAATAATATAGCCCAGCGTTTTCCACCCAGTCCCCACACGTACCTGTTACAACTTTATTAGTTAATAAGTTCTTAATACATATATTATTACCATTTCGTTTACAAGCAAACAAATTAAGCCCATTAACAAAATTTATATGATAGTTATTAGCTGCTATAAAAGATACATAAACCAAAGACGAATATTGCATGGAAAAAGTTTTTTTGCTATCAGCTCCGCACAAAATCATATTCCTTGTAGGGTTATTCTGGAACGGAATAAACGCCGTGTACACCGTATAGGTATCTTCGAAGTTAAGCTCCTTCTCTGTAACTGCAAAGTCGTCTACTCCGTCACCGAGGATAAAGCCGGGGTAGAGGGGTAGTTGTTCGATGGTAAGTTTAGATTCATACCATCTTTCAGGATATTTTTCTATAGATAAATAGAGAGCTTCTGCCAAAAAGTTAGACGGAATTATTTCATACACACCATCTTCTGACATGTAAAAACGATTGCCCAATCGATCATCCAAAAAAGCATCGCAACCTTCTGGTATGCCTGTTACTTTTAAAACGCAAGATTGACGTAATTTTATATTATGGTACAATAAACCCAATGAGGCATTTTCTTTAAATGTTGCTGTTATTTTAATGCTGTTTCTTTCAAAATAAGCCGCCGTTGAATTTGTGCCCCACTCATCTATGTCTGCAACATACCCGCCAATTCCGGACATCCCCTTCCAAGAGAAGTTTTTCAACTGTAGATCGTGTCCATTGCCCGTCTTATCAACCCATACGGGATTGGCAGCCATCTGCTCATTAGTGAGACCGGAAGCGGAATATCTGGCTACGATACCTTCTATATCTGGGAAGGAATCTGCTTTACATGGCAGGTCTAATATCATTTTCGCATACTCTTTAAAAGGTATGGAAGTAGGTACATCATACCCTTTGGATATAAGGGCTTGCCTTATATCCTCCTTGGTGCTGATGATCCTCATTAACTTATCTGATATGGTTCCCATTACACTTCCTCCCCATTTATGTAATCTAATACCTTACCTATGTCTCCGATGTCTGATTTTATTGACTCTCCTTGAGAATGTATTTCAATAAGTTTCTGATATAAAGTGTTATCCCCTATACGATTCTTATCTGTAGCTTGTTCTTCGATTTTGGCTATCGTATCAGGATCTTCGTACTTAACACCATCAGGACCATACCATTCGTCTGTTAAATTCGTGTATTTATGACGGACTGGAGTCGGTTTAGACTCCAGTGTTACTAAAAAATATTCGTTACAGCTCATGACAATAAGATTTAGTGGTTGCAACAATTACATCTACAAACTGTTTTCACATAGCCAGAGGGAATGGCAGCCAGCTCCGTCCCTACGGCTATCGCTGGGTCAGTGCTTTCCATAACCGTCAGCGCCATCTTGTCCACGTCAAGGTCATTGTCGTAAACAATTTCTCCCTCAACGTAAATGCTCCCTGCATCAGAAACGTAGCAGTTTTTCACCTGTCTTATATGACGCTGTGTAGCTGACGCAAAATCACACTCGATACTTAACCACCCTACCGGTATCTGATCGATATTGGATCCGATATTGTAATCCGGATCGGTTGTTTTAAGAACCATATGTCTTAATTCCCTCGTATTTCCGTATCCGTCCATTGTTATGTATGTTCGGATCTGAACCTTACCCTTTTCCGTCTTATAACAGTTTTCTACTATTTCTGTATCGGATGTAGTAGCATCAGGGAAATCACAAACAATACGCTGCCATCCTTCTTGTATTTTGCTGAATGTGGCGCCTCTTTGTATATCAGGGTCGGTAGTTTCTAAAACAATAAGATACTCGTCCCGGACACCTATTATGCTATCTACCGACCTGTATCCACCAAGATGTATTTTACCACCAGGAGTAGTATAACATTCATCTACGGACATAATATGTCTTTCCGTAAGATCAGGAAAATCGCATTCGGTTTTCGTCCATTCGTTAGGTATCTTATCTATTCTCGTCCACTGAGGATAGGCGTCGTCCGTTGTCTTAACAATATAATAATACTGTTCCCTTACACCAAGAACGGCATCAATAGCTTGATAACCTTTTATATTGACCTTACCACCATCAGTCTTATAACATTCGTCCACTTCAACAATTTCCCGGTCCGTCATGTCAGGAAAATCGCAGACCATCCTCACCCAATCTTCGGGAATGGAATCCAGCACGGTTCCTACCTTAATATCAGGATCAGTTGACTGAAGAACGGTATAAACCTCTTCCCTGGCTCCAAGGATGTTATCTATGGCTACCAAACCTTCTACTTGAACTTTTCCTTTTTTAGTAGTGTAACATTCAAGAACGTAAGTTACGTCTCGTTCTGTCATATCAGGAAAGTCACAAACCATTCTAACCCAATTTTCCGGAATTAGCTTAAAAACATGGCCGGAAGGGAAATTATCGTCAGTTGACTGAATAACGGTATAAATAGACTCCCTGATATTTATCTTATCATCTATGGCTTCCAATCCTTCTATTTCAACCTTACCATCCGGAGTCTTATAACATCTGTTGACGAACGTAATGTCGCGTTCTGTCATATCAGGAAGATCGCAGTCGATCATAACCCATTCGTCCGGTATTTTAGTGAGAACCTTACCTACCGGATTATCCATGTCGGTACTGTCGGTAATTCTATGGGTTTCTTTAAGAACATCCATCTGATCGTTAAGAAGATACCAACTCCATACTTCGACCTTTCCACCAGGTGTACGGTAACAGGTTTTGAAATCTTTGATAACCTTCTCAGCTATGTTAATCCACTCCCATTCGGTTGTGGCCGGAATACCAGAAACAGGATGCTTCTTGCCTTCTTCGTCAAGATACCAATAACAGCCATTTAAGGACACAACCACCTGGTAGATTTTGTCCCCTATTTTTATACCGGATTTGCTGTCATCTACCGGTTGGGAGGAACCCCATTTTCCAACTATGTTGGTTATTTTGTCAATGCCCCTACCTAAGGCACCGACTAAAGAATCCACGCCATTCATATGAAATCGATCTATTTCAAATTATTTTATTACAAAAAAGGGGGTGGAGGACCAGCCTCCTCCCCCTTGGGATATATAGAAAAAAGGAAAATCAAATCTTGCAGGGCTTGATATTTGCCGAAGCAGCTAACAAGTCCATAAGGTCTTGAATACCTTCGTGAGCACCATACGGTACATGGAAGTGTACTGTAATGTGATCATCGATTACCCTACCGAAACCGTTAGAGTAACGTGCCGGCTTCAACGTTACTGAATAATCAGCATACGGAGCCAACAGGTCTAAGCGAGTTTCTTCGTTGGTAAACATCCGTTCCATAAGTTCCTGGTGAGTCTTACGGAAATCGAAGAACATGCGTTGTTCACGTTCCTTATCCAGCAATTCAGCGCCGAGGTGAGTGCGCGGAGCCCAGTGCTGTTTGTATTCGGTATGGATCGGGTTGAAGTACGTGCTGATAGCCTCGCGCTGTTCATCCGGATAACCGCCATTTACAGCAATACGAACAGATCCTTCCTGGAATGTCAGACGGTCAATCAAACAGTCAGACGGAGAAATCATGTAGTCAATACCACGGAACAAGATACCGCATTTGCAGTTCTTAGGAAGCGGATCGGCGATAATGGACTGATCTCCTGCTACGGCACCCAAACGTTTCCAGTTACGTCCACGATAAGATTCGGGAGCTTTAGATACGAAGAAGTCTTTGAAGATTTTATCGCATTCGTCGCAAACCATGTTAGTAACGACCGTTGTTTTGAATTTGTGTTGACATCCACCAGGTGTACCGTAATCTTCGATTGTCAGATACGGGAATGCTGCCTGCAATTCTTCTTTAGCACTGTTACCACATTCATCGTCCGGCAACGTGATTTCATAAGCTTCTTTCGAAATCTTACAAGAACCACATGCTTCCCAGCTAACGGTAGTAACAGCAGGATTGCTACACATATCTGCTGTTTTAGCAACGAACGTTACTGTAGCAGTCGGATTAGTTTCTACAAATGCATCGATATCAGCCTTCGTCAGTTTCTTGCTTACGGCCACAGTGTACATACCTACGCCGCCATCTTGGGCTGCTGTTTTCTCGGCAGTGCTACTAACGGCATTCTTAATGCTTTCTACTACAGTAGACTGATCAACCCCATCATCCTCTAACGTTACGGCATAAATCAAACCTCCGTCTACCTTAGTATATCCATCAGGGCACTCTTCGCAGCCTTTCATGATAGAAGACAGCTTTTGAGTATAATCAGAAGGCTTGCCGCCTTCTTTCATCACCTGATATTTGGATGTAGAAAGATGACGTCCGACTCTCTTAATATCCAAACCTGGATAAGCAGCCTTAAGCTGAGCCAGAGCATAAGCATCACCGGTATCACACATTTCCATGCAATAGAAATTCATGTCGGTTTCCACCGGAGTTTTTTCCAGTTCATTGCAAGAATGGATAGGATGGATTTCTACAAAATCACCTACCTTGCCACCACCTGCAATCGGCTGATTCTTGATACGTTCGATTGTTTTCAAGATAGCAGCCAAAATATCAACATCTTCGCAAGGATCACATTCTGAGCACATATCCTCACGACCCGGACAGTTTTCGAAAATGATGTAATCATCGATATTTACCTCACCCATCGGATAACCACGAAGCTCAAACAAACGTCCTGTTAACTTAATATGGATAGGAATACGATCGCCTTTTCTTGCTGTAATAGCGGTACTGTCGTCAATTCCGTTATAACCGAAAATAACCTCATCTACTTTAATTTCTTTACTCTTCGGAGCAGAAGCATACACTTCTATAATTTCATCAATAGCAAACGTAGGTGTAGAGAATGATTTATCATCAGATACACGGTCGTTCACCATCTCATTACGTCCGATTCTGATCTGGAAACGTTGTTCGTCCTTACGATATCCTTTCAAGTCTTTCAACGCTTTCAAACCATCTTTAGTCTGCTCACCATCCAAATCATAGATAGCGATCTGACCTTCTTGAAGCAACAAAGAATCTACGTCCGCCAACTTAGCGTGCGGAGGACAGATAATGTGTCTGTCATACGGTTTATGGATAGCCATAGCCTTATAATATTTTAAAAATTAGTATTCTGTTATCTGTCTCAAAAATAGCGATAGTCATATAAGCAACAAAAAGTATTAGGAATTAATTAATTCTTAATGCTTTTTGATAATCTTTAATTTAGGATGTGCCTCTTATTTGTCACAAAGGAGATTGGACGTTGTTTGAGTCTATTTGATAACGTCCGTATTCGCTTTCATTCAAAGCAAATTGCTTTTCAATCATGTTAAGAATAATACCGATTAATTTGTCATCTAATTCAGGATCTATATCAGTTGAATTAGAACCATCGGATTTAATATATCCTTCGATGTCAACTTCCTTCGGATAACGATAATACGTAAGATAAACGGTGTCTACATCAAAACCAGACTTATACACCCTTACCGAATCTTCTCCTATTGTATAGAATGTTTCCCTAAAATCAAAATCGGGTTTGTTAAAAAAGTCAGCAAGAAGCTCATGCGGGTTTTCGTTCTTAGCCTCCCACATATTAAAATCAGTAACCGTGCATTCACCTTCGGTAAATACGCCTGATATGTTTGAAAAAGAAAAGAAATCAGAAGGAAATGAAAATAAAGTACTTTCCGGATTATCTTTATCTTCTTTTTTATCAAGTTCTTTTGAGTACACAACCAACTTTTGTATATAACGTATATCCTCTTCGTTTTTCTTATCAAGGATATAACGAACAAGGCGGTTTTGTTCGTCATTAAAAAGCTGAACAAAACGTGCCTTGTCAAGTTTTATACCACCGTTGGTCATGTTTTCTTCAGCCTTCTGTAAGGCCCGGAGATAACAATCAACGATTTTCATAAATTCTATTTTTTGTCAGCATATTGGTCAATATCGAAACCTTTCTCATCTTCCTTTTTCTTCTTGTCAGACTTAGTGCCTTCTATTTTTTCATGCTTGTTCTTTAAAGCGTTATACGCTTCCAGGACACGTGACTTAGTTTCTAACATCGACTTATTGGAAGCAATAGCCATAGATGCAGAGATGGCGTCGGCGCCCAGGAGCTCGCCATTCAGATACAGTCCGTCGGTGTTGACGGTGACAGCCAAGCCCTCAATCATTTCCCTGATCATACGATGGAATTTAATCACCTGCATCCCTTCGGAAGATTCGTCGTCAGATAAAAACCTTGAGCTTGCTTCTTTATACATGTCAACGTTCGTATTCTTGGCGTCAATCCAATTAGTGAATATGTATTGAACCATGCTCTGATCAAGCTCTACGCTGTATATGATGTCAAGATACAAAAGCAGATCGTAGATGCTTTTTCTTTCAGCCTCAGATCCTTTCAGTTTGTTCATGAACTCGTATAAAATATCAGCCTTGTCAATCTGACGTTGTTTCCTGATATCTACGGCCGTAGTCTTGTCTTCTACACAATAATAAGATTCGACATACATCGGATTACCGTCTTCCTCTTTAGGAGTAAGAGACTTGGACAAAATAGCTATATACAACTCAAATAAATCACGAACGTCATTAGTGTAGAACAAACGACCATCATACAAGTCAATTCTGTAAGAATCCCAGAAATCGAAGTTCTTTTGGTCCAGGTCCTCATTGACAGTTTCTTCAAACGGATACCGAATATTCTTAATACGCATATCCATTTCATTCTTCTTGTCTTCAAGTGAGTAACCTTTATAACATGCTGAATTGATGAAGAAACCGGTATCATACACCCTAAGATCCTTATCCCATCCACAACAAGATACTGTCTTGTTACCAGGGAAAGGAGTCTTGGAAATGCCTCTTTCCTGATATCCGGAAGGAGCTTCTTCATCCATCTTACCTGTTATAACATAAATAGAGTCGGAATATATCTTCATTCCTCCTACGGTAGCCAGCAGTTTCTTAGACTCATGGCTTTCTTCAAAAATCTTTTTTCCCATCTTTTTATATATCCTACGTCTTTTCATATATGAAAAGACTATGTTAGAAACAAAATTTGCGGCCGGTTTTAAAGCCGACCGCAAGTTAATATTAAAAGTTATGATTACAAAGAGCTTGGTAACAATTCAATTGTTACGAACCGGCTGGTATCTTTTACCCAACAAGCCGATACAGAGTGGCACCAGAATTGTTCCGACATACGAGGATGGCTGGATACAATTTCTTTAGCCGATACCCTGGATGACCATCTACCTTGTTCGTAACCCCACCACATAGAACCGATATCAGGCTTAACGTAGAATACGTTGCTGTTGATATTACCAATACGAGCTTCGGCTGAAGTAGGAATACCGGCGAATGCATTGGAATATTCAGGAGCGGTCAAATCTTCCATAATACATGAATATGATGTGATAGGAGTCATACCGTCTACCAACTGGCTTCTATCTACCATATCAACGTAATCCAAAGAAGGTTCGTGTTCTACAATGACCTTACCAATACCCGGAATAGTAACACCCTTGATCTTTACAGGTCCTAATTCAAGAGCATCGTTTGATCCTGTTACCGGGTTATTGATGATACGTTCTGTACCCATAAGAGGAGCCAAAGCACCTAATTGAGCGAAGAACTCATCACGGAAGATTTCAACGATGTTCTTATAAGCCATAGCACCTACCTTGAATTTCATTACACGATTTTCAATCGGCATATCGCTACGACCACGGAAAATATAGTCGGCAGCAGCCAGGAAATGTTCACGCTTGATACCGCCCGGACGTGCATATGAGATAACGAAACCACGGCGAAGTTGATGATACAAACCTTCGTTTTTCATCAAAACACCATTATGACCCTTGACTCTACCTCCACGCATGAACATAAGTTCGTATGCTTCCATCTTAGCCAATTCAGCCAAGCAGAACAAAGACACCGTATTAGCCACACGTGCTGTACGCATATCAATGCTTCCGTCACCAAGACGAGAACCGATGATAGCATAACTTGCATCACCTCCTCTGATTTCAGAAAGCTGACGAACTTTCTGGTAAGCCTTGTCGATGAAATTCTGTGTACGTTCGTCCGCATAAGCCAAAGACTTAATACCAGCGTACATAGTCGTTTCACCTTCAACACCACGGTGTCCACCAAGCGTAAATTCACAAGTCATAGAACCGGCCTTAGAAGCACCTCCTACACCAGAGAACTGAGTAGAGAACTCACCAAGAACGTTTGTTACCTTCCAGTATTTAATACCGGCACGAAGCATGTCTTTCGGGAAGTATTTAGCACGAGAACGACCCCACAGCTTACACCAGTATCTCCAGTTTTCACCTTCTTGTTTAGGAGGACGCTCTGTAGAGATAAGAGCCTGGCAACCGTTAATCACATCGTAAGTAATAACATCTCCTTGTTTAAATTGTGCATTCAATACAATTTCGAAGAAGCTTTCATCAATACCAGGTTTTGCATATTTCAAAGACGTGTCTTCTACTGTAACCACCTCATACGTTTCTGATACCGGAAGATCATAACGGAATGAACCATTGATACCATTTACGGTAATAGTAGCATCCTGTTTGATCATACCCATATACATAGGCAGAGGATAGTTTGTAATGTTAGAAAACAACTCAAGCATACCCAGATGGTTCTTATCCGGATCTTCGTAGTACCAATCTTCTAAAGAGCTAAGATCGTGTTCCACGATACTTTGCTTAACGACTTTAGCGTCGGTATATCCAATCACCGTGTCACCATTCATGGTGGCCGGGAAATTTTTTGTTAAAAGTACATTAGCCATGAACGAAAAAATGTTTTAATTTTTAATCTATACTGATTTCATCGAACTTCACACCTTGAACTTGATCACCTTTATCATCTACCGGAGCCACCCTCTTGTCTTTATTTGTATGGCTGATGAGCTTATAAATTTTTTTCTTCTCATCAACTACAGCTTGATTCGACTTCTGTTTTATGAACTCTCCTGGGTTCATAAGAAACATAATCAAATCTGGCGCTTCTTCCGGATTCATCATCATCTCCCTTACCCTATTAAATGCTTTGGTAATTCCGGGATTCGATTCAGAAGGTTTTAGGGCAAAATCAAGAGCTTTAGATACCATAGTGTCATTTAGCTGATACTTTGCCTGGATAGAAGACTTAAGGTCTTTCTTATACCTTCTAAAATCTTCTGCATCCTTCGCCTTCTTTTCGGCAGCCTCTTTAGTACGTTGCTGGATAATATCATCCATTCTCTTATCAAGCTCAGCCTTGTACTTTATAGCCTTTGCTTCAACATACTCTTCTCCTTTATTGATAATGCCTTTGAAAAACTCATCAGCTTCATCTTTGGGCAACCCAAGAAGATCAACATAATGGCGAACGATCTTTATCTGATCTGCTTTGTTTTCAATGTCAAGCTTTTCTATAGGAGCGACATTCGTATCATATTGCTTAAGAATATCAACGATATTCGCGCCGGCCTTATCAGCCTGGATAAGCTTCTTAGTAATATCAGAAACAGAGGTAACATCTATCTTATCCTTAACAATGTCCTCTTTCTGGCTTTCAAGGACTGTAGATAGTATGTCACACAACGAATCTTCTTTACTAAAATCAAGATCATTGATAGTGATCTCTTCGCCGTTTTCACCGCTAAACACCACATCTTTCAAATCGGGAATGATTCCCCTTGAAGAAAGGGCATCCAATACTTTTCTGTAATTGATAACCGGGGTCTCTACCTGATCCTGATTAACATCAACTACATTCTCTTCTCCTTTTTTATCCTCTTTAGGATCAGGAGTAGGATCAACAACCGGATCTTCTTTAATTTGAGAACCTTCTTCTACAGGCTTCTCATCTTTTTTAGCCGGTTCATTACCATTAATAGGCAGAATATCTTCTTCCCTATTATAAACATCATCAACTGGACCGATACTAAAAATATCGTCCAATTCTACTATTCCATTTTTTTCTAATTTTCCCATACTGCAAAAATATTTAAATACCTATATTTCAGACAAAAAACTTATAAGTGTTTAATCTTCACTAAAAATTAAATATCCCCAAATTTTATTAGAGATTTTCTAATGAAATTTGGGGATATTTAATCCTTAATTTTTATTGATTCCGGCTACATACCTTTTGGTGGCATCTTCCCTCGCTCGTTGAGCAAGCTCTTTGGATTTTAATTTTAACTCTTCCATTTTCATTCTCATTTCATCATCATGAAGTTTGGAATCGTTTTCGATCTTCTTATCCTCTATCCTTTCCTTGCTTTCTATATCAGCTTGCCTTACGGTCTGATCTGAAACAGAAGCCAGGAAGTTGAGGGAGGTGGCGTCGCTCTTGGCGTCTGCCGCCCTGCCTGCCGCCTGGATCTTCTCTTGAAGTATCCTGTATTGACCTTTCTTGTCTTCTAAAGCAAGTTCATGCTGACGTTGCTTATCCTTCTCAGCAGCTTCAGCTTGTATCTGTTGCTGGTTAAGCTGCATCTGATTCTGTTGTTGCTGCTGCATCTGACGCTCGTTGTATGCACGAGTATTCCTTGCATTCTGTATAAGCTCTACCATAGAATCTGATGTGAAGATAGATGCAAGATCGTAAATGTCTCCTCCGGCCGTATTTAGCTGCAACATAAAGGTCTTGAACTTTTCAAGCTCATCCCTTTTCTTGGAATTAGATAATGCCTGAACACCAAGATGCCTTAGGCTAAGACCGTCGGTTCCTATAGATAAAAACGCTCTGGTAAGGTCACTTTTTGTGTACATTACAGAAATATCCTTTCCTTCTTCCTGGCATTGTTGAGCGACAGCCAGATGAAGATCCAAAGCGCGTTTCTTGAAATAACCGAAGTTATCAAAGTATATCTGTGTTTGTAACATAGATGCTGTAACGCCCTGCTGTACCCCGGTGGCAGTCTCATACCTGTTGGGACCGTTAATTACTTGAGGCGTGATACCAACCATTTCAAAACACTTCATCCTCGACCATTCAGCAAGCTCCATTCTTGTTTTAAGCTGCTCTGTCTGCGACAAATCATAGACAGCAAACTGGTTGAAAGGGACACCACCTTTCGTGTTTTGAGATGAGGTATCTAATGTCAGAGCGCCTACAGACTTAGCTACATCAAGAAGATTAGCCCATATATCAGACACATCTTCACCCAAATCTTTGTATTCACTTGGAACCAGATTTATATCTCCTAAGAAGAATTTACCGATCTCCTTTTCAAGAATATTGTTTATCTGATTTATGGAGAAATTATAAAATATTTGATATGGCTGAATCCTGTTAGCCATAGAAGTACCGATATATCCAGCAACGGGTAGAACAAAGTCATAGATGTTGCTATCCCCTTTTATCTGGTGATCGATAGGTTCTCCATCCAGATACAGGTTGTCCTGAGCGAGGGCACCTCCACTGATTTTAACCCCGTACCTTACCTGTGGAACGTAATCTACGAAATAGGTATTAATCTCCGGGTTCTCCATGCCCTTACTCATGGTCCTGGTAATTTTCTTAATACCATTTTCCTGTAAAAAGTCTTGAAGAAGCTCGTCGGTTACCATTTCAGTAGTTACTAATCCGGTTTCAGTTTGGTAGGTAATTACATACACCTGAGCCGGAGATACCCAATATGATTCAGTTACCTGATACAAATCACTACGAACATGCTCGTCGCTTAAACTCTGGGCACGGTTATAATAATTACCATGCTCTAAATTTGGCATGAATCTGGTTCTGTGATATTCGTTGCCATTACTATCGTATCCGGTATATGTGCCGGCTGGAATACCGTAATAATCCTCATAAGCTTTTATAGAAGCATAATCATTATATCCTTTCCAAGGTATTACCTTATTCTGATATAACATCCCTACGCTCGCCGATTTGGATAAACTTACATAGCTTCCATTATCACCATTGTTATAAGTACCATTGAAATTATCAGCACCTCCTATAAGCTTTTGCTTGTCTTTTGCCGTAAGAAGATGCCCCCACCTTACTATAATATCATTGGCAGTATAATAATGAACACGACCAATATAATCCCCATATTGAGGATACTTGCTATCTAATGTCTTAGAATAAAACGTATTCAACGGAGACCATCTTTCCGGCTTATAATAGTCGTATCCTACATGATAATTTCTAAAGCAACGACCGGTAAGAAGATAGTCGATGAAATTCTCAGTGTCTATCTCATCCATGTAAAAACGCCCCCTGTCCGCCTCAAGCGTATGAGAACCCCATATAACCTCGGCAGTCTTCCATTTTGTATTCATGAAGTTCTCTATCTCAGGAGGGGTCATAGATGCTTTCACCTCTTGTATCTGTTGAGCATAAGCCTGCTTTTCTTCTTCGCTGGCAAAATTATTATAATCCGGATCCAATCCCCTATTTAATAACTCTTGCCTAACCCTTCTGTCCAATTCCTCTCTAATGTAATTATAAAGAAGATTTTCCTTCGTGGCAGAATACTGATTCACTTCAGATTCGTCCAATCCAACTACATTATACTTGTCAGAAAGGTTGCCCAACCATCCTACAAAAGCGTTTACGATCGTACCTATTATATCATAATGACGTAAGAATGATGGAATGTTTACGTTGTCCCTTATAGACTGAACATCCTTAAGATAAGGAATTACATCTTTCAGCTCCATAAATGACAGCTTGCCTTCCATCATCCTGTAAAAATCTTTGAACTTTTGGTTCTCATCAAGCTGCTTCAAACCAATCAATTCAAGAGAATCCATAGTGGCTTTAAACCACTCCTTGGTTTTTCTCTTGGTAGGTATAGCCTGCACCGGCAAACCTGAAAATACTCCTCTGGCCGGAAAAGCCTGATCTCTGTTAAAATACTCCATGAGCTATATGTTTTTTCACAAAGATAGGTAAATTGTTCTACCTATCTCATTTTGTAAGGGTTATGTCTTCTTACCGTAAATCCTTTGACCTGTTCCATCTTTTTACGTTCTCTCTTCTTTTGATTCTCCTTCTGAGTCGTACTTTCAGGCATGTAACCCATATCATCATAATACTTAGCCAGAAGAAGAGCGTGGCCGAAGGCTATGATACGGTCGGTGTTGGTCCCGGGGCCGAAGGCTATGATCTCATCAAGAAGTTCTATATCAGGGATACGGTAAATGCCTTTCTGTGTTATTTCATTACCATCATCATCATACCCAACAACAACATCCTCCCAACAATATTGAATAACGGTATTGAAAAGCATACGCTGATTGGGAACCGTAGGAGCCAAACCGAGCTTATTGTTCTGACGGGCTCCGGCACGGATAATCTTACCGGCAAGACGTTCGCCATCTTCCAGTAACATAAGCTGCTTATTTCGTCTCGTAAGATAAAATTCATACATTCGGTCGGCATTCTCCATAAGACACTTAGCTCCATACGCCTCTTGAAGTATTTCACAATTCCTACAAAAATCATCGGAAGATGGAGGACGTGATGCGTATGATGCTACTATGCAATAAGCAAATGGATCGTTGATTTTTACATATCTTTTAAGTACATAAAACGAACCAACAGAATCAGTATCAGCCTTGTCAGATTTATAGGGGTCAAGCGATGAGACATAAGTGTAATCAAAAACACCTCCTTCTTCTGGTGGATCCTCATATATAACAACAGGAGAATCTATGTTACCACCTTGAAACGGATAATCAGCAAGCTGCTTATCACTAAAATTATACCCCATTTTCATGCCGTCTATCTGATAAATATCCACTGTTTTACCAGGCCTACCTTCTTCAAGAAGACGGCTTTTGTGCTTCAACGCATCTTCTACAGGGAACCTATTTACGTTCGTATTAAGGAAACAATCATCTATAGACAAAGGGAATGCCATTCGTTCCTGGACGTATAAAGCTCTATCCTTTTTGACAAGTTCATCAAGACGAGATTTTATCTTCTTAGTATTATCATCAAATTTTGATATCTGAATATCTATTTTCTTAAGACCTGTAGCTTTCTCTATTCCAAGGTACTTATCTAAGGTTGTTGTTTCCTTATCATAAGCATGAGACATCTGAGCAGGAACAAAACAACCGGATTGACTAATACGCCAAGTTGGTTTTAAACAACGTTTATTAAGCAGATCATAATTCATGACAATAAACCCGTATTCAGCAGGGTTATTCATCACTTTTTGAGCATCTTGAGACTTTTCAACGTTGCCGCCCGTACCGGAGCATATCATCATCCCCCTCATTCTACCGTGCATCATATGGGCAGGACGACCTTGTAAGTATGCTGCTAAAAATGGGAATTTACCTACCTCATCATAAATAGATGTATATGGTGTTCCAGATGCGGTCTTAAGAGAGGCACCTGCTTTACCGCTATCAATATTGGTAATACGAATACGAGCGTGAACGTCACGAATATTGTTCACCGTCTTAGTACCCATAATAACCTCTTTAAACCAATCATTACCTGTTCTATTTATTTTTAGATAAGGATGTATATTATCAAGACCAAACTCAAGATACTCACCAAGACTCATAAGGTCCTCCTTACTTGACCCAATAACATTATGCGTCAAATTGTATGTCATTGTAGCATTACGAGCCAAAAACGAGCTCATTATGGCCGTATTATGAGTAACGATGTAATTGGTGGTCAAAAATAAATGAGAGTCATTATCAACGGTTATACAAGTGGCATGCTCCTTTCCGTATATCGATATGGATCTTATTTTTAATTCCTTACGATTCCTTGATAGTATAAGTTTGTTCCCCTCCAATTTAGCATACCAACCTGAAGCCCAAAACATACGTTGTACAAAATTTATGACATCCATGTCAATATGAGACAACGTAAGCTCTTCTTCTCCGGTTACTACGTTTCTGAAAGAACGAATGAAGTTTTCTATAAAATCTTTCTTTTGATCTATGGACGATCTTAGAAATTTCTTACAAATGTATTTATCGAAAAACATATCCCCACTATAGCCACCGAGATAAGCCGCCAGCATCGAGGCGTAGGCCGACGGCGGAACCGGCAGCTTTGCCGTAGGGTAGTTCAGGGCCTCACCTACTGGAATAGACATACTCTTATAATCCAATCCAGCTATGGCTCTAAGACTCCTAACATGCCATTTTCCTCCATGATTGACACGCCATTGATGATTACCGCAGCAAATAACATTACGACCGTCTTCAAATACGACTCTGTATGTAGTTACTTTCCCTTGAGGATAGACACCTACGACTTCTACTAAATTCCCTTTATCGTCATATATCTTATCCCCTACAACGATATTTCCTATCATCTTTTCCCGGTCCTCAAGATAAAGTATCTCAGAGTCAAGAAGGGCTTTTCCAAAACGACGGCACCCGAACATGAATATTCCTTTATTCTCTTCTTCAGCCTGCTTTAGAAATTCGGCAAACATCCATTCATTATCACGAAGCTGAGAATTTCCAGGAATACGATCATCTCCCACGTCAATCATCATCTTCCAGAAATTGATATGCCAGTATAGCCAAGGATGGATAAATACACCATTTATGGTAACACCGTTAAGGAGTTTCATAGCCTCATTCTCCCAGAATTGCTTGACATCATCGTCTTGCTCTTCATAAGAATAAAGGTCATTCCATAACGGAATATCGTTACCCATATTTATATAAAGTTCTTTACTGTTAATATTCATGACAAAACTACTTATCGAACTTGCTCTTAGCTTCATTCTTAACAAAAGACTGAATACCTGATACTGTTTGTCCTCCTTTTAGGCTTTTCTTGTTTTTGGCAGCCTCAAGCTGATTATAGACATCCATTATCCCACACATCTTAATATAAGATTCAGTCCATTGCATTAAGCTATCAGACAAGCTCTTTTGAAACCTAAATTCTTTCTCCCTCTTATCGGAATCTTCTATTTTATCCCAAGGGTTTTCAGATAGATAACGTTCAGCCTTATCTATCTGGTCCCTTAGCACAAGAAGTTTCCGATCTACGTAAGAGACATCATCATTAGTCGGCTTTCTTACCTTCATTGTTCACCATTTTTAAAAAAGCCTCATACTGAGACTTAAGCATATTAAACCTGTCTTCAAGAGAAGATGAATCAACACGATACTTGCACATGTTTTTTATTCCTTCCTCAACAAATTCTTCCTTGAACATAACAGAATCAGTATTATTATCAACGTACATAATAAAATCCGATTCTCCGTCGTTTACTATCCTGTCAAGAACCTTCTTACTGTCATCATCTATATTGAGATCATGACCGGCGTTAATAGACAACCTGTAGACGGTCTTGACAGAAGAAGATACTTTCATTATCTCTTGTTGATACAAGTTGGTCATAAACGACTTTTCTTCTAAATCAATAAAGTCTTTCAACTCTATGTTGTCTTCCTCATCCTTCTTCCTAATAATATCCTTAGTTAGATCTTCCATCTCCTCTCCCACCTTATCTTGCGCAGACAGTAGATGGTTGTAATAAGAAATAAGATGCTTTATATCTGAATCAAAATCAATCTTCTTCATTGTCAAGAACCTTTTTATCATGAATAATAACGTCCATCAACTCTATTGATAAATTATAATCAGCCACTTCAAAAAGCTCGCTGTCTGTCAGCGTCCTTAAAAAAGAAACAGACAATCCTCTTTTCTTTGCAAAAGATCTAAGTACGGCATAGAGAATGTCCCCGGCAGAATAATCAGGGAGATCGTCACAAGATGCCTGCAACATAGAAAATAAGGACTTCCTTTTATCCTCGCATTGTAAATGCCTTGCTTTACCACATCCGCCCATAACTTAACTTTTTTGAATTATAGTACCTTCAAAATTAAACGGAATTTTTTCCTCTTTTTGAGACCCATCTTTTTGATAGTGAATAGTCATGTGCTTTACGAATCTTCCTATTCCAAATCCTGCTGTATGTATCTCTATATTGAACTTAAAGTGACGGGAGTCTATGATATTCAAATTAGATGACGTACAACCACAATATGTCTCTGATGCTGTTATCTTCATATCATGCTTCGACTCAAGAACGAATGAAAACCTTATACTGTTCCCTTTTTCTACCGGTTCAAAAATGATTTCAAATGATTTACCGTCTTTAGAGAGGTCAATATTGTATTGCTTGTCATCTGTAGAAATAACATTAAATTCATCAGAATCCATTGTAATAAGTTCTAACCTGTTCCATCTTGACTTATCATCATAAAAATCAATAGAATACTGACGGTCCATCCAAGAAGGACGGGGAAGCCCCTCCCCAAGCGCACACTCCTCTGTCTTGCTCCAGGCCTTCTGCTTGATGAAGCACGTGCATACCGAACAACGATTTTTACCTATTTTCTTGCTTACGTATAAAGAAAGAGGAAGCATAGAGTTAGGGACGTTCTTGGTATTGAATTTACATCCATCACACTTTTCAAGACGTTCCTTGTACCAATCGGGATAATCTTCTTTTTTTCTTGGAAGCTTTTTTAATATCGTATCCATAAAAGCATCGTATATAACTTCCGCTTGCAAAATTTTTTTCATAACTTATCTGTTAAATTCCTGTTCTTGAATATTTTGTATTTCACTAAAACTATGACCCTTACGAGATTTAAAGATAGATAATTTGTTGTGTTTTATCAACATATCCCCACCTTTTATCTCACCTGAGTCATAAGCATCCTTTATCATCCTTATCTTAATATCAAGGCACTGAAGTTCTTTTTCCTGATACTTAGATAATTTTTCTACCTTAGATTTAAGACGCTCAAGATTGTGTTTGCGCCTCTCCATCTCATGAAGGTTACAAACCATATCACCCACATACGGGAACGATACAGACACGTTATCTGTGTACGTACATAAGTTATTGGCATAAGAAATACTGGCTCTGAAAACGTCACGTATTTGGTTTCGGTCGTAAACGCCCCCAGTCTTATCCATCACATCATCTATAATATGTGACTCAAATGATATAGGGAAATCATTCTTCGGCATCTGATTCAAAAGTTTTCTTTCTGTAAAATAAAGAAACCAACGCACATTGATCTCTTGAACCCTCCAATACAAAAAGACGGCGCATGTTCCCTATATCCGGGCACAAACACCTTGTCCTGTAATTTCCTTCACGGTCAATCAAAATACCACGCTTCTTCATCTCCGTATCCAAAACCGATACATATTGAAGATCGGTACTGAAACAATGAGAAAACTTCTTCTTGGTCTCATACGAATATCCAAACACAAAATAATAGGCAAGAAGATTTAAATGCCTCGCATCTATGACATTCTTCTCATTTCCGGAAGCCATTAGGTATCCGTTATAAAACAGAAGTATCTTCTTAGCCATATCTACCGTATTGGAATAAGGCACTAAAAGCCTATAAGCCCTATTACTAACATCTTTATTATCACTTTCTTTCATAAGATTATCGTTTTGATACAAAGATAAGGATTAAGGATTTATAAATTTAAAATTAACGTATTTTATGACAATGGATTCAGGATTTGTCCCGATATTTGCACTGTAGCATTAAAAAAATAAGATTTTGTTATTTGATATTCATTATTTGTTTCTATATTTGCTGTGCGTTACGGATTCAGGAAATAAATAATGAATGATAAAAAAATATTAATCGTCTTTCATTGTTTGCTTCTCGAATCTGTAACGGGGTTTTTGGGATTTTCCGAACGAAAAAAGACATGAATCGGATGGATATCCCCAAAAATCCATCCGATTTTTTTTTGTTACGATATTTCGTAAAGCCCCTGCTTTTAAGCAGGGTATCAATGATTATTTTGATCATTTATGTATTTTTTTTTAATAAATATACTTCGGAAGGGCATTTCCGAATTGGAAAGCAAGAGTAATTCCAACGATAGCAATATCTGGGTTTCTTGCGTTTGTATCCAAGAATCCCATTTGCTTTAGCGATGGGAGTATGTCAAAGATTATGAAGCTACAATTAGGTAGAAATATTAACATAAGTCTTAGACTTTTGGAACAGTGGTCAGATGATTCGCTGTTCATGGAATTGTATGCTTTATACTGTATGATAAAAATCTCCCGCCGGGATTCGAGAATAAGATTCAAAAACCAGAAAGATCTTCTTCATAAACTTGGAATCGGGTATTCGAAGTTCAAGAACATGGCAGGACATCCGATGTTTGACGAACTGTTCCGTATGACGGATAGTACGTTTGTCGCAAGAAGATATCGTGTTAATGGCGTACAACTTACTTTCGGATGCGGGAAAGTAAATATTCCAAAGAATAGGATTTTAATTAAGATAAAGAAAAATGAAATAACAAACCATGAAAAAGTCCTTGACAGGATAAGAGAGGCGATGTTTGTTAATTTAGTCAGAAACAATGAGTCTGTACTGAACAGTGGAGAGACAAACTCTCAGGCTGATGTCGTAGACGGAAGCCACTCGTATTATGGATTAATTGATTCGACGATAAGTAATAAAACAATTGCCTTGTACTTGAATGTAGGACTAACAAAAGCGAAAGAGATTGTCGGTATGGCGATACAAGACAAGCTCGTAAAAAGGTTCGAAAACATACAATTTATAACATACGTAGATAATCCTCGTGCTTACATTGAAGCAAACGAACATAACTACCCAATAGGTAAGCTGATTCCGGTATATAGGCACGGAGCTGTTTTCTGGCAAATAGCAAATACCTGGACCTTGTATAAAAAAGGAGCAACAAACAGATGGTATTTTGGAGAGAAGGATATAGAGAAAGGAGAAAAAGAAAAAGTGAGTAAGAAAGACGATTTCAATTTCTTCTTAAAAGACAATACTCATATCCTACGTTTCCTAAACGCAGAGGAAGTTGTTTCCGAAGATGGCGAAATCCTTGGCATAGATCGTAAAAAGACAAAAGAAGAAGAAGCAAGGTCATTGGCTTCTGTTATGGCTAAAGAAGCGCACAAAGACTTCTGGGACGGATATGAGCGAAGTACACAAAACCAGATTATAAGAAAGTACTATCGCGCTATCATAGCAGAAGATAAGAAGCGAAGAATGGACATGTTCTTAAACTGTCTTAAACAATCATACGACAAGGTTAGTGGGTGGAGCAAGGAGAAGGTAGCCACGGTAAAGGCAGGCATGGCTGATGCGGAAGCCTGCTGTGCTGAGGTGGGGACGTCCGTTGCCGGGGTCTGTGGTCGGGTAAGTAGGAGAATGAAATCCTATAACAATACCGCTCCTGACAAAAAGTCAGGTTTTAATGAGGTACGGGATATGTATGCTGAGTTCGCCGGCGAGATGGCTAAAGCGGTGGGATCGGTAAGCGAAGACATCTATACGTATGTTAAGGCAGAACAGTTTAAGGAAAAGATAGAGAATATGGATATATCTATCCAATCATTACCTAATTACAATACAACAGTAGGTAATGATAAAGAATTAGATGGTGAATCTGTATTCAAGGATATACCATTTGAAGAACTATCATTCTATAATGATACCTATCTTTATCCTTCATCTCAGTATTCATCATTGTAATGTTTGGTACTTGAGAGAGGGTCTGTTCTTAGTGGTCGCCGACAGAGCCGAAAAACGATAATCTCGTAGAACATCGACGGAAACACCCGTTAGCCACCACTATGCCATAACCATATCTATACGAAACCATATTACTGTCTGATTCAAAACTACTTATCCAACTTATTATTTCTTTTTAATTCTAATTAGTTCATTTTATATTTTATGTTTTATCTTGTTTTCGTACTTTTGTTTTGTAGAACAAAATCAGAAAAAAGATGGCTATAAGTTACGACAAAAAAATCATGGAGTGCGTTCTTCGTTCAGTTATGTCCGAAGGTAATGTCGCACAAGGAAAAGCTATTAAGTCTATTTGTAAGTCACCAAAACCGCTGTTTATAACCGGTAAAGGAGGAAGTGGAAAAACAACGTTCCTTAAGCGTATTATACCGGCATTAAAAAATGCGGTTGTTGTAGCTCCTACAGGTGTTGCTGCTGTTAATGCAGGTGGTCAAACCATTCATTCATTTTTTAGAATAGGAATGCAGCCGTATATACCTGAAATACGAAAAGGTGCGTTTATGGATAACTGCGAATATAAATTCAACGGAGGTTCGGAAAAGATTCTACAGAATATAAAGTATCTTATCATAGACGAGATTTCTATGGTTCGCCCTGATCTTCTTGACAACGTGGCTGATATACTTCGTCATGCAAGAGGAGACAAGGACCCGTTTGGCGGAGTGAAACTTATTATGGTAGGTGATTTATTTCAACTTCCGCCAGTAATTAAGGAGGATTTTTTTAGAGAAATATACGATACATCTTACTTCTTTAGCTCCAAGTCTCTTATGGCTTCTGGTATGGAAATGGTGTCTTTTGAAAAAATATATCGTCAGAAAGATGAGAAATTCATTAGCATCCTTAATAAGGTGCGTGAAGGGCAGATGGATGATGATGTATTTGATACAATAAACAGCAGATGTATTCAGTATGATAATAATCAAGGATATGTTGAGATTGTAACTACCAACTCAAAAGCTACGGCTATTAACGAAATGAGAATATCATCGTTACCAGGCTCTTTAAGAAAATTAGAAGCTGTTATAAACGGCGATTATCCTAAAGATGCTCCGGTTGAAAAAACTCTTTTCTTGAAAGAAGGATCAAGAGTTATGATAACAAGAAACGGAGGAGAGTACTTCAATGGCTCTCTTGGTACTGTATTATCTATAAAAAAGGGGGAGATTGAAGTAGTCCTTGATAAACCAAAAGATGATGAGCATACTAAGGTTGTTATAACACCATGTTCGTTTGAGAAAGTAAAATACGTAAGAAACGGATATAAGATAGAATCTGAAGTAGTAGGAGCTATTATTCAGTATCCTATAAAAATAGGTTATTCTATCACGATCCATAAAGCCCAAGGCCTGACATTGGATGCGGCTATGATGGACGTATCTAATTCTTTTGAAACAGGACAGCTATATACGGCTCTTTCAAGAGTAAAGTCTCTTGATGGATTATATCTTCGTCAACCTATTCCTAAGACGGTAAAAACCAGCGATCAGGTGGTGATAAACTTCTATAAAAGGACTCTTGGTAATGGAGGTATTGTGAAACCGGTTCCAATGGAAGAGCTTGAAAAGTCAATGATTAATTTGTCAACCGGATCTGAAATAGATTTTGCAGAGTTTAATTTATAAAAAATATAGTTATGAAATTTGGAGAAGCTTTAGAAGAAGTAAAAAAAGGTGCGTTGATTGCACGTGCCGGATGGAATGGTAAAGGTATGTTCGTATTCCAGCGCCCGGAAGATTGGTTGTCTACTGATATGATAGTTAATAAAGTAAAGTCATTGCCGGATTCGTTTAAAAAATACGTAAACGATTATTATGACGTAACTGAAACCAACATGATTAAATTTTGCGCTTATCTGTGCATGAAAGATGCTAACGATAATATCGTAAACGGATGGTTGGCTTCGCAATCAGATATGTTGGCTGATGACTGGATGGTGGTTGGTTAAATAATAGGGATATGGCAAGAGTAGATAAAATATTTCAAGACAATTTGGCTCTTATAATGAGCCAGCCGTGGGAAGAGGTAAAGCGTCCGGTCTACGGTGACGGTACAGGCGTCAAGGTGAAGCGTATCCTACAAGTATGTAACCAGTACGATCTTCGTCGGGAATTTCCTCTTGGTTCACTTAGACCTACTAATCTTAAAAATTCCATAAAAGAAATATTGTGGATTTGGCAAAAAAGATCGGTAGACGTCAAAGATCTTGGTCTTCATATCTGGGATCAGTGGGCTGATGATAATGGAAAGATCGAAGGATGTTATGGAGATATGGTGAACAGACATGTTTATATGGGAACCGGAAAAGCTCCAGAGGGTATGACAGATATCCATGATGGTCTTTACGGTTTTCTTAACCAAACAGACTTCATTCTTTGGTCACTCAAGAATGATCGTTCGTCAAGAAGAATAGTAGCATCCATGTTCGATCCTGAAACCAATAGTCTTAAGCCTCTTCAAGAATGTGCGTTTCAGATCAATTTATCTGTTAAAAGAGATGAGTTGTATATGACGCTTTATCAGCGCAGCCAGGATATGATTACAGCTTCTTGCTGGAATGTAGCTCAATATGCGGCGTTGATGATGATGTTCGCTCATGACGCCGGGTTAAGGCCTGCTATTTTCACTCATTTTATACAAGATATGCATGTGTATGACCGTCACGAAGAACAGGCAAACGAGCTCCTTCGTCGATCTCTCTTCGGCCCGGTTCCGCAGGTTACTATCTCGTCTCGTATGGAAGGGAAAGGATTTTATGATTTCGTAGCTGATGATTTTGAGGTATGGAATTATGAACCGAAGGAGCAAATAAAATTTGAGGTTGCAAAATGAAAATAAGCATAGATAGAAGGGCTAAGATGGTTCCTATCATGGAAATAAATGCCGGTGATGAAGTCAACGTAGGAGGCTTTGATTATGTTGTTGAAAGCATAACCCCATGTAGGAAAGGATCTTATTCAGATGCGTATGGAATTAGGTTGGTCATGTCTTCTTACAAACATGGCCAACTTGTAAGAAAAGTAGATAGTGTTTTTTCTATCGATTCTATTTTAGTATTTCTCCCTAAAGGAGATTCTGTTGTAGTAGAGTGCTCTTATAGAGAACTTGAAGAATGTTTCCCTAAAATATAGTACAATGACAGGCGAAGAAAAATGTAACCGATGCGAGCAGTTTGGACCGAACGGTCTCACTGATTATCCATGCAAAAGGATTCCATCAAGGAACTGTCCTTGGTTTATAAAAATATCGGATAAGAAATACAAAAAGATTCTTGCCGATAGGATGAAAAGAATTAAGGAGAATGAGAAACTTAAGCAAGAGATGATGAAAGATCAGGATCTTGTTGAAGAAGTAAAACAAAATACAAAAAGGTTAATGCAATGAAAAAGAAAAATATAAAACCAGAAGAAGTGGAAGTCGTTATTCCTAAAGAAGTAGAAGCTATTAACATATGTGGGGATATCAATAGTTTTATAAAACATATTATATATGTTAGCTTGGATAAGGTAAGTAGTGATAAGGCGTTTGTCAATAATGATGTTCTGTATATGGTTACATACGCATCTATAAAAGGTGAAAATATACCTGTTGGGGTATTAGCAAAACAAAAAGAAGCTGAAACAGAAGATATCGCTATGCCGTTTGAGGATATTGGAAGGGATGTAAATGTTGTGTATCCTATTGAAATAGGAAAGATGTTTAAAGGATTTTACATTCTTAGTAATGGTGCTGTGGCTATTGATTACGAACTTACAGACAATGGAGGCTTTGAAGATGACGATAGCATTGGTAAAATCGACATGAATCTAAATTGATACATTATGGTATTATATATAGCAGCAGACCCAGGAAAAGATGGAGCCATAGCCTGCATCGATCAAGACAGCAAACTAATATCGAGAATCTCAACTCCAAGAATATCAGCTTCAGGACCAGTAGACTTGACTAAAGAATATGTTTTTTGCCGGGATACGATCGTAGAAAACAATCCTGATAGGGTAGTGTTTGTCATAGAGGACGTCCACGCCCTATACGGGGTCAGCACGTCCTCAACAGCCTCCCTCATGGAGAACAAAGGCCAACTGCATGGGCTGTTTCTCTCCCTCTGCATGGCATTTACGGACATAAGTTGTTCCGTTAATTTCATAGCTCCTAAAACATGGCAGAAATTAGTTTGGAGGCATTCTGATAAGGTTATGGAAGCCAGTAAGGTAAATACTAAGAAAACGTCATTGGCTTGCGCTAAAAGGCTGTGGCCGACAGATACGTTCGTTAAAAACGAAAGATGTAAGACGGCCCATGACGGTATAGTTGACGCGATGCTTATAGCAGAAGCAGCAAGAAGAAGTATTTAATCTATTTTAAATCATTTTAAATCCAATTAATTCGTAATTAGATTTTAAAATAATACATTTGCAGTGTTAGATAGTCATAATCGTAAGTTTTAAAAAATGAAAGTAAGAGTTCCTGGCATACTAATGAATGAGAAGCTTTCAAATATTTCAAAGATGTTTGATAAGGTTCTAAAGGATTGTGTCACATCGAATATAAAAATTACTTTATATTTTGATCATATCCGGATACAAGCCATGAACGAACGTATAACATATACGGATGATATTTTCGATGTGAATACTGATATTTCTTGTGACCAGAAGTTTTCTCTTTTAGTAGATGCCGGGACTCTTATTTCATTTTTTAAAAATCATAACCAGGATATAGAGATAGAGATTAAAAATGATTACAGTATCGTTTTTAAATACGATAGAGGATCTTTTTCTTCTACTTGGATTGAGGATAAGGCTTTCCCTGATTTCTTTTATCCTGTAGGTGACGGTATTCGTGTTATGAGTTCGTCTTTCATTCAGTCTATGAAAAGATCTTTTGCGTTTGTTGGATCGGATGAATTTAGACCAGCTATATGCTCGATTCTTCTTAATGTGAAGAAGGACTATATTGACATTGTTTCTACTGATATGTTCCGTCTGTTTATAAACAGGAAAGAGTATGCTAATGCATCAGAAGAAAGGTCGATTATGCTAAGCGAGGTTGCGGCTTCTATCTTGTACCGCTTTCTATCTGATAAAGATACGGAGATCAGTATTTCTACAGATGGAGTTAGGACGTTCTTATGCTTTGATAATGTAATTATATCGGATATGAACGTAGAACAACAGTATCCTAACTACGAATACGTATGTAGCAAATTCGAAAAATCGTCGAGAGTTAAGTTTGACCGGGATTTACTTATATCGGTTCTTAATTCCATGACTTTGGTGGATAATGTTGTTAATGTCAAGGTAGATGAAGAAAACGGCATAACGGTAATGTCTGAGGATTTTGGAAATAGAAAAAAGATAATGGAATCAATGCCTTTGAATGCGCTCGAAGGTCCGTGTTTTAATTTTTCTATCGGTAAGGAAAATATACTGTCTTCCGTAAAATCACTTATAAAAGGAGATACTGTCATGGATTGGTCTGATCAGTATAAGATGATAAAGATGTTCAATCCTAAATACGAATCAACATACGTCTTAAATCAAACATTGTATAATCTATAAACAATTAATAATATGGCTTTTAGAGAAAACAGAAGTTTTGGTACAACTTATTATCTGTATATTAATTCAGATGGTAACTTGTATGAAAAAAGTAACGAACCAAAAGAAGGTTTTGTTCAGCACATAAATCCTAATAGCGGTCAGCCGGCGGGATATTGGAAAGAGTATTATAATGGAGTAGTTGGATACATTAACTACATCGGGTTAAAGTCAAGCACTTTCTCTAATGGAAATACTGTTACTAATTTCCTTATCGTATTAAAAGATTACGAACTTAATGAAAACTATTGTATTTCCATACCTCTCGTCAATCAAAAAGGAAATATCAAGGGCTTTGTTAAGAGCTTCGTAAAATACTACGAAAACATCGATTTCAGTCGTGAAATTTATTTCAATGTCTTTAAGAAGAAGAAAGATGACGAGTTTGGATCTTCGGAACTTATTATCGCATATGCCGGAGTAGACGGAGAAAAAGATCAGCTTGTTGAACGTTTTTATAAAAAAGGCGTAAATGGTTGGCCTGACCCTGTTGAAGTTACAGGATTTGATGGCAAGAAAAGCCTCGATTATTCAGCTCAAAACAACTTCACTTATCAGAAGATTACTGAATATTCAAACAGGTTCAATGCTTCTATTAAAGATATCAGAGCAGGTATAATGGCTAAATTAGGTTTAGAAGGAAATACTCAGCAAGAGCCTACAGCCCCTCAGACTTATACCCAGCAGCCGGCCGCGCCTCAACAGGTTCAACAACCTCAGTCTGTTCCGAGTGCTATTCCGTATCAGAATTACCAACAGCTAGCACAGTATCAGGCCCAGGCTCAGCCTGCTGCACCTGCCACGGCACCTACTACAAGGAGCACCAAGCCTCAGCATCAGGCACAGCCACAGCCGCAAGCACAGATGCCGAACTTTCCTCCTATGGAAGAAGATGACCTTCCATTTTAATATAAACATCAGCCCAGGAGAATAACATCTCTTGGGCTTTTAAAGATAGTGTAGAATGATAGTAGAAATAGTTACAAGATTTCCCCTTATTAAACTTCGTAGGAAAGTGACAGAAGAAAGGATTATGGCGAAGCATGGGGATAAATTATGTATGATCTACTCAGAAACCAGAGAAAAATATAAGCAAGGAGATGAGTGGGTCGATGATCCTAATGATGCAGACATAAGTACTTTTCGTGAGTGTTATGAATCAACGAAGGATATAAAAAAAGAAGGTATTGTTTATTGTACTATAAAAATATGATTATGGATAAGTTAGAAGATATTGAAAGACTTCTTTATGAAAAAGAAGATAATAAGAAGGATACTGTTTCTGAAAAGAACAACAAACATAAAAAAGAGGATAAGGTCGTTAATAAAATACCTGAATCGTATTTGACTCCAGGGTATCAGAAGACTGTTCAGGTAGGTATTAAGAAGCTGTATCCTGATGTCGTGGCACCTGAATACAAACATGATGGTGATGCCTGTTGTAATATTCGTGCATATAGAGTAGTGAAGATGATGAATGACATGGGAGTAGAAATAGATGTTCCTTCCGATTTTGAATCAATTACCTTATATCAAGGTTATTCTGTTAGAATCGGAACAGGATTCAAGTTGAATATACCAGAAGGTTGGTGTGTGAATGTGGAAGGAAGATCTGGATTCTCTTTTGACGAGGGAGTGGTAGTTACTAACGCTCCTGGCAAATGCGAATTTATCTACAAAGGAGAGTATATGGTTAATCTTACTAAAATCAATAAAAAACCGACCGTAATCCATAAAAACGATCGAATAGCTCAGATGGAAATCGTTCCACAATACAAAATGGTATTGGAAGAGGTGACAGATATTGAGGTAGAAGACGGAAATGAACGTGGAGAAAAAGGTCTTGGTAGTTCTGGAGTTAAGTAATGTTTAAATATTTTTAAAATGAGCATGTTAGGTTTTACATTCATCACAGACAGCAAGCTGTCAATGTACAGGGAGAAAGCTATTAAATCCGAAAATCTTGCAAAAGAAATTGAGGAAATGCAGGATAAGGCCGCTTCTTACAAGGAAAGGCTTTCCGAACTCAAGTCAGATATCGCTTCAAAGGATAAAGAGATTTTATCTGTTGGCAAAGATCTTTCTGAGTCTAAGGAAAAGATTGACGCCTTGAAGGAAAATCAGAAAAAGTTGATAAAAAGCGTCAAGAAGAAAACGGAAGAACTTGATGCTGTCAATGTCGATCTTGACAAAGCCAGGTCTGATCTTGATGAGGCTAATTACAAAATCAGAAACTTGGAAGAAAAGAAAAACAGTATCTCATCTGAATTAAAAAAGAAATCAAATGCATTGATTGAAGCCAGGATCAGAATCGGAGATTTGGAAAACGAGGTTTCGGTTGGGTCCAAAACAATACAAGAGTTAGAATCGAAGCTGAAATTAATGCAAGTAGAATTAAGAGGCTACCAAATAGGTATAATCGGGAAAGATAAAAACAATGTCGCTGAGCCGGAATTGGATAAAGATGAGGAGTCAGATAAGGATGTGGCAGAATCGGAGAAATTTGATAAAAATAAGGAAGTTAAATACAATACGCTTCTTGATACAGATGTGATTCAGGAAGAAGCAGGTGACATTGTGGAGCCCGAAAACGAAGCTGAACGAGTAAAAGACACTAAAAAGAAGAAAGTATTTTAATCCTTTTTATATTTTAATGTTTGCCATATTATGGGTTAGTACTTAACTTTGCGTTGAGAGAGTTTTTAGGATAATTATTGGTTAAAAATTTAGCTGTTATATGCAGGCGTCTGTGAAGGCTCCTGCATATTTTTAAGGTCCTGTGGCTTAGTGGTGAAAGCAAGATGCTCATAACATCGAGATCGTGGGTTCAAATCCCTCCGGGACCACTGTCCAATGGTGTAGTGGTAGCACAACAGATTTTGGTTCTGTTAGCGGAGGTTCGAATCCTCCTTGGATAACGGTACATATTTTGCGTAAAGTGTTAATTATCTAAGTGTTTGTGGTGTGTGAACATAGCAAACATTAAATGGCCCATTAGTTTAACGGATAAAACCCTTGAGTCCTAATCAAAAGTTGCCTGTTCGATTCAGGCATGGGCTACATGGCTTGTTGGATGAGTGGTTTAGTCAGGGATCTGCAAAATCTCGTAGGGCGGTTCGATTCCGCCACAAGCCTCTAAAAAAAGTAAGACAATGAACTACCCAGAGCAACAAATGCTTAAGATCCTTAATAGGGATCTGTTAAGTAATCCGATGTATGTTATTAACAATCTTCATATATATGATTGGGAATCTGACTTCCTGGCCATAACAAGATCATTGTACGCTTATGAAGTAGAGGTCAAGATGTCTAAACAAGATTTCTTTAACGACTTCAAAAAGGATAAAAAACATAAGGTTCTTAAAGACGGCATTATTAAGGTAGGTGGTGTCATAAGCTATCCTCCAAACTATTTCTACTACGCCTGTCCGCCTAATATGATTGACGTAAGTGAAGTTCCGTCTTATGCTGGACTGATTTATGTCGATGTTAGTAAAAATAGGAAGAACATCGTTAAGGCCGCACCTTTAATTCATAGACAGAAGTTTGATGTAGTGGGCAGGAAACTGGTGGATAAGTTTTACTACAATATGCTTACTTGGAAGAAAAGAGCTATTTCAAACGTGTATGCTGACCCAGCCAAGGAAAGAGAGAAGGGCGTGCGTGCCGGAGCTGAGGCTGTAAGGAAGTCGGCCTGGGATGCGTTCAGGGCGCAGTGCCCGCACATTGCTTTCCCCTATGGAAAAGAATTTCCGATGTGTGACGATCACGAACAAGATCATCCCATGAGAGACTGCATACTTCAGTGTGAAAAAGGTAGAATATTTAAAAACAAATTAAAATGAGCACCCCACGTGAATTAAGCAGGATAGCTAATAAAATAGCCAGTAAGATGACTGATGATGGATGGGTCAGCCCCGGTAGAAAGAATCTTGTCTCTGATAAGAAGGTCATGGAATTAATAGATTTGATCTTTAATGAAATATGGAGGGAATTAGATGACGGGAAAAGAGTCCATATCATAAAACAGATGATTTTTAAAAAGATTTTTGTCAGTAGGCAAAAAGATAAATACTACATACAATGCATAGAAAAAAGGGACGCCAAATAGACGCTCCCTTTCTTTTTCTGTAAGTAATTGTTATTTCATTACTTTCCTTACCAACTTAGAAACAGCTTGAGTGATAGTCCACCTGATGTTTGCATTAACGTTGATAGTCTGAGGAGTACCGTTTGCATCCAAGTTAATTACCTCCTTGTCTATTTCCAAGAACGGATCACCTGCTGTCTGGGTAATAACCGTATTAGCCGTCTTACCTCCGGCGGCCGTCACCTTAAGAGTATTTACCAGATCGTTTACATCAGTGTTCGCAGCAATATCGGAGAATACGATACTGAAAGCAAAGGCTCCTGTTGCACCAGGGTCGTCGGCGATAACAGCGCCGTTGTTGGTAGCCTTACCTGCCGCCTGATAGGAGGTAGGTATTTCCAACGTCAGAGGATGAGTTTCGTCCGGAGTTAAGGAGAACGTTAATTTAGTTGAGTTACTTGTACCGTTGATTGTTACAGTACCACCTTCTTTCCCTACAGATGCAGTAGGATCTATTTTTACGAACTCAGCTACCGGAGATTGGTTGATGGTAGCACTTTTCTTAACACCCCCTGATTCGGCACCAAATTCTACTTGTTGCGTGCGTTGTACACGACCTTCGTATTTTTCACCTGATACGGTAACCGCCTGATCACCATCACCTGATCCCGGATTGAAGGTTACAAAACCTATTTTCATTTCTGCCATGACATTTATTTTTAATTGATTAAGATACCGACAAATATACGATTATTTTTATTCTCTTACGTCATTGATTTATTTTTATTAAATACGTAGTGCTATGGGTTTTTTTATCATGTTTTAATCCTATTTATTTCTTTGTTGATTATTTATTATGTATATTTACAACATCAATATAAAACATTATAACCATGAAAGTAGATTTTTTTAACAGTAAGGATTTTTTAGGATCTAAAACTAAAGAAAGCAAGATCCGGAAGTTGTCAATCAGCAAAAGTAAGATAATGACTATCTCTGTCGATAATTTGAATTGGATGGGGGTAACGGATGCGGTTGTTATCGGCTTAGAAGAAGGGAAGATATTTGAAGGAGTTGAAAATACGGTCTTTTATCTGGCTGCTTCTGATGTTGAAGACGAGAGATCGTTTAAGGTAAATAACCTTGGTGTAAAATACAAGAGAGTTTACTTAAAAGACCTGCTCGATTATCTTGGATGGGATATAGGAGAAAATTCTTATGCTGTGTATGATATTATAAAAGAAGACAGTAATCTATTCCGTCTTCAGCTTAGGGTAATAAAAAAGAGTAGGAGTGAAAAATGATGAACGATTTGGATATTAAAAACAAAAGAATACTGCTATTCGATTTTGACGGGACGCTTATAGAAACCGCTTCTGGGAATACGTTCGCTACAGACTTGACAGATATGAGGATTAAGATGGATGTGGTGAATAAGGCTCTTGACCTCATGCAGGAGAACGGCGTTAAGGTGTTTGCTATCGTAAGCAATCAAGGAGGAGTAGAAGCTGGGTTTGTTTCTGGAGCTGATATTGAAGCTAAGATAGAATACGTACTGAGGTCCGTACATGATCTGGCGGTAAAACGTGGCATAAGAGGCGTCCTATATGAAAAAAGGTTGTGTTATTCAAATGACGAACAAAATCCGATGAGGAAGCCTAACACGGGCATGATTGATGATATTCTTATGAAGTGTAAAGACACGGTAATGCGTGGTATGAACTTTAGTCAACTTAAGGGATGTTCGTTGATGGTCGGGGACGCCAGTGGTCTGCCAGGGCAGTTCTCTGATTCGGATAAGGTATGTGCTTATAATGCTGGTATTGACTATATGGATATTACTACGTTTTTGGATAAAGATCTTGATTTAGAATATGTATTGTCCAAAGAACATACAAGTGAAGGAATAGTTATTTTAAATAATGGCTATATATATATCCTTGAAAATCCATATGGTGTTGGTCTTAATATAAAAATCACTTTAAAAGATTTTTATAAGATTGAAACCGATGATGGAAAAAATGCAACCGTAGATGATGTGCTGAATATAAGGATTGATAAAGATCAGAATTTCAATTCATATAGTGATGTTGTAAAGATAGAGGTATTAGAAGACAACACCATTAAATACACAAGCTTATATCATGAAAGTAAAGAAAACGGCGATAGTTTATCATAAATCAGATTTGGATGGTGTGGCGTCGGCTGCCATCGCCTCTATATACGAAAATCGTAAGGGGAATGTGTTTGTGCATGTCCCGTATTCGTATGAAGATGATGTTAATATCGTACTTAAGAAAGTAGATGAATGTGAGGTAGTTTACGTTCTTGATGTGTCTTTCGGAGCAGAATCTAAATCTATTTTCAGAAAGTGGCTGGATGAGGGAAAGAGCCTGATGTGGATAGACCATCATAAAGGAATTATTGAAGACAGTAAGGAATGGGGATTTACCGTTCCAGGGTTGAGGAAGGTAGGTGTGGCGGCGTGCGCCCTGGCGGCCGACCTGCTGATGGGGAAGGTGCCGGAGATCGTGCGGTGCCTGTCTGACTACGATGTCTGGAATAAAGAAACAAGGTTCGGTTGGGATAACGTAGAACACGTTCAGTACGCTATTAGATCTGATATAGGTCTGAATGTTATGAGAATGTTTAAGTTATTATCAAAACACTTTGAGGATCATATTGGTTACACAAACGAACTTCATATCATTTATAATCTGGAGCAAGAAGGACGTAAGATAGTGCGGTATCTATCAGGAAAGAACGAAGAAGAAGTAAAGAAATTCGCGTTTGAAGCTTACGTTGATGAGGTGAAGGTCATGGCGATGAATACTGCCGAATTTAGTTCTAAGGTCTTTGCGTCGCTAACACCAGACTGGATTGACGGGAAAGGTATTAAAGCCCTGATGCCGTTCTGTATCCTTCCAAATGGGAAAGTCCGGGTTTCTCTTTATGAATGTGGTGAAGGAAGCGCAGATTGCTGTGAGGTAAGTAAGAGATTCGGTGGTGGAGGACATGCTGGTGCTGCTGGGTTTGTGCTTGATGTCACGGATATCAAATTCAGGGAATTTATAGAAAAACATAAACTTATATCACAATGAAGTGCGAACTGTATCAATTTACCCCAGAAGTCTATCCCTTTAATCTGTGGATATATGTAGGTAAAGATGTTTCTGGTATGGTAGAGTGTTTCAATAACGATTTTAGTTACATAGATAATAGTATGGGCGCAACCATAACCGTACCATATGGAGGATGCAAATCAGATCCTTGCACAGGATTTTTGATATGGTTTATTAATAAGAACGTTATTGATTTTAACACAGTCTCACACGAGGCAGCCCATGTGTCTCTCAACGCATTTGATTTCTTAGGAGAAAAAGTAATGAAATCAGAACCTTTCTGCTACCTCGTTGGATGGGTGGCAGGAAAGTGTGAAGAAGTAAAGAAAGGAAAAGTACGAGATAAATTAATATGGGAAAGTAAATAATTACCGTCGTAAAATAAGTATGGGGAACTTTGGATAGGTTCCCCATATTTTTATGTGATGAGGGAGAGGAATGGTGAAATGTTTATGTGATGGGAGAGATATGAGAAAGAGGTTTATGTGATGGGAGATATGAGAAAAAATATTTATGTGATGAGAGAGATATGAGAAAGAGGTTT